ATGCATCAGATGTACATTGAACAGGCAGCACAAGAATGAATGAACGTAAAGTGGTCTACATTGATGTGAGCAAGATGAGTGAGCAAGAATTGTGTCAGATTCTAGATATTGAATATTTGCCATGGTATCGATCCAGTATGTTTTGGGCATTAGCATTGGGTTTCAGTTTACCAAGCATTATGATGATTATGGAGATTGTGAAATGAACGAACGAATTAAACAACTTGCTGAACTATCCAAAACGCCTAAGACTATGATGGTGGATGGTGTGTTACAGTCGGTGGTTACAATTGATGCAGAAAGATTTGCCGAGTTGATTATTGCTGAATGTATTGCGGCTCATGAAGATGACTATGGTGCTGATATCATAGGCGATGTATTAAAGAAACATTTCGGAATTGAAGAATGATCCAATACCCGGCTGATAGCAAACCACACATTCAATGGAATCACATTGATGGACCATTGTTGTTTTGCCGTGACGGAACACCACATTGGCTTACTATGACAGAACGACTTTGGTTGAGAATGGGATTTACCAACATCAATCAACTAGATGAAAAGCATTGTCACGAACCACAAAGAGGTTGAGGAATGAACGAACTAATTGAACAACTTTCTTATTGGTTATTTGCTGACGCTTGGCGTCAATGCCAAGAACAATATGAGTATGGTGTAAAATATTTCGGAGTTGAATAATGGGTGAAGAATATAGTTTGTGGAAATTTGTAAATGTAGATTGCATCAACTACATTTGTATCAATAATTATTCTAGGCATCATGCTAAACGTATTATGCTTGGTTTTAAAACATACAAGGATTAAAGAATGATTGAGATTGTAGCACTGATTTGCGTAGTTGGACCAACGATTGTTGTACACTACTTGGGGAAATAATATGAACGAACGAATTCGAGAACTTGCTAAACAAACAGGATTAAATTCATCCGCATACATTTGGCATGCTAGTGGTGACCCACAGGTTTATGAATTTACTCCAGAAAAGTTGCAAAAGTTCGCCGAGTTGATTGTTCGGGAATGTATGGGATTGTGTTACAGGATTGATACTGAATACGAAGGTAAAAAAGTTAAACCAACGGTAATTGCCAGCAAAGTTGCTGAACATTTCGGAGTTAAAGAATGAGAAGCACTGATGTACTACGCACCATTAATGTTATTACAGAGAACCTAATGATTAAACAAATGATTAAACACTATCCAATTTTAGACATAGAAAAAGCAATTAAACACTATGAAGAAAAATACAACGTTCCTATCACGTATATCTGTACCACTGACCTTCGCGTTAGCGATCACCCTGTTGATGTTTTCTTTAGGGAATCCCCTCATCCTGAGTTTGGCAATCGTTATTTTGGGCTGTACGCTTATAATGGAGATCTAATGATCTGCAACGCAGACAACGTCGAAGAACTAGAGTTTGGTGTTGTGGAAAACGATGCGGGTCAATTAGAGTATAGCCAGAGTCATCATGATTACAAAAGTTTTGACAACGGTAATATGATTGATGGCGGCCGGGCGTACATTCGTTCCAATGGGTGTAATGAAGTTTATGTAGTACGTGACGGTAGTATGCAAGTAATAAATGCGTAATTTAGTAATCGAGGCAATAATAAAGTTGATGCCATACAGTCAGATTAACTATGATATTAAACCATGGAATCAGTGGAGTAATAAGGAGTTGTTATTCTTTTATAGCAAACTTTTAATAGACATAGAGACTGAAGAATATTAAAGTGTTTACTTTTGCTCAATTTTGTGTTATAATACTATTATGAAAATCGAATTAGGTCCCTATAAAAATTGGTTTGGTCCATATCAGTTGGCTGAGAAGATCCTTTTCTGGAAAGACAAGGATGATGATATCATTATGACCGTGGGTGATTTCATTGCTCATGGCAAATGGGTACCATATACATCGGACTATGATATCTTTAAAAAAGATGAACGTCCGGAAACTTGGTTATACAGACTGATGCAATGGTGGCAAAAGACCAACACTCGCAAAGAAGTAATCCGCATCGATCCGTATGATACGTGGTCTATGGATACTACACTAGCCAAGATAGTGCATCCAATGTTATTACAGTTGAAAGCTACGAAGCATGGATATCCTACTGGAATTGATCTTGAAGATGTTCCGGAAAACCTACGAGCAGTTCACACTGCTGAGGAATACTTTTTTGGTGGTCAGATGCAACTATTTGAATATGAGGTGTGTAACCCAGAACACATTACAATTGAAGAAGCTAGTTGGGACTGGGTACTGGATGAAATGATCTATGCCTTTAGTATTCTTAACGATGACGATAAGGTATGGATTGCTGATGATAATAAACGCGTCGATAATGGTTGCCGACTCTTTGGGAAGTATTACCGAGCATTGTGGGATTAATTATGGCAACGTGGATTTTAATTTATATGATTGAATCAACCGGTGCGCCGTTGAACAAACCCATTGTAATGGATACCTTCATTACACGGGAACACTGTGAAATGGCACTGGAGTATATTGATACACAGTATAAGGAATTAAACATTAAAGGAACCGGCTACTGCTGGGGTGAAAGGAAGTAAAATGGAAAAACAAATGAGTCAAGTAGATACACCAGAAGGTCGTCAATGGCTAAAAGATCTTTTAAAAGAGCAAGAGGTTACCATCAGCTTTACTAAAGTAAGTGGTGAAGAACGCGTCATGACCTGTACACTCAACCCATCGGTAGTACCACCAGCGCCAGCACCAAAAGTGCTCGCTGAAGGGGCAGTTGCTAAAACCAAGAAGGAAAATCCTGATATCTGTTCAGTCTGGGATATTACAGCACAGGGTTGGAGAAGCTTTCGTTGGGCGAGTGTAACCAATGTGGAGTATATGGTATGATATTGGAAATAATAGTTATCGCATGGCTAGCCGGTATTGCCATAGCCATAGTAAATGAATAAAGGTAAGTTATGACCCTTGAAAGTCAGTTTTTAAACAAACAGAAATTTTCGAAACTTATTGAGGAAACTGTCATTAATGACAGGTTATCATATATGGATGCTATCATTGGTATTTGTGAGAAGAACTTTATTGACATCGAGGAAATAAAGAAATATATCTCTACAGCTATCCGTGATAAGTTGGAAGTAGAGGCGAGGGAATTAAATTATTTGCCCAAGCAAAATACACTTCCGTTTGATGATATATAATAGTGTACAACATCCGAAAAATGTGGTATAATTATATTTCAATTTACACTTCAGTTTATACAAAGGAAAAATACAATGTCATTTGAAAATCTAAAACGCAATCGCGACAACATCTCTAAACTCATCAATGCTGCCGAGCAAGTCGGTGGTGGTTCAGGTGGTGAGAAAAAATCCTATGGTGACGAACGAATCTGGAAACCAACTGTTGACAAGGCAGGTAATGGCTATGCAGTACTTCGCTTCTTGCCGCCTGCAACAGGCGAGGATTTGCCTTGGGTTCGTTACTGGGATCATGGTTTCAAAGGCCCTACAGGTCAGTGGTACATTGAGAACAGTCTCACGTCGATCGGCCAAGCTGATCCAGTAGGTGAGCTAAACTCCAAGCTATGGAATTCTGGTGTTGAATCAGATAAAGAACTTGCGCGTTTGCAGAAGCGTCGCCTGCACTATGTTGTTAATGCATATGTCGTAAGTGACCCTAGTAATCCAGATAACGAGGGCAAAATAATGCTCTTTAAGTTTGGTAAAAAGATCTTTGATAAGATCATGGATGTAATGCAACCTGCATTCCAAGATGAAAAGGCCGTAAATCCTTTTGACTTCTGGGAAGGTGCTGACTTCAAATTGAAGATCCGTCAAGTTGAAGGTTACCGTAACTACGATAAGTCTGAGTTCTCATCTCCTGCTGCTTTGTCAGATGATGATGCTAAGCTTGAAGCCATCTATGGCCAAATGCATCCATTGCAAGAGTTCTTGGACCCAGCTAACTATAAGTCATACTCTGAGCTGCAATCTAAATTGCAACGAGTATTAGGTATGGTTGCTGAAACAGGTTCGCCTTCAATGCAGCAGGAACGTGTCATGAATGAACCAGCTCCTGCACCCACGTTTAAGCAACCAGTTGCTGCAGCTGATGTGAGTGATGACGAAGAAGATACTATGAGTTATTTTGCCAAATTGGCACAAGACGATTGATATTATTGCTGTAAGAAGCAAAGAGAAAGGTGTTCTGGACGGGGGTTCGATTCCCCCCACCTCCACCAGAAGCATACTACCTGACTGTATAATTCAGTAAGCATTTAGGGAAGATCCACAGTAGTATGTTTCTGATGGGGGTGTACAGGTTTCGACAGGGCAAAGAGTAACGGAGTGGACAGCACAGTAGGCGATGACTGTAAATCAAGCAAAATCCAATAACTGCAAACGACGAGTTATTTGCTATTGCCGCTTAAGCATAGCTGAGGTAACTATACCTTATCACCCAAAATAGTAAAGGGTCCTTCGGGACCCTTTTTAGTTATCTTATAAAACCAGATACATTATACCTGGTGTCTACAGACGATAGCGGTGGTAATGCAAGCGCACTATTATTGCTACTTGATCGTACGCTATTATCTTGAATTACAATTGGAGCACCATTGCCCATCCCTCGGCTACGCGACGCTGCAGCATCAGCACCCTGAGCATTTAAACTACCGATAACTGAAGCATTTTGGGGTACTGGTTTAGTCGGTGATTTATATGTAGTTGATCTTGGATCTGATACAGCATCCATTCTCACATTAGGCGTTGTTGCCAATTCATGTGATTTTGCCGCTGATTTTAATGTATCGGATTTTCCACCCAATAACCATTCAGCCAGGCTTGTCGCAAGCATATCGCCAGACAAACCACCTATTATTGCTCCAGCAATTGTTCCAAGTCCAGGTGCGACCAATGAACCAACCAATGCACCAAGGCCTGCGCCACCGATACCACCCAATATGCCAGAGACACCTTTTATCTTATCATCTTTAGAGCCGTCACCCATTAATACATTGGCAATTAGACCGGCACTGATAAGGCCACCTAGTACTGGTATTTTAGATGCAAACTTACTGAGTGCACCAAACCGTGGAAATTTCTTGGCAACTGCCGCTGCATCTGCCGCCGTGGTTGCTTGTGCAGTTTTAAGTGCAGCACCCGTAAGTGGTTTACCCGTTTTAAGACTAGTATAATTGCCTGCCTTATCAACTTTAAACTTTCTTGGTTTGGCCGTTGTGGTGGCAGCAACAGGAGTTTTGGATGTAGTAGCGGCAGCGGCAGCGGCAGCAGGAGCTGTGGCAGCAGCGGCAGCGGCACCAGGTTTGAGTGCGGCGGCAGCAGCACTTCCCGCAATTCCAGCACCTCTAGCGGCTGTAGCGCCAGCGGCCGCAGCAAGGCCTAAAGTTCCTTTTAAAGCTTTAAATGCTAATCCTATAACACCAAGTGGTTTAAATGCAAATGCAAGTAAACCTAATGTGATACCAATATTCTTTATATCAGTACCAAAAGATTCAAAGTCACCTTCAAGGATATTGTTTAAACCTTTAAGAGCGCCATTAAACTTATTGACAATAAATGTCTGTACTTCCTTCAGTGACGGTAATTGAATACCATTCTCTGTCATGAATTTATCAGTACTGGTCATCCATCCAGTGATAGTGGTTTTAAGACTCTTAAATGCAGTACCTATATTGGTAAATAAACGACTGAGTTCGTCAGTGTCAACACCACTAGCAATAGTACCTATTAAGAATGCCAGGGGACCAAAGCGTAATAATAATTTACCGAATTTAAGAAAGGATATTAAGAATCCACCTAAGATCGGGATACCAGCCAAAGCACCACCAACACCTTTAAACATATTGCCAAGACCACCAAACATTCCACCACTGTTGGATTCACCTTTGGCTTTATCGGTCTTGACCTTCACCCCACGCTCTGCTTCTTTATCAGACTCGAGCCTGTCAAGTCTATCTGCATACAGCGTTGATACTAGTTTATCAATATTATTTGATGTACTCTTAACACCCTCGTCGGTTGATTGAAGAATACTGTTTTGATTTACTAATGTAGTATTGATGGTTGATAGGGTTACGGCCATTTTTTATCCTTGATTTGCTGCTTTATTGCGGTCATTCTTTTCTTTAATATCTTCCATTAGCATGAACAAATAGATTTCTCTCTCCCAAGGTAACATTTCTTCTATCTCAGATAATGAGTAGTGAAAGTTTTGTAGTAGTTGGAAATTTACTTTATAGTAATTCTCCAACGTTTCATGAGAGAGGCACACTAAAAAAAATCTTCAAGACCCTCCAATGTTCTTACGTTTTCGTGCTGGCAATTGACACACTTGAATTTAACTTCTTGTTTAATCTTTGGTAGTGATTCAATGAACTTATTAATCTTTTCAAACTGCTCAGATGTAAGTGATTCAATAAATGTAATAACTTCTTCACGAGGTTCATCGGCAATTTTAATTGCTTCATCTTCAGTTAACACTGTATCAATACACGATACAACAATATCAGTAAGTGATTCCACCCCTGATTTGGACTCATCAAACATTTGGATGTTTTTAATAAAGTAATTGTAATCGGGGTATTTCATTTTCACAGAGATGGTGTCTGTGATCTTAATAGTCGACTCAACATCTGGTGAGATATCAACACGTGCTTTAGAAATATCAACGGTGACTTCGTTCTGCGTATCACATTCACTGCAGTTAAAAAGTAGTTGTGTGTTTTCACCAACGGATTTTGCACGGATCTGAGCAAATAGATAATCAATATCAAATGTTGATAATTTATAGACATCAACCTCATCAACGACACAGGATTTAATTGTATCAATCATCGCCCTAATCATTGCCGTCTTATCTTTTGATTCATATGCAATCAAAAGTGTCTTCTGTTCCTTTACGAGAAAAGGTCTGAACCTAATCTTCTTTTTCGTAGAGGGTATTACCGTATCATACTTGGGTACGGAGTTGGCCAAAATAGGTAAAGCCATAATAATTTCCTTTCATTTCATCCAAAAATTTGTCCAGGGCTTAACGAGAAGCTCAAGAACTGTTGCGATGGTTTTACAACATCCCATGTGGTGTAGGATAATTGCACTGATACTTCAATCAGTCCATCTTGTTCATTCGAAAAATCAATCTGTGTAATTGTAGTAGGAAATGCATCCACGAGCTTTACACTATAAACATTGCCACCACCAATGCCTACGTTAATACGTATTGGTCCAAGGCCTCCGCTTAAGCCCACCAGCGGTTTTCTTAACTGATGAATGGTAACTGGTTTGGCGTAATTTACTTTATAACCAGGTTCGTGTGTTTTGCTATTATATGCCTGTTCCATCCACGCGTCGAAATAAGCTTTTGCACCATAGTCGTTTAAGAGATAAAACGTCATTTGAAGATCATCAACGCCGTAACCATAGGCTACCTTCTCGCCGATGTTACCAATCTGCCTGTTTGACGTAAATATTTGTTTACCTGGTAGCGTAACATTTTTACACAACAGATTTAATTCTTCAGTTGATGCTGGTCCGCCACCGCCAAGGCCTGGAATACTAGGAAGAAATGGTGTAATACTACCAAGCAATCCAGATAACCCACCACCACTTCTGAGAGGAGGTAACTCTACTAAATAATTATTAGATCTAGCAAAACCAAGTTTTGCCGAGGCCATTCCTTTTAATTGATCAATGGTAGCCATTACTTTAATATCCTCATTCTGGAATCTTTATATATGTTTTGTGCTGTGGATTTTTTCCACTGAGCTGTTGGTAAGAATGTAGCAATTTCCCATTCAGGGGCTTCAACTCTAGCGAATCTACCCTTCACATGGTCAGTTAAATAATGTTTAAAGCAAGGTTCGTAATATCTTAATTTCGATATTCTCTTTAAAGTTTGGTAACGCACTTTAAATTTAGTTGTATCGTCATACGCACGATTGTTTGTAATATCCATAAGGCCATCTAGCATTTTGGCTCTTAGAATGGGAGGCAAGTAATGCAGGTTCAAGCCATAAAAACCCCCTGCTGCTGGACCCACCATAACAATTAATGGAAACTTATCATAGAATGGCAGTGTGTCTTTTGTCTTTGGATCATAAAAGAACATAAACATTCTACCAATTAAGTCACGTGTATATCTCGGCGTTTGTAATGCCAACTCTTTCTCGCGCATTAATTGAGTGCGATTAATACTTCCACTACGCATCGTGGTAATCTTACTTCTAAACCAATCTCTTGATTCACGAGTACGAGGTGTAATACCTGCACGGAATGCTTCTAGTTCTAATCTTTGAAATATTTGACTCATACGGATATTTATATGGATTTGCGACGTTTATACGGAGCTAGGGGCTTTAAAGGTTTTAATTTGCCTGGTTGAGCTTTTGGCATAATACCCATATTGCGAAGTGTATTTTCAGTCCATATCTGAAATTCCCAATTACGATCCTTGGCGTATGATTTTGCTGCTTCCCATTTGTTTACATTCTTTACGTATGTTAAGCCTTCACCAATATATTGTTTTGTTTTGCGTTTGCCTTCAGGCGGCCGAGTTTCTTTATCTGGTTTTATTTCGATTAAGTAAACTTTTCCATTTGACATTTTTATTTTTAAATCTGGAAAATACCTATGGTATTTTTTATCGATATCATAGTAATAAGGCACGATGATTTCTTCGGAGCTCCATTCTAACACTTCAGCCGATATGTCACACCATTTAAAACAATGTTTTTCCCACATTGAACGATACACTACTTTAGATGGATCTCCTCTATACTTTTCTTTATTTGTTACTTTGTATCTACCTGAATATGCCACAATTATTTTAAAACCCTATAAATATTTAAAAGTAAATTCTGAATTATTTATTAGGAAGATAAAATGGACTTTCCGCCTCAAAACACAAGAAGATTTCAACCAGGTAGAGGCCCCGTGCCACCTGGAGATAAAACATCAACTACGCTACAGAAAGAAGAAGCTGTAAGCGTAACACCATCTCCAGCAGCAAAAACAAAATCTTCTGGGCCTTATGTGTATCCTATCCACAATGCTGATAGGTTTCAGGGTAAAATTACATTTTTACCAATTGAAGTGAATGTGCCAAAATTTGCAATTACAGGTGAGAGTTGGTCTGACTTTAGACTTTTTGGCGGAAATGACGATGATCTTAAACAATCTGAAAATACCCCAGACATAACTGCTTCTGGTGACGTTGGTATTGGAGGACCTAATGCTGCAGGTCAACAAAGAAGATTTCAACCTGGCCGCGGCCCTGCCCAACAACCAGCGGCACAAGAATCAAGTAATAGTACAAAGAGTATAGTCACATACACCCCGATGCCAGAGGAAAAAATTATATTGAATATGCCAATATCATATGTGGTAAACGATATGATTGGTTATGATAATGCTGAGCTTGGTCTTGGCGGTGCTGCTGCTTTAAACGGCCTAGAACGAACTGGTGAAATGGGTGCTGCGTTAGGTGCAGCATTAAGCGCAGCTACGACATCTGTAACTGATTTGTTTAAACAAGGAATGGGCGCAAATGCTGCAAGAGTTGCATTTGCACGAGGTGTTGCTGTCGCGCCTGTATCAGCAGGCCTAAAAGCAGCAGGTAGCATTGCTGCCCGTGTTGTAGTAAACCCTAATGTGAGAGCAACATTTCGCGGGGTAGCATTAAGAGAATTTTCTTTTCAATTTAAATTTATTCCATATTCAGCTGAAGAATCTAGAATGATTGCTGACATTATTAGGACCTTTAGAATACACGCATACCCTGAAGCAATTTATGCAGGGCCTGTCGCCATTGGTTATAAATATCCCGATCTCTTTAAAATTAGAGTTCAATATAAAGGCAAAGACGTAGGTACAAAAATTAAGATGTGTTACCTTAGGAATGTACAAACGTCGTATAATCCAACGGCAGCAAGTTTTCATGCTGATGGCAGTCCCACCGAAATTGATTTATCATTAGCATTTACAGAACATACAACGATCAGCAGAGCAGATATTAGTTCAGATGCTAAGAGCGAATTTGGTGGTCCTCCGGGTGGCGAAACCAGTGTTGTTAGTTTTGATCAAGGAGATGGATATTAATGTCTACGTATTTTAATAATTTTCCAAGAACATTATATCGGTTCGGCGATGAAGATACGACAAATACGGTTCAAGATATTTCAACATATGTTGAGATTTTTGATGCCATAAAGGACAATGCTTCTGCTTACACATATTATCATATACAAGATAGAGAGCGACCTGATCAAACCTCGTTTAAGCTATATGGCACCGTTGATTATTATTGGACATTTTTTGCCTTGAATGATAATATACGTGAGCAAGGTTGGCCATTGTCTAATAGAGAGTTGTATAACAAAACGTTAAAAGATTTTCCAAATACAACTATTACCACTAGAAATCTATTGGCATCAGTATTTAAAGTTGGAGAGACTATACAAGGACTAAGTTCTGGTGCTACAGCAACTGTTCATCACAGGCATATTGACCTAGGGCAATTGGTGATTAATAATGTTTCTGGCACTTTTCAAACAGGAGAGACATTAGTTACTACTAGTGAAACGCCATTCATTGACGGTGTGCCTTTTATTAGTAAAAATATTGTGTTAAATTCTATCGGTGACGAGTACTTATCAGCTCATCATTATGAAAATGTTGATGGAATACACGTCGATTTTGATCCTACAGTAGGTCCTGGTGCCCTTATGACAGAAATAACTCATTCGGATAGATACATTAGAGTTAATGACAAGTTAAAAGAAATAAGAGTACTAAAGGCCAATGTTATCACACAAGTATACGACGCATTTAACGATGCGTTGAGAAATTCATAAATGGCAGCAATTAAAAGCGGTGATCCTAGTCTAAGCAATAAAAGCTTTTACTTTCCGAGTATTATACTTACTACTGACCGAATCGCCAATAAAGAATTTGATTTGGCGCCGGTGACGGTAGAATTAGAAATATTTGAAAATATCACCAACCCGTATTTAACCGGCAATCTTGTGTTTATTGATTCAAATAGTATTTTAGGCGGTGTTGATATTATTGGCGGTGAAAAAATTACTGTTACCATTCAGTCAACTAAACCTGGAACTTTCCCAATAGAAAAAACATTTTATATAAAAGCGGTTAATAACGCAAAAAGAGTTAATAACTCAAACGAAGTTATATCACTAAGTCTTATTGAAGATGTTGCTTTTATTTCAGCTTTACACAATGTGAATAAGTCTTACAATGGCACTTGTGGCGAAATTATTAGTAGTATTGCAGATTCTTATTTAAGAAAAAATATTTCACAAGTTGGTGAGGATTTTCAACGTAAATTTAAAGTAATCATTCCTAACTTAGCACCACTCAGTGCAATACAATGGATTAAACGTAAAGCAACAAATTCATTAGGATTTCCATTTTATTTGTATTCAACCTTAGTGGGTGATGATCTAGTGTTCACTGATTTAACATCGTTGATGGATCAAAACGCAATGAACACTGCCGCATTCGGCACAGATCAATCTCAAGCAAACACTGGATCCAGTGTTGTAGCTCAAAGACGCACCGTGCTAAGTTACGATTATTCTAATAATGACGATTTGCACTCTTTAATCGCTGGTGGCGTGGTTGGTAGCAAACATATATCAATTGACACGATGACTGGTAGACCAAAAGAATTTAATTTTGATGTAAATGCTGATGCACTTTTAAAATATAAAGCTGCACTTACAACAAAAGACTTGCGAATGTTGCCCTTTGATTCTGAGTTTAAATACAATAATGAGTCATTGAGCACATATAAATCTAGAACAATAGCACAAGTAATGTCTTCTGGTGCATATATGACTGAAAGTTATAATAAGGATTTATCTTATAATCAAGAAGATACTGCTGAAGGTTATAAAAGAAAAATTGTTGCAGAATCTATGTGGAATTTTTTATTAAAATCAGTATCGAGCTGGACAATAAACGGATTTGATTTTATTGATGGATACCACAATACATCTATCGGAAGAGTGATTAATTTAAAAGTGTCTTCTAATACTGATGGTACCAACACCGAAGATGCTAAACAATCAGGTGACCATTTAATCATTGCTAACCGACATAAGTTTACTACCGATGGATATTACATAGCAATGTCTGGTGCAAAATTAGGGAGTGTTAAATAATGACAATTCCATCTTCATATAGTGAATATTATGGCGACGAAACACGGTGGTTTATCGGAGTTGTTCTTGACGTAAATGATCCTTTGCAACTTGGCCGTGTAAAAGTGCGAATACACGGAATTCACACGTCTAATGTAATTGATATTCCACAAGGCGATTTACCGTGGGCACAAACAGTATTACCTGTCACAGAAGGCGGCGTGTCTGGCCTTGGTGCCAATGTAGGTATTAAACCACAATCTCAAGTGTTTGGTATTTTCTTGGACGGCAAAAATTCACAATTGCCTTTAGTGATGGGATCAATCCCAAAAATAGAATCATTAAGCGCCGCGGCCACAGCAGAAAGAAAAGTACTTGATATAACAACTGGAAATGTAAAACCAGAAACCCAAACGGGCACTTCACTTACGGGAGCAGATCTACCTTCTTTAGACAATAGCTCTTATGTAAAACCTGTGTCAGCAGTTGGCGCACCACCGACAGTACAATTAAATTCTAATGGACGCAAGACGTACCTGCAATGCCCTATTGATGAAAAATTACCTGGTCAATCTAATTCTGAAAAGGCATTTACTTTTTTCTTAACACCAGAAGGTGGTGGGTACACGCCAATGCAATCGGCAGGTATTGTTGGAAACTTATTACAAGAGTCAGGTTTTGGTGGAGATATACAACCGGCGATTGTAAATTCGATTGGTGCAACCGGTATTGCTCAATGGTTAAATACCAAATGGGAGAACCGAAGAGATAATATGAAAAACTTTGCGGCTGAAAGAAACATTCCTTGGTTCAGTGTAATTGCACAATGTTTATTCATTAAATATGAACTTGATACATATGGTTACTTTGGTAAAAAAGGCATATTAAATTCTAGAACCGTAGATGAAGCTGCAGAAATATTTTGTCTTAAATATGAAAGACCTGGAGCGCATGAAGCCAACATACCAAAACGTCAGAAATATGCAAGAGAACTTCTTGAGAAAATGGATTACTCATAATGGCTGAATACGATAGAGAAGAGGATATACGCAAGGTAATTGCTAGTAACCCTGGCATGACACGCGCTGAGGCCGAGGCGCAGATCGATAGAAATTCGAACTTAAACAATAGCTTAACTGGTGCAGCGTCAGGCCTTTTTAGCAAGGATAAGTTTAATTTAGATTTAGGCGCAATTGTTAAGAAAGTAAATGCAAAATCTTTACAAAACACTGGCGATACTGCAATAGCCGATCGAGAGGCAACACAAGGTTCTGTGCTTGGTACAAAGATTGGTGAGACTGCAGGTGGTTTTAAATCACTTACAACAAGTACAGATGAAGGCGAGACCGTCACGTCACAGCCGTCGCTCGTAATGATGACTGTAGCCGCTGATGGTGATGGTATTACTGTTACTAGAACGTCAGGTAAAACAACCGAGATTACAACACTAACTGGTAAGACTGCATCAAACGGGTTTTTAACAGCAACCGTAACTCAAGGTTCACCTAAAGGGATTGAAAAGACTTTAACTGCAACCGTTGGCGCAACACCAGAAGCAATTAAAACAAAGATGAAGGCAACATCGTCTAACGGCGAAGTTGCTGAACAAAATTTTAATGTGAATATTTCCGAAAAAGTGGCAACTAATGTCACGGAAGTAACTCAAAAGAATAACGATAATCTTGCTAATCCTTTTGGCGCGCTATCTAGTGCATTCAGCGGTGCTGCTGGCAATCCATTTGCTAACATATTAGGCAATGTTGGTGGTCTCATTGCAGGGGTATTAAAGAAAGGTCAATTTAACGCGAACACGACAGATGTTGGGTCGGTTGCATCGAAACCTGCTTTAGTTAATGTTGATACATCACAGACGATAGTTGATTCAACACAGGCCCAACGTAATTTTTCATTAAATAAATCGCTGACTGCATTTGCCTCAAAAGCGTTAGGCGTTAACTTACCAGTACCTACATTACCTGGAGCGGTGCCATCCATTCCAGGCGGATTTCCTGGTGCTGGTTCAATACCTAATATAGGTGCAAAAACACAAATAGATCCTAACAACTTTAAGTTAACAACTGAGCTACCTAAGTTAGAACCTGTGGAGATTGTTAAGCAAGATGGAAGTACTAATTTATCAAAAGCAATTGATAAAAGCGCACTTACATCACCAAGTGTTAAATCAACAATACCTTCTACAAAACTTGATAACAGCGAAGCATTAAAATCGTTTAACGGTGTTGATGAACTGCCTAGAGATTATTTTACTTATGTAAATTCAAAGGAAGAGCTTGAAGCAGAAATACGGACCATTTCGGCCAAAAGACCTATTACAGCTTTTATAGTAGGTGCTACCAACACACCACTAAATGTAAGTAATTATGCAGATGTTATGCATAATGCACAGGTTAGAATTTATAATACATCTGCATATCTTAAAAAACTTGGTGATCGTTTAGGTAATAGTGATACAACATTTCTAAAGGATTTCGTTGCAAAACACGGTGGTACTCAGGTTCATTATTATATTAGAAGAGATGGTAGTCTACAAAGAGGACGTCCATTAATCACTCCAGTCTGGGATGGCGGTAATAAAATTAGAAAGGGTTTTACCACCAGGCTTATCACAATTGATTTCGTGGGTGGCTTAGACTTAGATCAGCCAATTGATAAAAGTGTAAATAGAGATCTGTATCGTTCATCCCAAAAATATACACCTAAGCAATGGGAAACATTTGAGATGTTTTGCAAAGCATTTGAGGCCGCAATACCAGGTGGCGAAGGTATTGGATATATCGATACATACACCGATGGTGTCCCAGATAAACCGGTATTTGGACAACCGTTCTTTGATGTAAGGGAATGGACGAATACACGTTTTGGTTGGGAAACATCATATACTGGTAATTATGAGCTGAACAAACGTATTGAAGATGAACTAGGTGTGTTGCTACCTACTGAATTAAATAATGCGATACCTGCTAAGATTATAAAACCCACAATTACTCCGGTTGTAACAAAGCCTGTAGCGCCTCCTAAAAAACCGGCAGACCCTGAGACTGGTGAAAAACCAAAGCCAACTTTTGTTGAATCAAAAAATTGTGAAGATAACATGGAAATGTGGTCTAAGCAAATAGAAAGCAAAATAGATGAAAAAGGTGCAATAAGTACTAGAATTAGTAGAAGAGCAAGCGGTTTAGATGTAAATGGAAAGTATATCGGTAAAGGTGATCCAGCAGAAATAGCTGCAGCACGGGCAATAGACGATGCAAAATACAAACAACTCGGTGATGAAATTGCAGAATTAGAAAAGAAGTTTGCCGAATGTGATGCAACACTTACAGAAGAAACACCTAACAAAGAACCTATTAAGAAATTCGAATCTGCAAGTGAAGAACGCACCAATCGAAATAAAGTCAGGAAAGAATTCTTGTATTTAACCGCTAAGAAAAATAGATTAGAAGGTGATAGGTTTTTTGCACAACAACCTGGCGCTTCTAAAGTTGGAGTATTATCTGATAGCGAATACGCTAATCAATTGGCATCATTGGAATCACAAATTTTGGCAAAAAGAGATGAATTAAAACAAGCTAACACCAAACTTGATGCGGCTGAAAAGAATCAACAAGATCAAAATAATAGGTAAACATTATGGCTGATATAGAAGTAACAACACCTGAAAACGTAGAAAACCCTAATGATGGTTTTACCGATACTAATGCCGAATATCCTTATAGATCATACATAAATGTTGCATCAACAAACGAGGCAGCACGCGGTTATAAAATCAATAGAGTATACACAGGCGGTGGTTACAAAAACATATCGCTAGATTTAAAACCACTGGCACCATCAGGTTATCCTAATAACCAGGTAACACAAACTGCCAGTGGTCATATCACAGAGTATGACGATACACCAGGTTCTGAAAGAATTTTAATTCGACATCGCACGGGTTCTGGCGTAGAGATGAGATCAGATGGTACAATGATCTTTAGTTCAGTAGGCAATACTGTGCGAGTTACTTGCCATGATGAAAAGGTAATCGTCGATGGTGATGGTGAATTGGTTTACAATGGTAACTTATCACTACAAGTTGCTGGTAACTTTGACCTCGTCGTCGGTGGTGACTTTAACGTCACAACGGGTGGTAATAATAATGAAGAGATTCGTGGGTCACATAAGAAAATAGTCCGTAAAACACAAAAAACAGTTATTACAGAACACCAATCTACGTTTATTGGCGGTGAGCAAACTGAAACTATTTTAGGTAGTGCGAATAAAATCATCAAGGGTGATACCAAACAAATCGTTGAGGGTGGATTTGAGTTGTACAGTGGCGATGAGTTTATGATTACTGCTGAAAACGTTGCAAGCATATCTTCGCCTAACATCAATATTGGCGCTGAAAGTTTGACGGTTATTGGAGACACTGGCACTATTGGTGGTGACAACGTTATCCACTATGGTAAATCATATTGGGGTGAAACATTCCATGGCACATTAAACGGCAAAGCAGATCAAGCTGCTTTGGCTGATTTAGCAACTGGCGCAAACATCGCTGGCGGCCTCGGTGCTCCAGGTTCTGCAAATTATCCCACACATGATACAACAGCTACAGTCGAACCCACCGCAGATATTATGGATGATTATTTGCATAAATCATCATTTGGCGTAAAGGAAGTTTCGATTGATCCAGGTGATGTACTAAAAGATACTATAGATAAAACTAATGAATACGGTGGCGTCGCAAATAGAGAACTTACAGTATCTGAAGTTAGATCTAAACTAAGAGATAAAAATACATTGGCTAATTCTAAATTTATTGGTGCTATGATTGCTGAGGGTAAATTAAACCCTGCATATATTCAAGCAGCACCGAGTAAAATTGGCCGCACCGTAAGCCTTGATGCATCGCCGCAAAGAGGTTCTATCGCCATCGGTAACAGAGGTGATTTGACAAAGAGGTATAGCAAATGATCATTAACCCAGATGCTGCGTACAACCCAGTCAACCAATCGGTTATTACGGCACGTACACGACTAGCACCCGGCATTAGCATGGGTAGGTTTTTAGGTGGTTATGGCGATAAACAAACCATGAACCATATTATTGATACATCACAAAGGCTAAAGTTAGCAAAGCAATATTATTTACAAGCGCAGGTAGTAAAAATTATTGCTGAAAATGTTGGAGGTAAGTTTGCTGATTATAGATTAACTGTTGCTGAGGGTTTATATCGGCCTGCGCCAGGAGAAGTGCTTAATATTGGAAGTACCAATAGCCTCATGGCAAATGGGCAATGTGTAGTATACGAACTTATTGATGAGGACGGTAACAATGCTCCAGAAAAAACATTTGATCTAGCAGTATTTTTAAAAGACCATATTGAGTTTGAAAAACTTATTTTAGATTATGATTCCTATGATCCAAATGGTGAATTAAATGCTCAGATAGCTATTGTTATGCCAGAAATTATTGCTCCTTGGATTGTGAAATATGAAAATAAAATCGAAACAACCTTTAATAATTACGTACAAAGCACAAATGAGCTAGTAGAAATACTAGAAATCTAATAAATACTATCTATGGTTACAAAAGCTTTTTCAATCGAAGACGGAAATACTTCTACGCGGTCTATATTAGTAGCGCGTAAAAGAGAATATAAGGATATTGATTTATCCTTTACACCTAAAACAACCGGCGAGATTTATAAAAAAACAAATGCTGCGGCTGTAAAGCAAGCGGTTAAAAATCTATTGCTTACAAATAGAACTGAAAAGCCGTTTGAACCTTATTACGGTGGCGAATTAAATAAATTTTTATTCGAATTGTCATCAGAGTTTGATGAGCAAGATATTAAAGATCACATCGTTCTTGCAATTGAAAACTATGAACCAAGAGCGCGAGTATTAGATATACAGGTTTATATTTTTCCAGATTCATACGAAGTAAAAGTGACGGTAGTATTTGAAATTGTAGCAACATCAGAAATAACTTCCGTTGAAGTTTCATTAGCAAGGACACGGTAAATGGCATCGGAATCCACCATTAAATCATCAGATTTAGACTTTAACACAATTAAAGCAAACCTGACTTCTTATTTTAAACAGCAAGGTGAATTTGCTGATTATGATTTTGAAGCCTCTGGCTTATCTAACATATTAGATGTTTTAGCATATAATACACATTTAAATGGCCTAATCGCAAACTTTGCATTAAATGAGACATTTCTAAACTCATCTCAGTTGAGATCATCAGTGGTATCACATGCAGAAATGCTTGGCTACTCACCAAGATCAAAAACTTCATCAAAGGCTAGTGTTAATTTAAATGTGCTTATTACAGCTGGCACACGGCCTAATACAATTTCGCTTCCAGCCTTTAGCAAATTTAATACATCCATTGAAGGTAGTTCATACGTTTTCCAAACACTAGAAAATTATATTGCCACGGATGATGGCTCTGGTGAGTATGTATTTGTGGATGAGAATAATAATCCAAATTTGACAATTGCTGAAGGTGTGTTGCGCACAAAAACGTTTATTGTCGGAGATGTCACAGATCAACAAGTGTATGTGATACCTGATAAAGATATTGATACAGAGACCGTTACGGTAAACGTGTATGACGCAACAACAAGCACACGATTTACTACGTATACTAATTTAAATAAAGCAATTAGAATTGATGCGGCAAGTTATTTTTACCAAGTGAAAGAAGTACCGAATGGCTATTTCGAACTAAATTTTGGCGATGGCAGCGTTTTAGGCAATACACCATCGGTTGGAAACATGATTGTTGTATCGTATCTAGCATCATCTGGGAATGAAGCCAATGGCGCAGATGTTTTTAATTCGCAGGCAGATATAAGCGTTGGAGGTATAGAATATCCGATCTCTGTAACAACACTCGCAGCATCAACTGGTGGTAGTATTGGTGAAAATATTACATCAATCAAACAAAATGCATCACTTGCCTTTGCTTCACAGCAGCGTATGGTTACAGCCGAAGATTATAGAGCCCAGATATTAACTAATTATTCATCATCTATTTCCGATGTAACTGCTTGGGGTGGACAGGATAATACACCACCTATTTACGGTAGAACATATGTAGGCCTAAAGTTTAATGACGGCGTCACTAATGCTCAGAAACAAGTAATTAAAGATTCGATTGTTACTAATCTAACTAATAACTTGGCGATTATGTCTATTGATACTGTTTTCGCTGATCCTGTAGTTGTATATCTAGAACTTACTACTCGATTTAATTTTGACCCAGATCTAACTAATCTTACTGTCAGAACAACAGAGTCTAGCGTGACAGCTATAATTCAGAAGTACTTTAACGAAGAGCTAAAGAAATTTGGTGCAGTATTTAGAAGATCATCAGTGCTAACATGGATTGACACTGTAAGTAAAGCCGTTCTTAACTCTAGGATGGCCGTTAAAATGCAATTAAGAATTGCTCCAACATTTGGCGCGTTGAATAACTTTGTCTTATCATATCCTGTGGCAATAGCAGAACCAAACGTAGTTACCGCGTCAGTAACATCATCAAGGTTTACTTTTTTAGGACAAACTGCTATAATCAGCAACAGGCTTGGTACAAATATTTTACAGATACAAACAATCGCCGGCAATGTGCTTTTAGACAACGTCGGCGATTATACTGCAAGTACAGGTACTATCGCACTAGTTGGTTTTAACCCGGAAGCTGCAGTAAATGATATCATTAAAGTTTCAGCAGTACCAGGTAATGAGTCTACAATTAGACCGTTGAGAAATTATATTATAGACATTGATAATGGTCTTTCATTTGCTAAGGCTCAAATTGATTATCAAAATACTAATGTCGCTCTCTCATGATAAATGCAGCAGAAGATTTAGATAGAAGAAATTTAAGTTTCTCTCAAAGTAAAATACGAGAGGTACTACCAGAGTACTATGAAGAATCGTATCCTAATTTACTGTTGTTTCTAGAAAAATACTATGAGTATTTAGAAGGCGAGAATAAAGATTCTTTTAAGACGCAGATTAACAACTTGTTCCTGTCAAGAGATCCAGCGCAGGCGGATAAGGAAAGCCTAGATTTTCTAATTCAGGAATTTGGTAATGGTCTGAAATCGTCTAGCTTCTTTGACAATCCAAGGTTGATGTCTACTCTATTAGCTAAGTTTTATAGAGTAAAAGGTTCTCTTGCTGCTCTTGAAGGTTTTTTTAGAGGTTTTTTTGGCGAAAACGCCAGTGTCGAATACCCAAAAAGAGACCTATTTACAGTAGGCGATTCAAAAATAGGCTATGAATCATTAAAGTTTATTCAGAATGATGCCTTGTATCAAACCTTTTCTATACTAATTAAGACAGCATTTGCAACAGGGGATTGGCGCGATTTATATTTAAAATTTGTACATCCGGCAGGATTTTATTTTGAAGGCCAAGTTGTAATTCAATCTGAAACAAATTTTAATGTAGCTAGTTTTAGCGAAAATCCATTAGCAGTACCTGTAGCATCTTTGGTTTTGGCATCAGAAGGTTTCATTACATTAAATACGACATTCACTCAAACCACTGCGTTGTGGGATTCAAATGGTGATACATTAGCTGATTATAGATTTGATATGTCCAAGGTCGTTAGTACATTTGCTGGCCTAACATCACTAGAACTAGACGGATTTTATCCTAATCTTTCTGGTATGCTCAATCCAAACTCATTTACGTTTGATGATTCAGCTACAGTTCGACCTGATTTCTCATTAACTTTAGAAACAATGGACAAGGATATGTTTACTCGTTACACCAGCGATTCAACTTATTAGTATAAATATAAATTGATTTATCTAAACGGAATAAGATATGACTAGAAAAAATATTAATGTAGGCACCACAGCCAACGATGGCACAGGTGATACATTGCGCACTGTTGGCCAGAAAATTAATGATAACTTTATAGAAATTTTCAACTGGATCGGTGATAGTAATTCGCTTAATTCACAAATTTCCTTAGAGGATAGTGCGATTGCGTTTGAAGGTTCTAGTACAGATGATTTTGAAACACGGTTAGCCGTGGTTAACCCTACTGCCGATAGAGTTATTCTATTGCCAGATGCTGGTGGTACAATTGTAGTCACCTCGGCAACACAGACACTAACAAATAAAACACTAACCAGCCCCAATATTAGTGCGCCCACAATTACTGCGCCAACTATTAACGATGCAAACAGCAATGAGTTAATTAAGTTTACAAGCATTGCATCGGCAGTAAATGAAATTACAGTTTCAAATAATTCGACCGGCAATCCGGTTATAGTTAGTGCCACAGGTGGTGATACTAATATTAACATGAGACTTGATGCAAAAGGCACTGGAGCTATTCGTGTGAGTAAGGTGGCATTCTCATCTACTGAAATTACAGCCAATGGTGCGGCATCGGCGACCACATCATATATCATTTGTAATAAAGCTACTGCGCTGGCAGTTACTTTAGCAAATGGTACAACAATCGGTGAATCTAAAATCTTTACTAACAAGGGTGTTGGTATCGCAACAATTACTCCAGCAAGTTTTGCTCAAGGCACTACATTCGCCTTGGATCAATATGATGCAGCAACACTTGTATGGGATGGCACTAATTGGTATGTGTCTGGGCATTACGGCGCAACAATAGCATAATAGGAAACAAAAATGGCAGCAATTATTACTGATACGCTGAGAAGACAAACGGCTAATGATCTTTTAGCAGATATTCTAGATACAGCAGGATCTAATAAGTATTTTATTGGAATCGGTAAATCAGACCAATATGACTCAAGCGATACCGCAACAGTTCCGACCAAGTCGGTAAGAGATGAAAGAATTGCAAGAGCAAACCTTCAATCGGTAAAGCAAATAGCCACAGGTGGTGCATCATTTGTATCACCTAGGTATAATTGGTCTTCAGGTAGTCTGTATTCTGCTTGGAGCGATACGTACGATGATATTCCGGCTAATCCGCATTATGTGCTTACAGAAGACAACGAGGTATATATTTGCCTACAACAGGGCCTTAACTCACTAGGTGTTCCTGTTAACTCTATTGTTAAGCCGAATTTCACTAATGCCGGGGTCACTCAAGCACAAGCGTTTGAAACGGCAGATGGTTATAGGTGGAAATTCTTATATGCGTTGAGCCCAACAAAAGCAAATAACTTTTTATCATCAAATTACTTGCCAACTTCAGCTATTTCTGATTCTTCTGGAACACCCGGTTTAAACATCTTTGATGTCCAACAAGCACAAATAAGAGAGGCAGCAGTAGGCGGCCAGATTATTGGCGTTTCAATTACAAATGCCGGCAGTGGATATAATAGCGCACCTACCGTAATATTTAGAGGTAACGGCAGTGGTGCCCAAGCCACAGCAACAATAGATACTAATGGAGTAGTTGTAAAAATTGAGATGAACGACGAAAGTGCGTCATTAGGCAGTGGCTATCTTTATAGTAGTGTTGAATTTAGTGGTGGTAGTCCATCAGTCGCTGCTATAGGTCAATCTATTATTTCATCAATTGAAGGTATTGGTTATGATCCAGTAAAAGATTTACTGTCAACTTCTGTGATGGTTGTGTCAAAACCAACCGGGACAGAATCAGGAAACTTTTTAGTTAATCAAGATTTTAGACAAATTTTATTACTTAAAAACCTTGAACATAAAGATAGTGATGAATTGTATGATGAAGTATCAGGCAAGATACTAAAGGCGTTTAGCGTTGATAATGCAGTATCACTAGCTGTTGATAACTTGGTATCTGGCGATTCAGCCGTTGCCTATATTGATCAAATTATCGGTAATACGGTATTCTATCATCAAAACGAAACTACTGGTTTTGGTACGTTTGCTAACGGCGAAGCAATTACAGACAACGGTGGCGGTAGTGCAAATATTATCTACGGGCAAGACAGCGCCGGATTTGGTGGTCAGGTAGACGGCTTCTCTGGAGATCTATTATACATAGAGAATAGAGCTCGTATTTTAAGAGATGCTGCTCAAACTGAAGACATCAAAGTTATTCTTACATTCTAAGGCAATCATACATGGCAACGACATTTACAACCAATACATTTGCTAATACCTATAAGGATGATTATCGCGACAGTGATAATTATTACAGGATTCTATTTAATAGTGGTAAGACACTTCAGGCTAGAGAGTTAACTCAACTTCAAACTATTATTCAATCAGAGATTGGAAGATTTGCTCGTAACATATTTAATGAAGGCGCCATGGTTAATCCAGGCGGGATTACAGTAAATAACGGGTATGAGTTTTTAAAGCTAGATACTTCATTAAATCAATTACCCGATGTTGATTTGGTAGGCGAAGATTTTGTTACAGAGGATGGTAATATTACTGTTAAGGTGCTGCAAGTTGTAGCAGCAAATGCAGTGTCTGGTGATCCAGCAACCCTATATGTAAAATACATTGATACTGCTAATGCACCAAGCAGCGATGTTGCAATTAGAGTTCCAAACGGCACTGATATTAGTAATGGAACTTATACATTAACATTAGAGGCATCAGGTGCTGCTGGTGTTGGTACTATTGGTGCTGTAGCAGCTGGTGAATATTTTACAAAAGATCATTTTGTATATGCTGAAAAACAAACGTTTTTTATTAGCAAATACACATCCAACCCGACTGGTGACTTAGGTTTTCGCATTACAGAGGATATTGTAACAGCGGCTGATAATTCTGCGCTTTATGATAACCAAGGCGCAATTGCTAATACTGCTGCACCAGGCGCTGATAGATACAGAATTAGACTCACTCTTACTACTAGAGACCAAGTAGACTCTGCTGATAATTTTTTATATGTTGCTAGGGTTGTGAATGGAAAAGTTTCTGGTGAATCCACTGGAAGTAACGAATATAACAAAATTGCTGAATTAATGGCGCAGCGGACTGACGAAGAGTCTGGTGATTATATAGTTAATCCAATTACTGCTAAGTTTGAGGCTTTAAATGATTCTAATTTAACGTTGAATATCTCTGATGGTATTAGCTATGTTGAAGGTTATCGCCTTGAGGTGCCAATAACGACGCTAACGATTCCTAAGGCGCAGACCTTTACATCTGTCGTAGGGCAAAATGTTGTTGCTCAGTATGGCAATTTTGTAAATCAAGACTCTGATGGTGGTTGTGCTGGTTTGCCTAATATTGATAGTTTTGCACAACTTGATTTACGGGACGGAAAAGGTTACGGTGGTGCCACTATTGGTACAGCCAGAGTAAGAGCAGTTGAACGTAATCAAAGCACAATTAGATATTACCTATTTGATATTAAAGTTAATGCTGGCCAGAGCTTTTCTTCTACTAAAAGTATAGGTACCGGTACTTCTTCATATTTTGATGTTGAATTAACCGATGGTATTGTTTTACTTAAAGAAACTGCTAATAATTCGCTTTTGTTTAAACTGCCAAACACAAGACCAACGAGCGGTAGTGTAGTCGTAAATACTCTTCAAGTTCAACGGCGATATTCTTTTCAATCAAGTGGCAGTGGTACATACACGCTGCCTGCTGGCAGTTTTGGTGGTTCAGGCTTAACGTTTACTGACACTGGCGATTGGATTATCACAAAATTAGATGGTAGTGTTTCAGATACATCTGCGACATTTGCACTTGCTGGTTCGCCAACTGGCACTACTGTTAACATTACTGGTCTTGAAAATTCTACTGACTATGAGCTTATTGCTATGGTTGATATTGCAACTCCAGTAACTAGAGCAAAAAGCATTGAAACTAGGACTCTTACAAAAGCATGGCCAGGTGATGCCGACTCTGATGGCAATGGTTTGCAATGGCTAAACTTAGACCGTGCTGATGCAATTGATGTTTTAAATGTCAAATTAAATACGGTATCAGGCAGGGATTTAAGCGAAAGCTTTACATTTGATAACGGCCAACGAGATAATTTCTATGCACGTGGCCGTTTAATCCAAAAAACTGGATCTACGATTCCGACAGCTAATGTGTATATTCAATATAGACATTTTGCTCATGATCCAGGCCATTTCTTTAATGTAAGTTCTTACGCAGGTATTAACTATGCGGATATTCCAAGTCATCGTAAGAATAATGGTGAAGTTGTTCCATTAACTGATGTCTTGGATTTTAGACCGAGCGTAGATTCTACTGGAACTTTTCTTGCTGACCAAGATTTTATTTCTTTATTACCACAAAATACAAACGCAATTGATTTAGATGCAGATTATTATTTGCCTAGGAACGACATACTTGTCATTAAACGCGTTGAAAATGACGTTAAAACGAATAGAGCCGAAGCAAAATATATTCGAGGTGTTCCAGACTTTATACCTGCATACCCTGAAGTACCTTCAGGGTCTATGGAGCTTTATAGATTTGAATTAAACCCGTACACTGTATCTGATTCTGATTTAGCGACGACTTTTGTAGATCATAAGCGTTATACAATGAAAGATATCGGCGAACTTGAAAAGCGAATTGTCAATCTTGAGGAATATACTACGCTATCAATATTAGAAAATAGTACAGCAATTCAATTAGTGTTAGACGAAAACGGTAATCCTAGAACTAAATCTGGGTTCTTTGCTGATAACTTTTCTGGTATGGCATTCGCTGAGACTGGTAGCAGATACAGAGCTTCGATGAGCCCGCAGGACAATACTCTGAACCCGCCGTTTGTATCAAATAACATTAGGTTAATTTATGACTCTAGTGATGTTGCTAATACTGTAACCCGGTCTGGTGATTTGCTTACTCTACCATATACGACTAGTACATTTGTAAATCAGAATCTGGCAACAGAAACAATGAATATTAACCCATTTGCGGTTATTACGCAAACTGGTTATACTGAATTATCACCATCATCAGATGAATGGGTTGAAACAAGATTTGCAACTGATGTGACTGTCAATGGTGGCACTTCTATCACGATAAGACAAGGCACGTGGTTTGCCGCTGCGTCGACAAGAGTCTTATCAGATGTTACAACTAGAAGGCTTACGTCAACAGCTGTTATTGATGTTGCAGTAGCACCTTTCATGCGATCCAAGAAAATCCACTTTAAAACTGTTGGATTACGCCCTAACACACAATTCTTCCCATATTTTAATAACGTAGATGTAGGTGCGTGGTGTAGAGAAGAAAGCACCTTTACGCTTTTCGGTTCTACTACTACTGATTTTGGCAACCAATTCTCTCAAAGAACTTCACACCCAGACGGTAATACTAATTTGGTGAGTGACGCTACAGGTGAAATTATTGGTTCATTCTTTTTGCCATCTACAGAAGCTATTAGATTTAGGACTGGAACTTCTGAATTTAAACTTTTAGATGTAACTGGAAACAATGAAGCTGCTGCCATATCGTTTAGCAAATCAAGATATACGGCAACAGGTACAATTGAAACAAGACAAAGAACTTTTGTGTCAACAAGATCTGTAAATATTCTACAGTTAACTCAAACGTTTCCACAAGGCGCAGCAGGTGATCCATTAGCACAGTCATTTTATATTGATAGGGTGGAATATCCAAACGGGATGTTTTTGGCATCTACCAATATTTATTTTGCAACCAAAGACAATACAGTACCAGTACGTTGCGAAATTGTTACTATGGAAAATGGTCACCCCACTACAACGGTTCTTGCTAACTCAGTATTATTACCAGCAGATGTTAATTTGCCAGTAGATGGTAACGATATGGCATCTGTGAGGGCAGCGGCCACACAGTTCACCTTTGCTGAGCCTGTTTTCTTATCTCCAGGCCGTGAATATGCGGTTGTACTAAAAGCAGAATCTACAAATTACAATGTCCATGTAGCTAAAACATATGATTTTATTCTAGGTACTACATCTGCACGTGTCACTAAACAACCAACATTAGGTACGTTGTTCCAATCACAAAATGCTTTTACTTGGACACCAGATCAAACCCGTGATTTAATGTTTACATTAAACAAGGCTGTGTTTTCAACTAGCGGTGTTGCATTGCTTGAAAATGGTGCGCCACCAAATGAATTGTTAAACACTAATCCAATTCTAACTACTACTGGTGATTCTGATGTTCATATCTTATTGACCGGTCATGGATTTATTACTGGAGACGTTGTTACAGTATCCGGTTTTGCCGAAGATAGCATTGGTGGTGTTGCAGCTTCAAGTATTAACGGAACACGGGTTGTTACTGGAGTTGATTGGACTGGATTTACCATTGGTGCAGATTCACAGGCAAGTACTACCTTACGTGGTGGTGGTGATGGTGTGATTGTTACACAACAGTCACACTTTGATGAATATACACCAGTGATTCAATCAATAACACCAGATTTAACGACTATTTCTGCAAGTGCCAAGTTTACCTCAGGTGGTTCATATGCCGGTTCTAAAAATAGAACAACTGGAACTAACACAAGAGCTAAAGCATCAAGTTATTCACCAATTTCACCAAATAGAACCAATTTTACAACTGAGCCTAAGGTGATATTGACCAATGCGAGTCAGACGAAATTCTTGGCTGGCGCTAAGTCTGCGACAATTAAACTTGATTTTTCAACAGCAGATGTAAACGTATCACCTGTGGTTGATTTACAGAGAGTATCAATGACGGTAACCGAAAACGTAATTGATAAACAAGATGCTTCACTTACAAATGGTTATAATGTACCATTAGTGTATGTGGCTGAAACAGATCCTACAGAAGGAACCGCTGCGGCTAAACACGTTAGTAAGCAAATTACATTGCAAGAACCAGGTATTGGTCTTAAAATCTTGTTAACTGCAAATAGGCCTACTGAAGCTGATTTTGATGTTTACTACAAAGTTGGCACAGGCGATGATGTTTTGGATGATAAGGTTTGGGTTTTGGTTGATAAAGAAACCGAAATGCCGGCAGATAACGATAGAGTAACTTTTAGAGAATACGAATATTTGGCTGGTGGTATTACTGGTACATTGTCACCGTTTACCACATACCAAGTTAAAATTGTAATGACTTCTACTAGTAGCTCTAGAGTTCCACTTATTAGAGATCTAAGAGTTATTGCATTAGCCACATAATGAAACAATTAATAAAAGTTGACGGGCATCCGGGTCTTACAAGAGATCCGGTATCCGGTGCTATTTTGAATATAAATAAGAATGAAATAGCTACTGCAAGGAAGGCCAAAGCAGTCGTAAGAAAAAATCAGTCTAAGATTGAACAATTAGAAAACGATATCTCAGACATCAAAAATATTCTATTGAGAATGCTAGAGGAAAAAAATGGCAGTAACAGTAATTAATTTATCTGACCCAGTATCGACGCTGGTCACTAAAACCAATACCATCTCGGGCGACGTTGGTGACGTTGCGCAATTAGTCACCGGCGATGATAACGTAGTTGATGCCATTAATGCATTAAGAGCTATAGTCGTGCCGTTTGATGACTCGTCGGAAGTTATTGCTATTGCCAGAAGTGGTCTATCGGTGAATAACGATTCAGCTAGCGGCTTATCCTTAAGCTATAGCAGTAGTACTGGTATTATTAAATTGGTTGGCGCTGCTGACAGAAGCACAGTAGTTGGGTATTTTACTAGTGATAGCGCAAATAGTATTGCTTTTAACTCTGGGGCCGGGACTTTTGGAATCGTACCAAATAGTATCACGTCATCGAGGTTTAATTCTGCAGTGTCGCTTATTATCTACGATGATGCTGGTTCGGTAGTAAAGACGATTTACAGCCCAGGAAGTTAAATTATGGCAGCAAGACAACCACTATATTGGGATGCTGGGTCAAGCTCAATAAAGACAATGACTGTCAGTGAGGTTAATAGCGTTATTAGCCAGGTATCTTACCTGTATTCGTTATCACCATCTGTGACTTTAAGCGTTGTTTCTTCAGGCGGCAATATTGGTACCTTAAGTGATACACGTAAATCTGCTGGTGCTTCTTTAACACGTGTTGAGAGATTTTCAACTGAAGCAGAAACGGACGAACCAGGCACTGTTACCGTTAACTTTGCAAAGGTAAATCAGACAGTAGCTTCTGTGTCAGAACCAACATCTGGTGTCCAAGGCTCTTATCCATGTTATTATTATAATAGCGGCATTAGACCAATGACGGATACCGATGTTTATGACACATTTATAAGTCCGGCAATTACCAATTTAACATCAGGTAGTACAGGCACTGCGCAAGGCGGTACTTATAGAATTCACACTAGTGATGGTGGTCTAAGCGGTCATACTTTAGTAAGTGCAACAGCTGTGTTTACAGATACCAGAGCCGATACCTCGCTATATACTGCGGCCGGAATTGGTGAAGCATTGGATCAACCAACCACTATTACTAATTTTTATCTTTATACGGTTAATGGTGCTGCAGCTAGTTATATTAAACCATTGAGAGTGACGGCAACAAATAATAATTTGCAAGTTTTTAGCGCTACATTATTTGACACACTGTTGCAAAATCATGTTAGATATGCGGCAGCAAGTATCTCCGGTCAACAAGTTAGATATAGTTACAGCACGGGTAATAACAGAGGTTCTGGTATGACTGATACTATTTTAAACGGGTCTGGTAACTATCAAACTCTATATGTAAATACTAATGATTATCGTGCTCAAGAATTCCCGGATGGATCAGCGGTAACAGCAAATACATATTTTTTGAAAATTAATAAATCTTAAGGTAAAATAACAATGCAAGGGTATAATTTACTTACTGCCAACTTCAGTAATAACGAACGCACTATAGTTGAAGTGTACTGGTGTGATGATAAGGGCGGAGATATTCAAGTCGAATATATTGAAGCCAAAGAAGGCGATGCTGCTTGGGAAGATTTGCTTACACAAATCAGCATTGATCAATTGCATGAAAACACTTATCAGCACATGCGTAAACAGCAAGAAATGCTTGATGATGCAGCAATTGAAATTGGTAAAAAGCGTGGGCTATTGTACGACATTAATACCGACAAGACGGCGGTGGTGAAAGCAACGGCTGAAACTCTGTTTAAGCAATACACTGAAGAAGAACTAAAAGAATACTTATTTGTGTATAAGTTAAACTTGTTTGAAAATGAGATAATTAAAAAGTCTAAGAACAGAACAGGTAAAGCAGCAATTCGTAAAGCAACTACTATCGTTGAAGCTACGCTGTCTGCGTGTGAGTTATATCAAAAAGAATTAAACAAGTAAATATTTACACCACCAATCAACTTCAGTTTGCATATGCTCGTGTCTCTGGTTAAATAGATAAACATCAAACTCATCTGATTCCTCAGTTACGGTTTGAAAAGAACAAAACCCCTCTACGAAAGTATTGGGGTTTTTTATTTCATAAAGGTATTGATCCATGCCTTTAGAATATTTAAACATATAATACTCTGGGTCTGCAGCAAACTCATTAAATACGTCTGATCTATCACCCGTCCAAGATATGATTGATGAGTTTAACGGCGTGTGCCAGGCATCCCTCCACCACGCGCTACACACGGTTAATTCATCCCGTAAAAATTGATTGCAGTCGCCTTTAATTAAGACATCAAGATCAAAGTAAATATTCGTACCATCACGGTATCTGTCAAACATTTGCAGTTTGTTAAACACCTGCAACTCATATTCATTGTCACGAATTACTTCAAAAGAGTCGTAGTCCAAACCGGAGTATGTGTCAATCATGTGCTTTAGGTTATCCTCAAACCATTGGGGATACTTATCCCCGGTGCGTACACATATTATTCTAATCACTTATCTTCGTCTTCGTAAATAAAATTGTCTTGGTTTTTTGGTGGCTTATAAAAAATAAGCTTGATTCGCCACCAGGTAAATTTAATATATTGTTTTAAATCGTTCATAAAATATGTCTCCTATTACTTTTTGGCCGGCAGCGGTATAATGGCGGTCTTTATCGGATATGAATGTGTTTTCCTCGCCAATTTTTTTTATAATTTCAGAACGCATGTGTGTTCCGTCAAATCTCGTAAGAAACGGAAACCCAATTAATGAATCATTTAATAGCGGTTTATATTTTTGTATAGAGAATAATATTTTACGAATCAGTTTTTTATCATAAGTATGATTGGCCATACCGTGCACAAGTTTTATTGATCGGCTATTGCAATATTCTTGCAATATAACTAGGTTTTTAAAAAAACATTCTACACTGGAGTCTAATTCATAAAACCCTAGGTTTAAACCTTCTTGAATCCATTTTATTTTTTCGTGCAACCTATTAAAATTATTACCTTCAATCCGAGATAAAGACGGATGAAATGTTACGCTATCATAAACATCAATGCGAGTAATTTCGGTCCAAAGCACTAAAACAATATCATAATCGGTTACAGAACACTCATATAAAACATTTTTTAAGATGCGATTATTGCCTATACCAGATTGCCCTATATTATTACAGATAGCGTCGTCGAAATTATTAGTAAATATTTCTGGCCACTTTGGCCATGACGTATCCATTTCAGGATGGAATAGCGTTTTAAAATAATAATCAGTATGGCTACAACCAGCTGCTAATATTTTATGCATTTAAATAACTCCACACACATGATTTCGCTGATCCACCATCGCCAGGGTTATTAGGCACCCAGATATTAATTTTGTTTCTTATACTTTTATTAAAAGCACAGCCACCAGTAAAAATTACTCCATCATGGTCAACCTTAGGGGTCCAATGATTATATATGTTTATAATTAGATCTTCGAATATACTTTGTACAGCTGGGGCGATAAGCTCTGCGCTTATTCTTATATCAGTGCCTTTGTGTAAATTGACTTTAAATAATGGAGCCCAGCTGTGTTCAACAATGAATAAGTCTTTTATATGTTTTTTTAAATCAAGATCAATTTCATTTTCAGATGCAATTTTTTCAAATAATCCTTCATCTTTATTAGGATGTAGTCCGGCAACTTGTGTCATTGAACTGTAAAAAAGGCCTATGCTGTGCGGATAATTAATTGATGCTATTTTTTTATTATCATTCCAAACCGAGGTGCAATCAATCTCACCTATTGAGTCTGCAACAATAATTAACGGGTTAACATACGGACTATCATATTGATGGCCACAATGACTTTTATGGTGGTCAACGTAGGTGTACGCGCAATTTATATTTTTTGATTTAAGATATTTTGAAATGTTATTTGAGGCATACACATTCTTATGTCCATCCCACCACTGCCTTAACATTTTTTTCCATGGATTTTCATACCATACAACCAAGTTAGGCTCACCGTAATCATGTTTTAATTTTTCAATAACATCTATATTGTGTTCAGTATCTCGAGTATAACTTTCAAAAACAACTGCACCAGCATAAAATACAACTATTGATGCATCATGGCCCTTTCCAGACATTCCCCAAATAATATCATAATTTTTCATTTGTAATTTTCATGTAATATTAACAGTTTATAATACACTTTAGTGTTATCCAAAAGATATATGGAAGTCTTTGTTAACATGGTGCACGAAGTGGGACCCAGCCGAGATATCCGGGCAGTTATGGTCTAATAAAAAATTCCACTGCAATCCAATATTTTTAAATGGAACATTATATTTCTCAATCAGGTAGGTAACGAATATTTCATTGTTATTTTTCCAGTGCTTACAAATTTCATCCGGATAGATGTTATTTGTTTTTGCTTCATGAAGAACAGCTTTCATTTCATCAAGCCTCTTTAAAAAGTTTAATTTACTTAACGATTTTTTATTACCTGCAATCACGCCTGTGTTAATAATGCCGCTTGAACCAGTGGCATCATCTAAGCTTAACATAGCCGTTTTAGCACAAAATTTATTGTACATATTCATAGCATCAAACATATTATGAGTAATGGCTTCGAGCAAAGCTTCTCTATCCATTTTTTGTTCTATGTTATACGCACATATAGAATTTAAATCCCAGGCCTCAAAAAAATTGACCTTTGTATTTGGCACTACATCAAAGTCTAAATACAAAACCTCGTTGTTATTATCGGCAAATTCTTCTAATAGAATTAATTTATCAAATTGTATTTCATCGTAGTCTGTTGATCTAGCATCAACTAGTATATATGATGCACCACAATACATAGCATATTCTTTTTGTGCTTTATAAAGCTGCTTTTTATATTTTTTAAACTGACTAAGTTTGTAGTCTGATGATGACGAGTGGCCTGGATTTAAGTCATCAGTGAATATACTAAATACAATTCTTTTCATACCAACTCTTTACAAATTCAAATTTCTTATTGATGACATGGCATAGTGTGCAGCCAGGTTTAATATAATCCCATTTATCAAAGAAATGATGCCATTTCGAGTCTAGCCACTGAATTTTAATATTATTTGTTTTGACTTTATAACTCCAAATAGTTTCATTGTCATAGCCAAACATATTCCTAATTTGATCTGGCCAAATACCGTCAGATGTTCTAAGTTCGCTCATGAGTGCAATGGTTTGATCAAACGTACCCCAATAATCTAATTGCTTTATGTCTGCCGCTGATGCACCAATAATACCGGTGTTAAATACATCGTTTTCCCCAGACATATCATTTTCGATCAACATCGCTCGACAATTCCAGTACTTAGCCGTAGGCGAACGAATAGAAGATACTCTATTTGGGTCTGTCAGCTCAACGTACTTGTGCAGAACATCATCGTTGTTATTTAGTATCGCAATACCGTTGTTTTGCAAATCCCATGCTTCAAAGAAATTATCGTTATTCAGCGGTACTACGTCAAAGTCTAGGTACAAAACCTCATCGTACTCTTTACTTAACTCATCAAGCAAATGTATCTTGTAAAAGTTAACTACGTTGTATGCAGTGACTTCAGGGTATTTCTCATTGAAATATTTCTTAAACTTAAACCACGCATGATCGTTTTCAAATAAAACGTATTTGACACCAATGGCCTCACAGTAGTTTTCATGGCGTTCTTTAAGCCAATCATAATACTCTTTTAGCAACAGCTTGGTTTTTTCTGTTTTAGGTAATTGGTCCTTGTCCCACTTATACGGGTCTTGGTAATCTAGCTCTGATTTATCAATGTCAATGTATAAGCTATAAACAATTCTTTTCATAATAAATATCTATATGAACTATAAAAACATTTTAGACGTAATTGGTAAGTGCGATGATATCGGACAAGTAAAAGACATTATTAACTCTATTAATCAGAATCAAGTTTATAGCAAAGAATGGTTGGTTGAAAGCTGTTTTAAACATATCGAAGCAAAATCAACAGGGATAATTGCAGGTTGGTATGGATTTTTAGGCGACATGCTTACAAGAAGTGGTATGTGTGATGATATCACTGTCTATGATATGGATCCTAAGTGCACAGAAATTGGATTACAATTGTATCCTCATTTAAAACATACTACCCAACGCATGGCTGATATAAACCCAAATGCGCACGATCAAATCATTTGTACCTCGTGCGAACATATTAGTGACGAAGAATTAAATGATTTTCTAAATAAAAGGACCCGCGGGCAACTGGTTGTACTGCACAGCAACGATTATTATGGGATCCCAGGACACATCAATTGTAAAGGGTCTCTCGATGAATTTAAGATGTCATTAAATTTAGAAGTAGTTGAAGCTCTTGAACTCGAAACACACAAATACAAAAGATTTATGGTCATAGGCTATTGAACTTGGTTTATGTATAAATAATGAATAAGGCAGGGGCGTTATTCATACGTCCGACAAAGAAATTAACAAAGGATAATTCGTGGCCACCTATGAAGAATTTAGCATCGATCAAGGTGCAGACATCACCATTGAGCTACAATGTGTTGATATCACCGGCGCAAAAAAAGATTTGTCAGATCATTTGGTTTTTGCCAAAATGAAAAAGAATTACAACAGTGATTCTGCCGATACACTTACCTTCACTACAGGCATTAGTGCTGATCCTACGGATGGCATTTTAACACTAAGCCTCACAAATACCCAGACGGATACTTTAAAACCCGGTAGATATGTTTACGATGTGGAATTGTCCTTTGTAGACAGTTCGGGTGATACCATAATTGAAAGAATCCTTGAAGGCAGAGTTCAGGTAACACCATCAGTCACAAAGTAGAATAATATGGCAACAAAAGTTTTAACGCCAGGTACAACAATAGTCAGAAAGATAACATCAGGAAGAACAATAGTCAAAAAGATTGTTGTTGGCATACCATTAACAAAGAATGTATCTAGTGGCGCAAATGTTGATAACTTAGTTGGCATCAATACCGATGGTAAGCAGACCGGTGATGTGCTGTTATACGATTCAGATGCTGGTGGTGATTATGTAACCACATCCTTAGTAGACTTAGTAAGAAGCTATATTAGTGCTGGTGGTGATTTATCATATGATTCTGCCACAGGCGAATTTAGTATTGACGTTGAGCAGATTTATACTGCCGAAAACTTTGATTCCGATTTTATTATTGCCATTCAAACTATTGACGGCAGTTTAGTACCAAATTTAGATAGCTCATATAATCTAGGTAGTCCAACGAAGAAATGGAAAGATCTATACCTAAGTGGTAATACCATTTACTTGGGTGGCATCAGTCTTGTCGATCAAGCTGGATCCTTTGCTGTAAAAGATTCAAACGGTGCTGCTGCTCCATTCTCGCTTGAAGCTAACAACACAAATGACCTGGCAGAAGGCGGTAATAATCTTTATTATACTCGCACCAGGTTTGATTCTGCTTTAGCTGATGGTTTATCTACTCAGCAAATTCGTGCATATTTTGATGGTGGCACTGGTGTAACGTACGACTCATCTACGGGTGTGTTTTCAATCGGACAGCCGGTTGCAACTACTGATGACGTAACATTTAATAATGTAGACGTATCTGGTGAATTAGTCGTTCAAGGGAACCTTACAGTTCAAGGTACTACGACAACAATTAATTCAACAACCGTTAGTATAAACGATAAAAATATTGTACTTGCAGATTCTGCTGTAGATGCTGCTGCCGCTAACGGTGCTGGTATTACAATTAATGGTGCAGATGCTTCATTAACATATTCTGCAGCTGAAGATAAGTTTGTATTTGATAAAGGTGTTATAGCACCCAACTATCAGGGTGTTTATCTCGGCTTTGATTCCGATTTAGCTAGAAACTCAACTGTACAATCAATTCGTGGATATTTTAACGCGGCCGGCGACTTATCATACAATTCAGCCACGGGTGAGTTCTCATTCGATGTTGAGGAAGTATATACAAAAGCTAACTTTGATTCTGATTTCAATGATGCTTTAGACGAGGCATCAATCAACGGCCTTGGTCTTTCATACAATAGTGCAACAAATACTATTAGTATTACTAATACTGGCGTTACGGCAAATACCTATGGCTCTGCTACTCGGATTCCGGTGTTCTCCGTTAATGCTCAAGGTCAACTTACACTGGCCACGGAAACAAATATAGCCTCTGTTGAATCAATAGACTTTGATTCTGCTTCAGGTAATTTTAATGTGATGACCACTGACGGTCAGTCATTTAATACAGTAATTACGCTTGATCCATATACGACTAGCAACTTAACTGAAGGCGATGACCTTTATTATACTAGAGCCAGGTTTGATTCTGCATTAGGCGATACTACATCTATACAATCCATCCGCAGCTATTTAAACGCTGGTGGTGACATGTCATATGATGCAAATACTGGTACATTCAGTATTAATGTAGAAGAGATCTACACTAAAGCTAATTTTGACAGTGACTTTAATGTCTCAGTCGATGAAGCAGCATTGAATGGTGATGGCCTATCTTACAATAGCGGAACAAATACTTTAAGCATTACTGCTACTGGCGTTGATTCTGGCACTTATGGATCTACAACACAGATTCCGGTGTTTACAGTTAACGACAGAGGACAAATCGATTCTATCGGCACCGTATTAGTTGCTGGTGTATCATCAACTAGTTATGATTCATCAAACGGCCAGTTGACAATCAACACAGCCGACGGTAACTCATTTGTTACTACATTGCACGATTCTGCTGATCATGTGTCAAGAGCAAGATATGCAATAACCTCTGTCGATAACGGTGGTGATGGTTCATTCACATACAATGCATCCACGGGTGTGCTCACGTACACGGGCCCATCGGCAGCAGAGGTGCGTTCACACTTTAGTGCTAGCGGTGACCTAAGCTATGATAGCGCAACAGGTCAATTCACCTTTGATGTTGAAGCTGTTTATACTAAGGCTAATTTTGACAGTGACTTTAATGTATCACTTGACGAAGCCGCATTAGGTGGTACTGGTTTAACTTATAATTCAGGTACTAATACACTTGACATTACAAACACCGGGGTTGTTGCTGGCGAATACGGTTCTGCAACACAGATACCAATTATTACTGTTAATGCTCAAGGACAAGTTGATAGCATTAGTGAAATCCTTGTTGCCGGTGTTACTGATTTTGGCTTTGATTCATCAAACGGACAGTTTACAATCAGTACTGCTGACGGTGGTTCATTTACAACAGTTGCAACGTTAGATCCATATACAACAACTACATTGGCCGAAGGCGGTAATCTTTACTATACAACGGCACGTGCTGATAGTGATGCAAAGAATTCGGTAAGTGCTACCGACGCTGGTGGTGATGGTTCACTTGTTTACAATAATGGCACTGGTGTGTTTACCTATACTGGCCCTAGCGCTACTGAAACAAGAGCTCACTTTACCGGCGGTACGGGTGTAACGATTACAGATGGTACTGTTGAAATCGGACAGACTGTTGACAGCACAAGTGATGTTATTTTCGGCAAAGTAACGGTTGATTCTGCCAACGTTGGTGGTATTAATTTTAACGCAACACCTGGAACATATTCATCCGTACCTGGTGCGTTGTATTGGGACTCAGATCCACAGAAAGGCTTGAGTTTCACACCCACGACCAATGAAGGTAATAGTGATGTCACAATTAATATTGGCCAAGAATCCTTAATTTACGTACACAACCAAACTGGCGAAACGGTTAGCAATGGTGATATTGTTTATATCTCCGGCACCGCACATGGGCAACATCCATCAATTACAAAGGCCAAAGCTGATGTTGCAGTATCTGGTACTGTTGCAATGGCAACCATGGATATGGTTGATAATGCTCACGGTTATGTCACTCGTTTTGGTCTTGTAAGAGATCTAAACACTGGTGGTTTAACTGCTGGTGCTGATGTTTATCTTTCTGTAGACTCTGCTGGTAAGTGGACAACCAATAGTGTTACGGTTGATGATGGTTATCCTATTCATATCGGTAAAATTATTAGGGTTGATTCATCAACTGGTTCAATACTTATTGACCCGTTCACCGAACATTTTGAGTATTTAAGAATTCAAGATCGGATGATTGTTACCGGATCAGTTGAAGCATCAACAATGCTCATTGATTCCTCTCTTAAATTTGCTGATATTGATTATGCACTACGCCCAGCATGGGATGAAGGCAGAATGTGGTATGATCAAGACGGTAAAACACTTGCCTATCATACCGCCGATTCTGATTATGTCCAATATATTGGTGAGAGAGAATGGGTACGAGGTAGAAATAGTTCTGGCCTATTTATTGCAAAAGGTACTCCAGTTTATACGGATGGCGTGCACATTGCCGGTCATCCCATTCACGGACATCATCCATTAATCTACTCAGCCGATGCTGCTGTAGATGGTAAGTATGAAGTTATTGGTGTTACTGCTCATGATGTTCCTAATGGTGCCCATGGTTATGTTATAACACGTGGTTGGATTCAGGACATTGATACAACAGGCCTCGTGTCAGGTCAAAGATTCCATTTGGCCCCAGGTGGTGGTTATCAAGTTGCTGCAGCTAATTATCCTAACTATCCGATTGATCTTGGTATTGCTCTTACTATTGATTCTGCCGGTGCTGGTGGTTCAGTTTATATTGATGTTAATAGTCACACACAAGAACAATTACGTATCACTGGCGATGGAAGAGTTGATGGTAACTTTACCGTTGGTGGTAACCTTAACGTTGTTGGTGTTACCACCTCGGCGATAACACAAGATATAACAGTATCATCTAACCTTGTAAAACTTTTGGACGGCAATACACTTGGTACTGCTTATCAAAGTGTGGGTGGCTTGGATGATGCAACATTTATTGGTTCATATCGTGGTGATTCAGACCTGTTCTATTTTGTAAGAATTGCTTCCACTGATTCCAGTGGTGATGTTATTGAATGGGGTATTTCAGATTCCGATCTGATGTCATACGGTTCATTTAATGGCACCTATGGTTATGGTGCTGGATTTGATTCAGCCAATGGTCCTACTACATGGAATCTAATTACTAATGGTTTGACTGCGCCATTAAGAAATAATATCTCTATTCGGTTTATTAACGAGACTGGCCACCAGGATTCAGATGTTTGGTGTGCGCACCCAACTGAATTGAATCTTGACCTTGGTATGGTTGGTAACTACAACCCCGCGGGCCCTGGTGGTATTAAATATGCAGGTCTGTATAGAAGCGCCACTGATGCACGGTGGAGATTCTTTGATGGCCTGACACAAAACCTTGATAGTTCTGTTGTTTCAATTTCAGACTCTGATGGGTTTACACTATCAGATGTCCAAGCAAATACTTTTTACGGTTCGCTAAGTGGTAATGCAACAAGTGCAACTTCTGCTACACAACTTGCCACAGGTAGAGCATTTAGTCTGACAGGTGATATTACAGCAACTGGTGTATCATTTGATGGTACTGGCTCAGTACAATTAACAACTGTTTACAATCCAGGCTCAATTGTTAATGCTGATATTAATGCAACTGCCGGTATTGTAGATACAAAACTTGCTACAATCAGTACTGCGGGTAAAGTTTCCAACTCTGCTACTACGGCAACTGCTCTTAACACCGGTTCTGCAATCGTTGCTCGTGACGTAAGTGGTAACTTTACTGCTGGTACAATTACCGCTGCATTAACGGGTAATGTCACAGGCCAGGTTTCTGATATCAGTAATCACAGCACTACGGACTTGTCTGAAGGTGATAACTTATATTATACCAAAGTTCGCGTTGACTCAGATGTTAATCAAGGCTTTACTGACCGCAATACAACAAACCTCGTTGAAGGTGATAACCTTTACTATACAAAAGCTCGGGTTGATAGTGATGTCAATCAAGGTTTTACTGATAGAACAACTACTGATGTAGCAGAAGGTACCAACCTTTACTACACAACGGTTCGTGCAGATAGTGATTTTGATGTTCGATTGACCACAAAATCAACAACCGATGTTGCTGAGGGTACTAATCTTTACTATACAACTGCTCGTGCTGATAGTGATTTTGATGCAAGGCTTACAACTAAGTCTACCGATGATGTAACCGAAGGTACAAATCTTTACTATACAACGGCTCGTGCTGATAGTGATGCAAAGAATGCAATATCAGTTACAGATACCGGTGGTGATGGTTCACTTTCATATAATCCAATTACTGGCATTATTACATACACAGGTCCTTCACCCAGTGAAATAAGATCACATTTCTCTGCTGGTGGTGATTTAAGTTATGATTCTGCCACTGGTAGATTTAGTATTGATGTTGAAACAATTTACACCAAGATCAATTTTGATTCTGACTTGGGTGATGCTTCAACCGATGACTTGCCTGAAGGTATTATAAACCTTTACTATACAACGGCTAGAGCAGATAGTGATTTTGATTCAAGACTTACAACAAAGACAACTACTAATGTAGCAGAAGGTACTAATTTATATTATACCACAGCTAGAGCAGATAGTGATTTTGATGCAAGATTAAATATCAAATCAACCACAGATGTTGCCGAAGGTAGTAACCTTTACTATACAACTGCTCGTGCAGATTCCGATGTTACAGCATTGGTTGATAGTGATTATATTGCAGCAAGAATTATTGAAGCAGATCCGGCCGGCACTGCCGTAGCAATGGCCATTGCACTTGGATAAATAATAAAAGGAAATAATATGGCAAATACATTTAAAAATTATGCAAGTGCTGGCGTTGGGACATCCCCGGCTACCATACTTACAGCAACGGCCAACACAACGGTGATTGGTTATTCAATCGCCAATGTGACGGCAGATACCATTACTGCATCGGTTATAGTTACTATCAGTAGCAGTGATTATTATCTTATTAAAGATGCGGTTGTTCCAACTGGTGGTGCATTGATACCCATTGGTGGTGATCAGAAGTTGGTGTTGGAAACAGGCGATGCAATTAAAGTATCTAGCAATACTGCAGCATCTGCTGATGTTATTATGAGTGTATTGGAGATTACTTAATGGCTTATATTGGATCTTCCGCTGCACTAATACCGGTTGCGTTCTCTGCGGTTAATTCTCAAGCATTTAATGGGGATGATTCATCAGTTAGTTTTACATTGAATCGTGCTGTATTAACAAAGCAACTTGAGGTGATAGTTAATAATGTCCAACAATCACCCTATGATGGTTCATACGCTGTATCTAGTACAACACTAACGTTTTCAGAAGCACCATCCACAGGTACTGCAAATATCTATGTTAATTATAGAGACCAATCCGTAGGTACTATTATTGACGAAACTGCTTATAGAAAAGGTGAAGTCGATTCACTACTAGGCACTATTGATTTGTCAAGCCGTGTAGCAAAAACTGGCGACACTATGTCAGGCACACTAATCATTAATGGTGAACTCTTTGTAAACAGCAATGAGATTAACCTTGATGATTTGCAAAGCCTGAGTTGGGGTGATGGATCTGTACAGGTAAGGGGTAATGGTACAGCAGAAACTCTGGAGTTAAGAACCAGTGCAGCAACACGACTTTATATCACACCCACTGGTGATATTGGTATGGGTACACCAACACCAGAACGAACATTGGATGTTGTGGGCCACATCTCTAACCGTGGACTTTATTTTAATCCTAATACAATTGATAGTGATGTGCTTATTGACTCGGATCGCAACGCAATGATGGTTGGTCCAGTCACTATAAATAGCACTATAACCATCAATGGTACATTTACGGTAGTATAAGAATATATGGCAAGTGAAATAACAGTACAAACAATCAGGGGACCGGCCTCTGGTACAAATGCAAATAAAATTTTAATTCCTGCCGGCCAGACACTTGATGCAAGTAGTGGGTTTATTCCTCCAGCTGGTGGTGTGTTGCAGGTAGTGCAAACGGTAAAGTCCGACACATTTTCTACCACTAATAGTTCGTTCGTTGAAATTTCTGGGTACAGTGTTACGCTTACACCTTCTTCGGTGGCAAGCAAAGTTATGGTGGAAGTGTGCCTTCATATTGGCGAAAACACAGACGCGTTTCCAGTTTTTAGAATGTACCGCAACGGCACAGAACTTCAAATTGCTTCGCCTATTAGCCCTGGTACTTCTGGAATGTTCGGTAAAACAACAACAGGCAACGACGCCCGCGACCAGTATTTACTAGAGCCAGTAAACTTCAAGTTTTTAGACTCACCAAACACAACAGACGCTGTTACATACACTATTCGCGTTAGGGCTATGGGCTCTACATCTAGAACAATTTTTGTGAACAGGTCACAGACTATTGGCGACGCAAACCAATACACTGTAATTTCAACATTTACTGCCACGGAGATTGCAGGATGAGTATCGCATATGTAAATCAAATTCTCCCAAAGGATGGTTCACAGGTTTCCATACCCAACTTCGCTCCTATTGCTGGTAGTGTGATTCAGGTAGTGCAAGCAGTTAAAACAGATTCTATGGCTGCGTCTCCTGGAGCTCTTTGGGCTGATGTACCCGGTCAGGGTGGTGTAGGGGCGTTTAGTGCGACTATTACGCCATCATCTACATCAAGCAGAATACTAATTATTGTTGATATGAAAGGCGCTGGAACAACGGATTCTAGCGTTATACGTTCAAGACTTTTAAGAAACTCAACTCCAATTTATATTGGTGATGCCGCAAGTAATCGTCCTCAAGCTATGGGTCAGTTTTATATGGCATCGCCCGCAGGATCTTTTTATATTGCACAACTTGGGGGTACTTTTTTGGATTCTCCAGCAACTACTTCTGCTGTTACATATAAAGTTCAATTTGGTGCTGATGGAAATACTCAAACAGTTTATGTAAACAGAACTCAAGGTGATAGAGATGCTAACGTTTACGACTCAAGAGTAGCAGCAACTATTACAGTTATGGAGATCGCAGGATGACCAGTATAATTAAAGTTGATGCCATCCAAATGAGTAATGGCGATACTCCATCTATATCTGATATGGGGTTCTCTCCTCTTGAACGAGCAGATATACCAGTGTCAGCAACTTATCAAACACAATGTGCAGCACGTACCTCTACACAGTCATTGTCAGGTGATTCTGGGTGGGTAGATCATTTATCTTCAACATTTACAGTAACCAAAGATAATACTGCAGTACTTTTTTTATATAGTTCTGCTTCCAGTTATGAATCTGGAACTGTTCAGGGATTTGCCAGACTATTATTAGATGATGTTATGATAGGATATAACTCATGTGTAGCTAAACAAAGTACAGCAAATTCAGCTGGTGCTGGAACAGTGCAGTGGGATTCTCAAACCGTATCTGCGGGTACACATACGGTTAAAGTTCAGCTACGAAATACTCAAGCCGGTACACAGTGGCAAACACCTTACTTTACGGCCGATTCCCAAACTGCAAATACTTTGTCAATCTTATTTTACGGAAAATAAAAGGAAATAAAAAATGCTACTTTCAGAAGCACTATCTAAATTAGGCATCACAGAATGGGTACTGAATGGTGACCCAAAAACGGAAGCAGAATTTACCACTATGTTTGGTAAAGTCACTGGCACTGATGCCAATGGTTCTGCAATCATATCAAATAACTCAGCTGATTGGGGATTTACCTGGGCTGAATTAAAAGCCAAGTCTGATGAATTAGAAGCAGCGGCACCACTTCAAGCATTACGTGCTGAACGTGACCGATTGATTGCCGCAACCGATTGGTGGGCGTCATCTGACTTAACGATGACTGTGGAACAATCGGCATATCGTCAGGCGTTGCGCGATATTACAGATACATATCAATCACTCGATACAGTCGTTTGGCCTACAAAGCCTTAAGGTGTAATTAAATGAGTAATGCAAGAAATCTGTCAAGAATTATTACTGGTAACTTTGATGTTCCCTTGGGCGCTTTAGATAACGTACCACCGTCTAATGATGCTAGTGCGTTAACTACGGGGACTTTGCCGATTGCTCGTATTGCTGGTGGTGCAATTACTGCTGATAAAATTGGCGCTGGTGTTATTACTTCTGCGGCTGTAAGCGACCAAGCAAATACAAGTACGGGGTCTTTATCATTACCTGCGGGAACAACTGCACAACGCCCCGGCTCACCGGCGGAGGGGATGATCCGCCAAAACACCTCAAACGGCAACCCAGAGTGGTACAACGGTACTTCATGGGTATCTATAGTACCATTTAGTTATGCAGTTGAGTATCTCGTTATTGCTGGTGGCGGTGCAGGTGGTAATAACCATGCGGGTGGTGGCGGTGCAGGGGGTTATCGTTCCTCTGTTTTCGGCGAGTCATCTGGTGGTGGCGTATCTGTTGAAGCGTCTTTAACTCTTGTAACTAACACAGCGTATACAGTTACTGTTGGTGCGGGGGGTGCTGCCGCTGGTGGGGGCACAAGCAATAATACCAATGGTGGTAATAGTGTATTCGGGTCAATAACGTCAGTAGGTGGCGGAGCAGGCGGTAATCGAAACGATTCTGCTGGCACTAGCCCCGGGCAAAACGGTGGCTCAGGCGGCGGTGGCGGCGGTGCGGTGACGTCGTTTTCGCAAAACCATGTTGCGGGTTTGGGAACAGTCGGGCAAGGATATGCAGGTGGTACTGCTACTGACCCAAATGGCGGAGGCGGAGGCGGCGCAGGTGCTGTTGGACAACCCGGTGCTGGTGGTGGTTCTCGTGTTGGTGGTAATGGTGTAACTTCTTCTATTACTGGGTCAGCAGTAACAAGAGCAGGCGGCGGCGGTGGAAGTAGCGGTGGCGATCCTGCTGCGGCTGGCGGTTCAGGTGGTGGCGGTACGTCGGGAACTAGTAGTGGTTCTAATGGTACTGCTGGAGCAGCAAACACCGGCTCTGGAGGCGGCGGTGGCGGTGCGGGTAATACTACTGGTTCTAACGGGGGCTCAGGTGTAGCTATCATCCGTTATGCTGGCTCACAGCGTGGTACTGGCGGCACAGTCACTTCGTCTGGCGGTTACACGATCCACACCTTCACAAGCTCAGGCACATTTACAGCATAAAGGAAAAAATTAAACATGGCACATTTTGCAAAAGTAAATAACGGTATGGTGATACAAGTCATCGTTGCTGAACCTGAATTCTTTGATACATTCGTGGACTCAAGCCCCGGTCAATGGATTCAGACTAGCTACAACACACACGGTGGTGTTCATACTAATGGTGGCACACCACTGCGTAAGAACTATGCTGGTGTTGGATATACTTACGATTCAGTCCGTGATGCTTTCATCCCACCAAAACCATATGTAAGTTGGACTCTAAACGAAGACACTTGCTTATGGGATTGTCCTGCAGCATACCCCGATGATGGTAAGGTTTATGCCTGGGATGAGGATGCACAACAATGGAATGAGGTTGTGGGTGAGTAAAGTAGCAAAGCATATTTATCATAAGCACATCTTGTTAACATAAATAAAAGAATAATATGGCACTCAGTAAAATTATAACTGGATCACTGGCAGACTCGGCAATCACTACAAATAAAATTGCAAATCTTGGGATACATTCTGTTGATATATCAGCTGATGCTATCACTGCTGATAAAATTGGCGCTGGTGCAGTTACTTCTGCAAAGCTGAATGATAATATTGCATTACCAGGCACTGATGCAGTAACAGTACCTAAAGGCACTGAGGCACAACGTGGTGCTGGTGTTGCTGGTAAGTTTCGTTTTAATACTGAAACAAATGGATTTGAAGGTTATAATGGTACTGCTTGGGGTGAAGTTGGAGGTGGTGGTGGAGCGACTGGTGGTGGTGATGATGCCATATTCTACGAGAATGGCAAGACTATAACAACAAGTTATTCAATCACAGCTAATAGTAATGCAATGTCTGCTGGACCAATTACGATTAATAGTGGTGCTTCAGTTACAATCCCAGATGGTTCACGCTGGGTTGTTATTTAAAGGATAGATATGAGTATTGTATTAAATGGAAATGGTTACATCACAGGCGCTGCTGGCTTAGGTAAAGGAGGCAGTGAAACAAACATTGCTTTTTACGAAACTGATAACACAATCACAAGCGATTACACCATTGGCACAAACAAGAACGCTATGAGCGTGGGTGACATAACGGTTGCTACCGGTGTTACGGTTACTGTTCCAACTGGTTCTTTTTGGGTGGTTGTATGAGCGGAAATATTAACTTTAACGGCTGGCTTAACGATGACGGCTCAGAGAACTACAAGTGTAGGGCTTGGGTGAACTTCAACGGCACTGGCGTTGTGGCTATAAGAGCAAGTGGGAATGTGAGTTCTATTACGGATGGAGGTGCTGCTAGGTATCGCATAAACCTATCTAGTGCAATGCCGGATGAAAACTATGTAGTTGCTGGGTCTGTTAACCCTAATGGTTCGTCGGGGTCGTATATGGGGTCTGGTGTAACTACAGTTTTAGGTGCTAATACAGCAAGCCAAGTGCAAATTGAGTTGCGAGACTACACCAACAACTATACAGACACTGACACAGTGATGGTAGCCATCTTCCGCTAGGAGCTAATATGTCAACAATTAAAACAGAAACACTAAGCACCCCTAGCAACTCAACCGTTCCAGTAGACACAGTGGTGAACGGGACAGCAAAGGCTTGGGTGAACTTTAACGGAACAGGTGCAGTGGCTATCCGTAGGGCATTTAATGTAGCGAGTATTACGGATAATGGGACTGGTAATTACACAGTGAACTTTACGACTGCTATGGCAGATGCAGATTACTCAGCAATTTGTAATTCTTCAAGCGGGGGAGTGACAAATACTGACACAATGGTTAATCCTTACGTCTGGAATGTGAATAGTGTGTCTTTGGGAACCAACAATAATGCTGGCACAATTGCTGACAGAATTTATATCAACGTAACCATCTTCAGCTAAAGGGTTTTTATGGGTACAACAATAAGCGGAACAAATGGTGTTACCTTCCCAGATAGCACCTCAATGCAAACAGGTCAACAGGCTTGTAAGGCGTGGGTTAACTTTAATGGCACAGGGACTGTGGCGATTAGGGCAGCCTACAATGTGAGTAGTATTACTGATAACGGAACTGGTGACTATACGGTTAACTTTACTACGGCTATGGTGGATACAGGTTATTGTGTAACTGATGGTGATGTACTAAACCGAAATGTATCAAACGCAAAATTTGATGGAACAGGTATAAGGTCAACAACCCAACTACAGGTGTATGCATATGACGGTGCAGCGTATTCTGATTTTGCAATAATGCAGTTTTCTGTCTTCCGCTAACCAACTAATTTTTTAAGGAGTCTAACATGGACAACAAACGAGTAATTTACCCAACAGACGAAGGCGGTGTTGCTGTCATCGTTCCCGCACCCGGCGCTACACAAGAGCAGGTGCTACAGGCTGTACCAGCAGGTAAGGCTTACAAGATAGTCGATGTGGCTGATGTGCCTAGCGACCGTACATTCCGCAACGCATGGGAATACACAGCTTAAGAGATAAATATGGACTACAAAGAACTGCTTATTAAATACATAAACCATGTTGCAGATAATGAGGGTGTTACTTTCATTAAGGACACATGGAAGGGTGATGGCTTCACTGAAGAACAGTGGGCTGAACTTATCGCGCTTGATGAACAGGCGTGGAAACAAATTAACGGAGAGACAGGATGATTACAGTTAACGTAGACAAAGCAAAGGGCATTGCCCATGAAGTTCGCCGTGCCAAGCGCACTGAAGAGTTTGCACCACTGGATGTAAAGGCTACTATCCCATCTGAGGCTGTAGCGGCTGAAGAGGCACGTGCTGCCATTCGTACCAAGTATGAAGGTGTACAAACGTCTATTGATGCTGCCGCTGATGTGGACGCATTGAAAGCTATCGTCGAGGGGTTGTAATGTCTAAGGTTGTTATTGCTGGGGATGCCAGCGGGACGGGAACGTTCACAATTAGTGCACCTAACGGCAATACCGACCGGACGCTGACGCTTCCTGATGAAGCTGGGACGGTGTTGACGAGTGCGGGTGTACCTGCTAGTGCTATGCCAGCGGGGAGTGTGTTGCAGGTGGTTCAGGGTTATCTGGGAACAACTGCTTCAGCCTCTACTAGCAACGATACAACAGTAGACACTGGACTACAAGCAAGTATTACGCCATCTAGCGCAAGCTCAAAAATATTAGTTCAATACAATGTATTTTTAGGTCAACAAGACTCATACAATATGTTTGTTCGTATTTTAAGAGATTCAACATATATAGGAAATGGAACATCAGAAGGTGGAAGACCAGTTGGGAACGCGGTTGCAAACAACTACCATTCAACTAATGATGGATATTCAGTATCTCCAACTTCAAACGTTTATTTAGACAGCCCAAACACTACATCTAGTATAACTTATAAGATACAAATGGGCTGTTATGGTGGGAATCTTGTTTATATCAATAGATCGCATATTTTTCAAGCCTCGGCAGGAGCATACGACACAATTCCCTTATCCACAATAACACTTATGGAGATTGCGGCATGATTGACAAACCAAAAGCACTTCAATCTCTACGACCCAACGCTCAGTGGGTTCTGCGTGGCGATGTTCTTGAATGGCTGGACACTGAGCAAACGCAACCAACAGAAGCCGAAATCACAGCCGAAGTTGCTCGCCTACAAGCTGAGTACGACAACAAAGAATACCAGCGCCAACGTGCCCAAGCCTACCCATCAATTGCTGACCAGCTAGATTTAATCTACCACGAAGGCGTTGACGCTTGGAAGGCTCAGATTGCCGCAGTGAAACAGGAGTATCCAAAGCCATGACATTTGAACAATGGTTTGCCTCACTAGGCGGTGGCTATTATAGCTACGAAGATTTATTCCGTGAGTGCTGGGCTAACGCTACTGAAAGCGCCGCCAAGGTTGTGGATGAAATGGCAGAGGATCAAGAAAGAGAGTACGAGCCTACGCCAGCAATTCAATGGACTTTAAACAAAGCCGCAGAGATAAGGGCAAACAAATGAGCACATTAGCAACAAACGCCATCACTGACGCTAGCGGTGGCAACACAGCAACCATAAACGGGCAAACGCCTACCGTGTCAAACATGGCTGGGCGCAACCGCCTGATAAATTCAGATATGCGGATTGACCAGAGGAACGCTGGGGCGAGTGTTACAAACGATAGTGCTGATCTTAAGTTTGCTGTCGACAGGACAAACATATATGGTGCGGTTTCATCTAAGTTCACAGCCCAACAAAATGCTGGTTCTGTAACACCACCAGCTGGATTTTCAAACTATCTTGGTTGTACTTCATCCTCCGCTTACACTGTCGGTGCTAACGAAAACTTTTGGGTTCAGCAAAGAATTGAGGGCTACAATGTTGCCGACTTGGATTGGGGAACTGCAAACGCCAAGACTGTAACGCTTTCGTTTTGGGTGCGGTCTAGTCTTACAGGAACATTTGGCGGGTCTTTTCAAAACTCAGCATCAAACAGAAGTTATCCTTTCACATATACCATCAACACGGCAAACACTTGGGAGCAAAAGACAGTTACTGTGGTTGGAGATACCAGCGGCACATGGCTAACAACTAATGGTGTTGGTATAAAAGTAACTTGGGGGCTTGGTATTGGTTCAACATACAGCGGTACTGCTGGCGCATGGGCTGGGGCCAACTACAACGCTCCAACAGGCGCAGTCAGCGTAGTCGGCACAAGCGGAGCAACCTTTTACATCACAGGCGTACAACTCGAAGCGGGAAGCGTAGCGACTCCTTTTGAGCGTAGGCAGTATGGGCAGGAGTTGGCGTTGTGTCAGCGGTATTATGAGTGGGGAGCCGCTTCTGGTTCTGGTTACGCAGCGATTACAGCTATCTTTGACGCTGGCTCTACTTCTAATATTGACTTTAAAGTATCAAAAAGAGTAGTTCCAACGATGACAAATATGACTTTGTCTGGCAACCAATATCCAAATAATCAAAGCAATAGTGTGCCCCGATACGAAGGCGGATATTCGCGTGGTTTTAGATATACGACAGAACATAATACCACGTTTTGGAACGTCACTACTGGCGCTGGCGGGTCTGGAGGCCCAGCAGGACATCAAATAATTTGGAACGCTAACGCGGAGTTATAAAAATGATTTACAAATTAACTAGTGAAAAATATGGCGCTCAGGTTCAACGGCTGTCCGACAACGCCTTTATCCCCTTCGACCCTGCCAACACAGATTACCAAGAATACCTGAAGTGGCTGGACGAGGGTAATACACCAGAACCCGCAGATGAATGACTTATATAAATACTATTAAAATTAATCGGAATCAATTATGAGTTATTTGGGCATACCTCCTTTCGGTAAAACAATTAGAACTATAACTGAAATTATAGCTGATTCAGCACAGTCAAGCTTTTCTATCACCGGTGGTTATGTTACTGGCTATGTTGATGTTTATCTTAATGGTGTTGCACTATCCTCATCCGATTTTACTGCAACTGATAACACAAATGTGGTGCTTCAAGTACCAGCTGCGGCATCTGATGAATTTAAATCTATAGCATATTTTCCAGTATCACTCGTTGATATATACAGAAAAAGTGAAGTACTTGGCCTGGCTGGAACTTCATTTCTTGCCTATGATTCAAATCTACAATCATTTGTAAACACATTTACGTTACCTGTTGCCGACGGCACCACAGGGCAAGTTCTTCAGACTAATAGCTCAGGCATATTATCCTTTGTAGATGTAGCCGCAGATGGCGTAGACTCTGCCGCTATTACTAATCTGATTGATTCTGATTATGTGTTTAATAAATCATCGCTTCGATACGATGTATATGATAGCGTTGGTGCGTATTCATATACGCAGGCTGTTAGTATGCAGTTTTACCCAGTAGCAACAGAAAATGGTGGTACGGTTAAAATCAATCCTAAGTTTAAATACTTAGATTCTGTTGGTACAGAGTTTGAAGCTGATGTTCACTTTACGTCTGATTTCATTGATTCGTACTATATTCAGGCAATGATTGCTGCATCAGCACCAGCACCTGTTACTGCTTTTGGTAGCGTTGATGTTTCTGGTGATATTATACCTACATTAAATGCAACGTATGATTTAGGAAGTACTTCATTACGTTGGAATAACATATACACTAGTGACTTAAATTTAAAGAACGCATTCGGTGATTGGACCATTGTTGAGGGTGATGAAGATTTATTCTTATATAATAACAAAAAAAGTAAAACATATAAATTCGCATTAATAGAAGTTGACCCATCAACAGTACCGCCTAAAAGGGGTTAAGCAATGCCAATAATTGGAACTGTTCAATTCAATGATGGTACTACCCAAAGTACGAAATTTGATAGTACTATGGATACCGGGATACCTATTAGTATAAATTATTATAATACCGCAGGTGCACATACATGGACTAAACCTACTGGATGTACTAATGTATTGGTAAAAATTATCGGTGGTGGTGGTGGTGCCGCAGGTTATTGTGAAAGTGGTGGCGGCGGTGGATATGCAGAGGAAAACATCGACGTATCAGCCGTAAGCACCGTTGCTGTAACCGTAGGCGGTGGTGGTGGTGCTGTGGGATATTATGCCGCAGCTGGTGATGGTGGTACCAGTAGTTTTGGATCTTATTGTAGCGCCACTGGCGGGTATGGTTCAAATAGAAACTATAGTCATACTGGCGGTCATGGTGGCGTTGGTAGTAATGGCGGTATTAACCTATACGGTGGCGATGGTACTGGCCACGCAAACAGCGCAGGACATTACCCCGGCGGTACTGGTGGTGGCACTTATTTAGGTGGCGGTAGTACTGTGAATAGATCTACTACAACTACACAGATGGATATAGGATCACCTGGATGTGGTGGGCCTGGTGGCAGAACGAATGACGGCGGTGCCGGTAATGCAGGTCAACCAGGCGCAGTGATTGTTTATTCTTTTAAGTGAGAAAATTATGGCAATAAATGGAACAGTTCAATTCACTGATGGTACAACCCAAGCTACAAAATTTGATTCAACCGATGATCAGGGAAAAATAATACAAATTAACTCTTATACCACAGCAGGTACTCATACATGGACTAAGCCTAGTGGTTGCACAAAAGCTTTGGTGCAGGTTGTAGGAGCTGGGGGCGGTGGGGCCAGCTATAACGAATCCGGTGGTGCTGGTGGTTATTCAGAAAAACTAGTTGATGTATCAGCAGTAAGTACAGTAACAGTGACAATAGGTGGAGGTGGTGGTGCTGTAGGTTATTATGCCGCAGCTGGTGATGGTGGTACCAGTAGTTTTGGATCTTATTGTAGCGCAACCGGTGGCTATGGTGCAAATAGAAATTCCAATCATACTGGTGGAGTTGGCGGCGCAGGCACGGGTGGCGATATTAATGTACGCGGAGGCTCAGGCACTGGACATGGAAATACAGGTGGCCGAGAAGCGGTTGGCCGTGGTGGTAAAAGTTTTTTTGGTGGAGGCTCCGGCGCATCTCATTCAACTAATACGGGTAATCTTAATCCCGGCAGTCCGGGTGCTGGTGGTGTAGGTGGTGCAATGCAAAATTGGGCTGGTACCAATGGATCCATTGGCGCAGTCATAGTTTATTCATATAAATAAATACAAGATGTCATTAATTACTGGATCAATTACTTTTACTGATGGTACTACTCAAACTACGAAGTTTGACAGTACAAACGATACTGGTAAAGTTAAGTCAATATCATCATATATCACAGCAGGTACTCATACATGGACTAAGCCTAGCGGATGCACCAGTGTATTAGTTAAAGTGGTTGGTGGCGGTGGCGGCGCAGCTGGTTATTGCGAAAGTGGTGGCGGTGGTGGTTACTCGGAAAAAATCATAGATGTATCAGCAGTAAGTACAGTAACAGTGACAGTAGGTGGTGGCGGCGGCGCAGTAGGTTATTATGCCGCAGCTGGTGATGGTAGTACCAGTAGTTTTGGTAGTTATTTATCAGCTAGTGGTGGTTATGGCGCAAATAGAAATTATAGTCATACTGGTGGAGTTCCAGGTCTCGGATCATCAGGTAATGTAAATCTTTACGGGGCTATGGGCACTGGTCATGGAAACAGTATGGGGCATGGTGGATTAGGCCGTGGTGGTGATACATATTTGGGTGGTGGAAGAGGCCCTAATAGAGCCAACAACGGTGGTGTTGTCGGGCCAGGCGCGCCGGGATCAGGAGGTTCTGGTTGGCGCACAAATGAAAGTGGCACAGGTACTCCTGGAAATGCAGGAGCAGTTATTATTTTGGAGTTTTCTTAAACATGAAAAAAGCATTATTGAATAGTTTAGAACCAGGCCGAGTGTGTGATGTTGTTGATCTGGGCAATGAGTTTGAAGCAGCAGCTTCGTTCCGATGGGTTGATTGCCCAGACGACACATTGACATCACATACATATAATGAATCCAGTGGAGAATTTATTGCATTTGATCCACTTACACAACCTGGATTTGCTGACAATGCATACAAGCTTGCCAGAGCCGTAGCCTATACTGGTATTGGTGACCAATTGGACATGTTGTACAAGGAAATTTTAGCAAATGGGACCATATCTGCAACAGGTCCCTGGGCAAGTCATATTACAGCAGTAAAAGCACAGATACCAAAAGATGATCCAGCAGCAGTACTAACTTATATAAGAAATAATCCTCCAGCGTAAATTTACAGTGATAATTATTTTATGAATACATTTCGAAGATTTTCAATAGCACATTATGACAAATTTCATGGTAATTACACACATACCTATTATACAATTTTAAAAAACGCAGATCAGGCATTTAGAGATAATATCCATGATGTCTATTTTGGAAAATATTTTTATTATACTTACAACGGTGAGGATAAACGTTGCGGCAATCCAATGGGTGTTGAAGCCAGTGATGAACAAATAGAATATCTTTTTAAAATACAAAACGAATTAGGCATTGAAATTTCACTTACTGTGAATACAATGGAATTTCCACACGAAGTTGTATTTAATGATGAAATTAGGCAACAATTTGTGGAATGGATTGGTGGATTTTATGATCGTGGCTTGAGAAGCTGTACCATATCATCAACACATATTATGCGTACAGGTGAACTGCAAAATAGATGTCCTGATATGAGATGGAAAAGCACTGTAAATCAAATCTGTGCAGATGCTCAGCAGTTTATTGATTTTGCATATTTGGGATATAATACAATATTATTGGATAGAAGTTTAAATAGAAATATTAAAGAACTTAGACGAATTAAACGAGCACAGGATTATTTAAATGAGAAAAATCCCAGAAAAAAGGTTTTAACCTCATTGCTTGTGGCCGAATCATGTGTCTATAGTTGTCCATTTAAACGCGAGCATGATTCAGTGGGTGAAGTTATTAGCACTGATTATTTTAAAGGCCCGGCCAATCTAACCTGCAACGGTTGGCGAGGTTCAGAGCAATTTATAAAATTGCCTAGGTCTGGAATAAACTTGGTTGCAAGTTCCAGTGATTCATATAACCAATGGCTTGATCTGGTCGATGTATTAAAAGTTTCTGGCCGATTGTCTACTCCAATGTTTGATCACTCGTCAATTGAACACATGAAGGCTGTATGGTTTTATAGTGGAAACCCAAAAACAAAACAGACAATAACTTTTAAGGGTGAAACAATTTATGCTGATAACTTTCAAGATATATTAGATAATAATTTAGAACCAATACATGATTGGATTCCTGGTTGGATTGATACCAGACATACCAAAGATGACTTTAGGTCAACTTATAAAAAGTATTCAGGTATTTGGTCTACCGATGGTGGTAAAAGATTAGAGAAATTGTTAACCAGCTGTAAAAATCAATGTTGGGATTGCCACGAATGTGAACGTACATTTGGTATGGAAGATATAGATTCTGCTTTGCAGCTACGCGTAAAAACATGACACCTATAATCGTTGACAATTTATTGCCAGTTGGTTATGCAGATGATATAGAACGAGACCTAAAACAAACTGGGTTCAATTGGTATTATATCGAGGATGTAACTAACCCAAAGTATGGAAACAATTCTGGGTTTGTGCATCCTGCATATGATTATGGTAAAAGCCCTAGTGAGTGGTTTCCTTATATTAAACCACTAGTGTATTCTATAGAACAATCTCTTGGTAGAAAAATAGAAGAATTATATAGAATACGCGTTGGGTTGTTGTTGCCATCACTAGATGATAAACAGTACAATACCCCACATGTGGATTTTTTGTGGCCACACTGCACCGCTTGCTACTACGTTTCAAACAGCGACGGTGACACAGTAGTATTTAATCAGCATCTATCAGATGCAGGTACTGACATAAATAACGAGTCGCTAAGGCTTTATGCAGAAGATACAAATTTTACAGTAAAAACTAGTGTAGCACCTGTGAAAAATAGGCTGGTGATATTTGATGGTTTTAATTTTCATGCTAGTACAAAACCAAAACAACATGACACAAGACTGGTAATAACAGTAAACTTTAAATGAGCAAACACATTAAAAAAATCCTAATCGTTGGTGGCGGAAGCTCAGGTTGGATGACTGCAGCAGCGCTAATCAAACAGGTGCCTGACATTGAAGTTAGTTTGATTGAATCACCGTCGACTCCTACAATCGGTGTAGGAGAAAGCACTATTGGGCAAATTAACACCTTTTTTACCTACCTAGGTCTTAAAGATGAAGACTGGATGAGTTACTGCAACGCAACTTATAAGACTTCTATTAAGTTTATAAATTTTAGGGAAAACCCAACAGACACACCGCACGTGTTCCACTATCCGTTTGGTCGGTACAATACAGCGAATAAACCAAGGATGATAATGGAATGGTTTATCGCGAAAGCGAAAGACCCATCATTAGACCCATACACTTTTGCTGAATTTTACCACGATTCAATCGCAATGATTGATAGCAACAAGTTAACAAAAAATGAAGATGGCAGCGTTAAGGGGTTTGATTTCTCTAATGATACTGCATACCATATGGATGCAACTCTCTTTGGCCAATACCTAAGAGACCGCATATGTAAACCAAATGGATTAACACATATATTAGACGATGTTGTTGATATTAGAAAAAACGACATGGGAGAAATAGATCACCTAACAACTAAAAACGGTGATACTCTTACTGCCGATCTCTTTATAGATTGCACGGGGTTCAAGTCTTTGTTGTTAGAAGAAACAATGCAAGTGCCATTCGTGTCTTTTTCTGACACGTTGCTCAACGACCGAGCTATCGCAACAGTAATTCCTTATGCAGATAAGGAACACGAAATGGAATCAGTTACTAGTTGTACTGCAATTGAGTCAGGTTGGGTTTGGAATATTCCATTGTGGAATAGAATAGGCACTGGATATGTTTACTCATCGCAATTTGCAACAGAGGAAGAAGCAGAAGAACAGTTTCGAAATCATTTAAAATCAGCTAACATGCGTTTACCGCATCAAATTAAAAGAGCCGAAGAAGCTGAAGTTAGACATATAAAAATTAAACATGGTGTACACAAGCGCAGCTGGGAAAAGAACGTAGTTGGCATAGGATTATCAATGGGGTTCATAGAGCCGCTTGAATCTACTGGCCTGATGTTGACACATGAAGGCATCATCAAACTAATACACACCTTAGGAGCTCGTAATGGCACTGTGACGCAGTTTGATATTGATTGCTATAACTTTGCATTCTACGAGCAAATTGTGAATTTTAAAGATTTTATTTCACTGCACTATGCATTGAGCATGCGTGATGACACTCCTTATTGGAAAAAAGTGACGTCAATGACTTACTCAGTTGGTATGAATGAACGCATTGCAAATGCAGTTGGAAACACGTATGCATCTGTAGCTTCAAATATACACAAAGAAAAGTCATTTGCATCAGAAGGTGGAGGCATTCTATACATTACTGCAGGTATGGGGCATAATTGCATTAACCAACCTCATGAAGAGTATTTAAGACTACTGTACCAAGAGCCTGAAGAACTTACATCTAAGGTTTTTAAAGAGTGGCAAGAACACAGAAAGGTGCTTAAAAAACATGTGGATACATTACCTAGCCATTATGAGTTCTTGCGTGACACCATATACAATAAATAAAAATCGTATAAATAGATAATAACCCTTTTGAGAAAAACCAATGCCAGATAGAATTCCACTCGTAATAGCAAACGACAAATTTCAAGAAATGACGGCTAGCGATACGCTTAGGCTTACTAGTGTCAGGGTGACTAATGATCCTGACAATCAGCTTATCATATATGATTCTGACGGAACCAGCCTAAGAGTGATTCAAGGTGTAAAAACAATTCCATAGTTTGTTTTCTATTTATTATAAATAGCATTAAGATTCATATTTTAGCACTATTTAAATTAAAATAGGCAACAGGGACAAATTAGAATGGCATCACCAAACAGTAGAGCTACACTCATTGATTATTGCAAACGCAAGCTTGGTGAGCCAGTGATTGAAGTTAACGTTGATGAAGATCAGGTAGATGATCGCATTGATGAGGCATTAGATTATTATAAAGAATATCACTCAGACGCAACGGTCAAGACTTACTTAAAGCATCTTGTGACAGCTGACGACGTGACAAATAAGTATATTACTTTATCGACTGATATTATTTACATCACGAAGTTGTTTCCAATTACTTCAACGTTTGCGAATAGCCGTAACTTTTTTGATATCAAATATCAAATCATGTTAAATGATGTACACAATCTTGCAGGCTTTGTTGGCGACTTGGCATACTACGAGCAAATGCAACAGTATATGTCATTGTTAGAGACTAAGCTGAATGGTACACCGCAAGTTCAATTCTCAAGAAGACAGAATCGACTTTATATCTTTGGTGATTTTTCTGACGAAGATATTAAAGAAGGCGATTACATTGTTGCTGAGGTTTATGAAACAATAAACCCAGAATCACACACTGCCATTTATAACGATAAGTGGTTAAAGGCGTATTCAACAGCACTTATTAAACAACAATGGGGCCAAAACCTTATTAAGTTTGATGGTATGCAATTGCCAGGCGGTGTAACGTTAAACGGTAGACAAATCTATGACGATGCGTCTGCTGAGTTAGAAAAACTAAAAGAAGATATCCGGCTTGAGAACGAAATGCCGCCTGACTTCTTTGTAGGATAATAATGCGTAATCTATACTTTTCAGATCAAGTAAGATCGGAGCAGAATCTCTATGAAGGTATTATCATAGAGTCGCTTAAGATCTACGGACAAGATGTTTACTATCTGCCACGCACTTTGGTGAATGAGGACAGAATCTTTGGCGACGATGTCCCTTCACAATTCAATTCATCTTATAAGATTGAGATGTACATTGAAAACATCGAAGGCTTTGACGGTGAAGGTGATTTGTTTAGTCGCTTTGGAGTCGAAATCCGGGATGAAGCAACCTTTGTTGTAGCGCGCAAGCGTTGGGCAGCAACTGTTGGCAAATACCAAAATGAGATATCAACTGAACGACCAAACGAAGGCGATTTAATTTATTTGCCTTTGACTAAAAAGTTGTTTCAAATTAACCACGTTGAGCATGAGCAACCATTTTATCAGTTAGGTAATTTGCCTCTCTATAAAATGCGCTGTCAACTCTTTGAATACAACGATGAGAACCTTGACACTGGTGTTAATGATATTGATGCAATTGAACAGGCTAATGCTTACGAATATATACTTAAGTTAAATAGAGCAAGTAATGCACCAATTGCTATAGGCGATACTGCATTACAGACTTTAGATTCAGCTGCCGGCATATTGATGGTTGGTGAAGTATCTCGTTGGTCAGACTCTGATCGTAATTTAGAACTTATACACGTCGGTGCTACTGATGGTAAATACCACGAGTTCGTTACGTCAAGGCCGATTAAGATACGAGGCGACTATAGAATAGATTCTGATTATAGCATTCTAAGTATTAGTGAAAATAACCAAATTTCTAATAATGAACAGAATGATGACTTTAGTGATTTATCGGATTCTTTCTTAGATTTTACAGAAGATAATCCTTTTGGTGACGCGGAGAATAATTAATGTTTGGAACGTATTTTTATCACGAAAAGGTTAGAAAAGCAGTAGCCATTTTTGGGCGTCTGTTCAATAACATATACGTCCTTCGGAAGAACTCTTCTGGTAGCGTCATTAGCCAAGTGAAAGCGCCATTGTCGTATGCGCCAAAATCCAAATACCTGGAGCGCATTAGAGAAAATCCAAGCCTTACGAATAACAGTCAAGTAGCAGTTAAATTGCCACGGATGTCATTTGAGATTACATCTTTTGCATATGATACAACACGACAATTAGCAAAGACCAGTTCATTTAATACACTTGGTTCTGCAGCTACAACAAGACAATCATTCTTTGCACCTGTACCATACACGATTACGTTTCAATTAAATGTGTATGCAAAGTCTCATGATGATGCATTGCAAATTGTTGAACAGATTCTACCGTTTTTTAATCCTCAGTACACATTGACGATTAAACCATTTCCCGATGCTTACCCAGAGTTTAAAGAGGATGTGCCTATTGCGATGCAGTCGGTCTCATTTACAGATGACTATGATGGTGCATTAGAGCAACGAAGAACCATTATATATACTTTAGACTTTGAAATGAAAATTAATTTTCATGGACCCGTTGCAAATTCTTCTGTTATTACCAGCGCCGTTACTAATTTGTTTCAATCTGGTGTTGGCTTGGCAGATTCTGATATTAAATTAGAAACACTTACTACAGTTACAAATCCGCTGGGTGTGTATGGTTCTGCAGATAGTGATTTTGGATTTAATACAACCATTGATTTGTCTTTTGACGACAGCGCCTAAAAAATATGAACGATTCTGATTATATCAAAACGGATTACGAATATTCGCGTGAGACATATTATGACTTAATTGAAAAAGGTAAAAGTTCATTAGAGACGATGATGGAGGTTGCACGTGAATCAGAGCATCCTAGAGCATTCGAAGTACTTGCAACGATGATTAAAAACGTCAGCGATGTGAACGATAGATTAATGGACCTAAATAAAAAGAATAGGGATATTAATCTAAAAGATCAACCCCAAAAACAACAAGCACAAATAGAGAATCAACAGAATAATATATTCTTGGGCTCTACTGCTGAATTACAAAAATTATTACAACAGACTAATAATGCCATAGACGTTACACCAAAAACTTAGGAGATTCTCATGCAGGAAGTTCAAACAGTACTTAACAGAGTAATGCAATTAGAACATTTTTATGTCGAATTTGAGATATCCGAGGACTTTTGTTTTCACGGTAGGTTTCCTTTTAGTCTCATGATTAATGAGCAAGGGTTTGCTACGGCAAGAGTTGCAGCTTTAACACAAGACGAAGCAGAGGTTTTAGTGTTAAATTATTTTATGCAGTCAGGTGAATATTATTTAATGGATGATGACGATGAAGATGATGATGAGGACGAATGGTAACAAGTGAAAATTATCTTGGCAATCCGAATGTCAAGCGTGATGGCATAAATCAGCAATGGACAACTGAGTTAATTCAAGAGTATGCCAAGTGCATGCACGACCCAGCGTACTTTACCGAAAAATACATTAAAGTAATTTCACTCGATAAAGGATTAGTGCCATTTAATCTGTATCAATATCAACGTGATATGTTTGTGGAGTTTAATACAAATAGATTTAATATTGTTTTGGCCTGCCGACAGAGTGGTAAATCCATATCTGCTTGTGCCTATTTGCTCTGGTACGCACTGTTTCACTCAGAGAAAACGATTGTAATTCTTGCCAACAAGGGTGATACTGCACGTGAAATGTTGAGTCGTATTACACTCATGTTGGAGAATATTCCATTCTTTCTCCAACCTGGTTGTAAGGCACTTAACAAGGGTTCGATCGAGTTCTCAAATAATTCAAGGATCTTGGCTCGTGCAACATCCGGTTCTTCAGTCCGAGGCTTATCAGTTAACTTATTGTATTTGGACGAGTTTGCTTTTGTTGAACGCGCAACAGAATTCTACACATCTACCTATCCTGTAATTGCTGCTGGTACACAAACCAAAGTTATTATCACTTCTACAGCTAATGGTATTGGTAACACATTCCAAAAGATCTGGGAAGGTGCTATTCAAGGTGTAAGTGAATTTAAACCATTCCGTGTTGATTGGTGGGACGTTCCAGGTAGAGACGAGCGATGGAAGAAACAAACCGTTGCCAATACAAGTCAATTGCAATTTGACCAGGAATTTGGAAATACTTTTTTCGGGACAGGTGATACTCTAATTAACGCAGAGACATTGATGGAGTTTAGATCTACTGAACCAATTCGACGATTGGAGAATTATTGCCTCAACATTTATAAAGAGACTGTGAAGGGCCATGACTATATCATGACTGTGGATGTAAGTAAGGGAAGAGGACAGGATTATTCTACGTTTAACGTGATCGATATTAGTGTGAGTCCATTTGAACAAGTTGCTGTATATCGCAATAATGTTATGTCTCCCATTCTCTTCCCTAATATTATATATAAGTATGCGAAAATCTACAATGAAGCATACGTGGTAATTGAAGCCAATGATCAAGGCGGTGTTGTCTGCAATGGATTATATCATGATTTAGAATATGAAAATATGCACGTTGAGTCTGCAATCAAGGCAAATGCGCTTGGTGTTGAAATGACACGTAAAGTAAAACGTCTTGGGTGTTCTGCAATTAAGGATGTATTAGAAAATAATAAACTTAAAATTGTAGATGAAAATACAATTTTAGAAATTTCAACGTTCGAAGCTCGTGGTCAGTCATACGAAGCCAGTAATGGTAACCATGACGACTTGATGATGAACTTAGTTATGTTTGGATTCTTTGTTTCAACACAGTATTTTAACGATATGACAAATATTGATCTTAAGAAAATGCTCTTTGACCAGCGAATGCAAGAGATTGATAATGATTTAGTACCCTTTGGGTTTATTGATGACGGCAGCGATCACATTGCGCAAATAGAAACACCACGAGGCGTCGAATGGGCTATTGACTATGACCCAAATCTATAAATTTATAAATAATGGTATATTGAGAAAACAACCGTATTATGAGATCATATCATTAACCTAAAAGGAAAAAAAGATGGCACTTTCAGCACCTACCGAATCTCCTGCGGTTGTAGTTAGAGAAATTGATTTAACAGGCGGCGTACCGAATGTTCAGTCTACTACAGGCGCAATTGTTGGAGTATACAAATGGGGACCAATCGGTCAGCGACAAATTATAGCAAATGAAGCAGAATTAGTAAATACTTTTGCTGCACCAGACGCGACTACTAACGTTTCGTTTTTATCAGCTACTCAATTTTTAAAATATTCAAGCACACTTTATGTTGTCCGTGAATCACTTGGACAAGATAGTGGTGATACAAACTCACTAGCATGGTCAAGCGGATCACCTAACGCGTCTTATAGACGTCAAGTTAGGAACGAAGAATCATTCAGAACTGTTGAAGCTTCGCTAGCAGCGATTGATAGTGATGGCTTTGGGAATGCTGGCAAAATTGAGTTTATTGGTAAATACGCTGGAGCATTAGGCAACAGTTTACAAATTTCAATTCTACCTGCAGACACCACAAATACTAAATTTGACGCGTGGGCATATTCTAGTAGCTTTGATGCAAAACCTGGGACTTCTATCTATGCTCAAAGCAAAGGTTCTTCAGGCGATGAAGTCCACGTTGCTATTATTGACCAGGATGGGGCATTTACCGGCACGAGAGGCACTATTTTAGAGACATTCCCTAATTTGTCTATTTTAAGAGATGCTAAAGACGATGTAGGTTCTACTGTTTATCTCAAAGAAGTAATCAACGCTAGATCTGAATATGTTAAATTCCTAAATTTTTCTGCAGCACTTGATTCTGCTGGTGCAGGCGATTTAACCGCGTTAAACACCTCTTATTTTGTTGATTCTGCCGATAGAGCTCCATCAACAATTTCCATGGTTAATGGTAACGATACACCATTTATTGGTACTGCAGAACTTATTGCAGGTTATGACTTGTTTGCTGATAAAGATCAAGTAGAAGTTGATTTTATCATTGCACCTAGTCGTACGGCACAAGCAGATCACGTTACGATGGTAAATGATTTGGTTGCTAAAGCGGTTGGCCGTAAAGATTGCATAGTTGTTGCATCTCCAGATAGAGCCTCGATTTTAAATACATCGAACGATGCTACAAGAGTTACAAATACTGTTGCTACCACTTCGCAGTTTACTAGATCATCATACTTGGTTGTTGATAACAACATGCTAAAAGTGTATGATAAGTACAATGATGCATATCAATTCATTCCTGCTGCATCAACAGTTGCTGGTATCATGGCTGCTACGGACTTTAACCGGGCCCCTTGGTTCTCACCTGCTGGTTCAAGACGTGGTCAATTGTTAGGCGTTACTGCTTTGGCATATAGCCCAACAAAAGGTCAACGCGATCAGTTGTATAAAGCTGGCGTTAACCCGATTGCAAATATTCCTGGCCAAGGCGTATTGCTCTTTGGTGATAAAACATTCCTCGGCCGTGTGTCTGCCTTTGATAGAATTAACGTAAGACGTTTGTTCTTGGTATTGGAAAGAGCAATTGGTAGAGCAGCGGAACAAGTCTTGTTTGAATTCAACGATGAATTTACTCGTGCTGAATTCGTTAACATTGTTGAGCCAGTGCTTCGTGAAGTACAAGGCAGACGTGGTATCACGGACTTCCGCGTTGTAGCAGACGAAACTAATAATACATCAGCAGTGATTGACAGAAATGAATTCATTGCAAGTATCTTTATTAAGCCTGCACGTTCCATCAACTTTGTCACACTGAACTTTGTGGCCGTTAGAACTGGCGTCGACTTTGATGAAGTCGTTGGCACAGTTTAAGGAGAAATAAAAAATGGCAATTTTAGGCGTAGATGATTTTAAATCAAAACTCAGAGGTGGTGGCGCACGGCCCAACCTCTTTAAGGCAACCATTAACTTTCCGGGTTATGCCAATGGTGATGCTGAACTGACTTCATTCTTATGTGAAGCGGCTCAGTTACCTGGCTCAACCTTCGGAATTATTAATGTTCCTTTCCGTGGTCGTATTTTAAAGATGGCTGGTGACCGTACATTCCCAGAATGGACAGTGACCATCATCAATGATACTGATTTTACTATTCGGAATTCCTTTGAACGTTGGATGAATGGTATCAACTCACATTCGGCAAATACTGGTCTTGCAGCACCAATTGCATACGAGTCTGATTTGTTTGTTGACCAATTGGATAGAGATGGCGAGTCAGTTAAGCGATATAACTTCCGTGGTTCATTTCCCACGGATTTATCACCAATTGAGTTAAGTTATGCATCGGCTGACGAAATCGAAAGATTCCAAGTTACGTTTGCGTATCAGTACTTTGAATCCGATACTACAACTTAAATATATAAGAGGACGGGGCGGTTTAATCACCGCCCCCTTACTCTAAGGATTAATTAAATGGCAGACGAAAAAAGTTTTAAATTATTTGGTTTTGAGATAAAGAAGTCTAAAGGAGATGATCCTGCAAAGACCCCGTCGATTGTTCCTGCCAGAGATGATGATGGCGCTGGTTATGTGACAGCTGGTTCCATGCATTATGGACAATATTTAAATATTGATGGCGATGAGACAAAAGATAACCATCAATTAATTATGCAATACCGTGGTGTAGCTTATCAGCCTGAGGTTGATATGGCGATTGAAGACATTACTGGTGAAGCAATTTCTACATCAGAACTCAAACAAAACGTTGACATTAATTTAGATAACGTTGAAGATGTTTCTGACTCTATTAAAAAACAAATCAAGGCTGAATTTGATATTGTTTACAACATGCTTGAATTTGGTGAGTATGGGCATGATATTTTCCGTCGCTGGTATGTTGACGGCAGACTATACCATCACTTGGTGGTAAATGAATCTAATTTAAAAGCAGGCATTCAGGAAATTAGACCTATTGACGCTTCAAAGATTCGTAAAGTAAAACAGATTAAAAAGAAAAAAGACCCAGCGACTGGAGTCGAACTTATTGAAAATGTTGATGAGTACTATATTTACCAAGAGAAACCAGGCGCAAGAACTGGTGGTGTAAAACTTACTGATGATTCGGTAAGCTATGTTACATCTGGGCTCTTGTCTGAGGATCGTAAAAAGATTGTTTCTTATTTGCACAAAGCATTGAAACCAATCAACCAGTTGAGAATGATGGAAGACTCTTTAGTCATTTATCGTTTGGCCCGAGCACCAGAACGGCGCATTTTCTATATTGATGTAGGTAACTTACCCAAAGGTAAGGCCGAAGAATATATGAAGAATATTATGTCACGCTATCGTAACAAGCTTGTGTATGATGCACAAACAGGTGAGATCCGTGATGATCGTAAGCATATGTCTATGCTTGAAGATTTTTGGTTGCCTCGCCGTGAAGGCGGTCGTGGTACTGAGATTACTACATTACCAGGTGGTGAAAACCTAGGACAGATTGATGATATCTTATATTTTCAAAAGAAACTATATCGTTCATTGAATGTTCCCATTAGTAGATTAGAGCAAGAAAATAACTTTAGTCTAGGTAGATCAACTGAAATTAGTAGGGACGAATTAAAGTTCCAGAAGTTTATTGATAAATTACGTCGTAGGTTTTCGCATTTGTTCTTGGGTATTCTCAAGAAACAACTTATCCTTAAAGGTCTTATTACTGAAGAAGATTGGGATGATTGGAAACAGGACATCATTATTGACTACGTCCGTGATAATCATTTTACTGAATTACGTGATGCAGAGATGTTGCGTGAAAAGATTACAATGTTAGATCAGATGCAGAATTACGTCGGAGAGTTCTTCTCTAAGGAATTCATCTATAAGAAAGTCTTATTGATGAGTGATGATGAAGTAGAGGATATTAAGAAACAAATCGACGACGAAAAGAAATCAGGTGATATTGCACCAGATGATGAAACGAGTGATGGTGATAACACACCTGCTCAATAATATAAGCTTTAGGAGAATAAAATGAGTGAAGAGATTAAAGATCTAATTAGACATGCTTTGGACCAAGATTATAATAAGGCAAGTCAAGTATTTGGTGAAATTATGACCATTAAAACTACCGACTTGTTGAATCAAGAAGAAATTAAAGTCGCTAATAGCATCTATAATGGTGTTGAAGACAGCGAAGAAGACGACGAGGACGTTGAAATTGATGACGCTGATTTAGATGACATCGAAGACATTGAAGATACTGACGTCGAAGAAGACAATGAACCAATTGCTGACGACGATGATGATGAAGAAGAATCAGAAAATTAATTGCCCAAATCTATTTTTATATAAATAATTATGAAAAAGTTTAAAGACGTTCGCACTAAAAAAGAAAAACCAGTTTATTCAAAACAGGTAAATGGGTTTAGTGTAGAGGTTAGAAAAAACTCTGGCCGATTTGAAGCCTATGTAGATAGCGATTTACTTGATAGCTTTAAAAGCCAGAATGATGCAGTGAAAGCAGCATCAGAATTTATAAAACAGTACAGGGATTAAGATGAAACTTATTGCAGAATTTCACGACCAAGATTTAAGTGTTCTCACCGAAGCCAAAAAAGACGGCGGTAAGAAGTACTACATCGAAGGCGTGTTTGCTCAAGCAGAGCAAAAGAATCGCAATGGTAGAGTCTATCCAAAACCAATTATGGAATCTGCTGTCGGTAAATATGTTACTGAGCAGGTTGCAAAAGGTCGATCCGTTGGTGAGTTAAATCACCCTGAGGGTCCAACGGTCAACCTTGATAAAGTTTCGCATCTCATTACCAGCCTCCAGTGGGAAGGTAATGATATTGTCGGAAAAGCCGCTATTTTGGATACACCTATGGGTAAGATCGTACAAGGTCTGCTTGAAGGTGGCGTTCAACTTGGGGTTTCAACTCGTGGTATGGGAAGTCTAGAGCGTAATAATGGCGCGATGGTTGTAAAACCAGATTTTATTCTTAATGCAATTGATATTGTACAAGATCCATCTGCACCTGGAGCATTCGTTAATGGGATAATGGAAGGTGTTGATTGGGTTTGGAATAATGGTATTATTGAAGCTAGGACTATTGAGAAGATGGAGACCGAAATTAAGAAAGCATCAAGAACTGATCTCTATGAGACACAGACACGTGAGTTCAAGAATTTCCTCTCGTTACTCAAATCAAAAAAATAGGAGTCATAATGACTAAAGACCAGAAAATGGATCAAGTCGAACTCCACGATGAAGAGAACGATATCGTGGAAGCCGCTACTCATGATCCTAAAAATGCTGAGGCACAATCTGTGGATTCAGTGGATAAGGCAGGTGATGCTACCGGTACCGCTAAAAAGCGGAAGGGTGACAGCACTAAGCAAGATCCTATGCCTAAAACAAAGGCTGGCATGATCAATGCTGCTTATGTTAAAATGCACGGCATGAAGAAGGAAGATCTTGCAATGATGATGTCAAAGTTGATGTCTGAAGAAATCGATGCTGAAGATGAAGAAGTTGTAGCTGAAAATGCTACCTTTGAATACGAAGCAGATTTTTCATCTGACTTGAATGCTTTGGTTCAATCAGAAGCTACTCTATCTGAAGAATTCAAGGAAAAAGCTGAAGTTATTTTTGAAGCTGCGATTAAATCTAAGCTATCAGAAGAAATTGACCGCCTCGAAGCTCGGTACAATGAAGAATTGTCTGAGGAAATCAGTTCAACGAAAGAAGAATTGGTCGAGAAAGTTGACAGCTACCTCAACTACGTAGTTGAAAAGTGGATGGACGACAACCGCGTCGCTATTCAATCCGGCCTCCGTGCTGAAATCGCTGAAAAGTTCATGACTGGATTGAAAGATCTATTCGTTGAATCTTACATCGAAATCCCAGAAGGTAAGGTTGATATGGTTGACGAGTTGGCCGAATCAGTTGAAGAGCTTGAGTCTAAACTCAATCAAACAACTGCTGATGCTATCGCCATGGCCGAAGAGCTTGAAGTTTATAAGCGTGATGCTATCATCCGCGAATCTGCTCAAGACCTCGCCGCAACCCAAGTTGAAAAACTCAAGTCCTTGGTTGAAGATATTGATTTTGAAGACGCTGATACTTTTGCTAAGAAAGTTCAAACCGTCAAGGAATCATACTTTACCAAGAAAGTTACTGAAAATACCCAAGAAATCACTGAAGACGAAGATGGTGATATTGCCGTTGTAGCTTCTGGTTCTATGGCTCAGTACTTAAACGCTCTCAAGAAAACCGCAAAATAAGGAATATCCAAAATGCAACAATCATACGACAAACTTGTAGAAAAGTGGTCACCGGTTCTGAACGAAGAATCTGCTGGCGCTATTAAAGATTCACACCGCCGTGCCGTTACGGCACAAATCTTGGAAAACCAAGAACGTGCATTCGCTGAGCAACACGCTCAAGCCGGCATGTTGATGGAAACACCAACAAACGCTACTACTGCCGCAGCTAATTGGGATCCCGTCCTTATTGCTTTGGTTCGTCGCGCAATGCCTAACTTGATGGCTTATGACATCGCTGGTGTTCAGCCAATGACTGGTCCTACCGGTTTGATCTTCGCAATGAAGAGCCAATACAAAACCACCAAAGCTGGTGTTTCTGTTAACCAAGAAGCTCTGTTCAACGAAGCTGCTGTTGGTTTCTCTGGTGACTCTTCTACTGCCTCACAAGGTGGTACCTCAGGTCTCGAGGGTGTTACAGACACTAACGGTGATAGCTCAATTGTTGACTCAGGTTCATCTTATGTTCCTGGTATCGGTGATGCGTACACAACGGCTGAAGCTGAAAACCTCGGCGCTGCTACTGAGGCATTTGCTGAAATGGGTTTCACCATTGAAAAGGCTACCGTTACTGCTAAGTCACGTGCTTTGAAGGCTGAATACAGCTTGGAATTGGCTCAAGACTTGAAGGCAATTCATGGCTTGGATGCTGAAACGGAATTGGCTAACATTCTCTCCACAGAGATCTTGGCTGAAATCAACCGTGAAGTTATCCGTACCATGAACTCACAAGCTAAGATTGGCGCACGCCAAGACGGTTTGCAAGTTAAGGGTATTTTCAACTTGTCTACCGATGCCGATGGCCGTTGGTCTGTTGAGAAGTTCAAGGGTCTGATCCTTCAAATCGAACGCGAAGCTAACGCTATTGCTAAAGAAACTCGTCGCGGTAAGGGCAACTTCATTGTTTGCTCTTCTGACGTCGCTTCTGCTTTGGCCGCTTCAGGTATGTTGGACTACACACCTGCTATGTCTACCAACTTGAATGTTGATGACACTGGTTCTACTTTCGCTGGTGTATTGAACGGTCGCACTAAGGTTTATATCGATCCTTATGCAACTGCTGATTACGTTACCGTTGGTTACAAGGGTACTAACCCATACGACGCCGGTATGTTCTACTGCCCATACGTTCCATTGACCATGGTTCGTGCGGTTGGTGAGGATACGTTCCAGCCTAAAATTGGCTTCAAGACTCGCTACGGTATGGCTTCAAACCCATTCGTTGGCGCTGCTCCTGCTGATGGTTTGGCTGCTGCTCGTACCAACCAATACTACAGAATCTTCCGCGTTGATAACATCCTCGCTTAATTCTTGGTATAATAAGAGCCCAGTCCACTGGGCCTTTAAAGGGAATCTCGCAAGGGGTTCCCTTTTTTTGTGCACTATAATTAATATAAATAGAAGTATATAGGAAAACATATGGCAACACTAACTAATAACATTAATTACCTGCAACCTACTTCGTTCAAGATCAGTCTTGATCGGAAGAACTATCCTAACCTGGAATTCTTTTGTCAGAGTATTACGCATCCAGGCATGCTGTTAAACTCTGTTGAGGTACCATTTAGAAAAATTGCGGGCATTCCATTTGCTGGTGATAAAATAACATTTAATGAACTTACTGCAAATATTATTCTAGATGAAGATATGTCTTCTTATGAAGAGATGTATAAATGGATTCGTAGATTGTTGGATACCCCGCCAACATCAGCATTGAATAGATCGGCTAATAACCCACCAACGTATGCTGATATAACATTACATATGTTATCAAGCGCAAATAATGTTACAAAGCAAATTCGTTATTTGGATTGTGTACCCACATCATTAGGTGACATTCAATTAGAATCAACTGCAAGCGGTAGTGAGTTTATTTCTTTTGCTGCTTCATTCAGATTCTCATACTTTGAATTAATGAATATAAATAAAACGACAGGTGCAATTACTGAATCATTTACAGTATCAACTACATTATAATTGAAATGGAACTATATTATGTTAGAATTACAAGATATTCTAAACGAGTGGTCAACTGACTGCGAAATCAATGATATGCGTTTAGATGAGGCTTCACGAGTCTCACCTAAGCTACACGCAAAATATCTCACGCTCTCCTCTAATTACAAGTTAATGCTTAAGCGTTCAGAGTTTAAGCAAAAAGAACTGCTTAAAGATAAGTGGTTATACTACAACGGTAAGCTATCGCCAGAGGAAATCAAAGAAAAGAATTGGGAACCAGATCCATTTAATGGCTTGAAAGTCTTAAAGGGCGAGATGGATTATTACTATGATTCGGATCCAGATATTCAACGGTCGGAAGAGAAAATCCAGTACTATAAGACCGTTATAGATACTTTACATGAGATCATAGAAAACATTAAGTGGCGACACCAAACAGTGAAGAATATAATTGAATGGAAAAAATTTCAATCTGGAAGTTAAATCATGCTACCATGGGGTTACAATGTGATCAGGGAATCGGCCAAGAGTTAAATGAGTACTTCTCATTCTTTGTTCCTGGTTATAAATTTATGCCAGCGTTTAAGAATAAAGTATGGGATGGTAAAATTCGTCTCTATAATGCTCGGACTGGCACATTACCTGGCGGGTTGTTTTATCACTTACTTAAATTTTGTGAGCAGCGTGAATACGAATTAGATCAACACGCAAGTGATTACGGTCCTCCGGAGTCAAGCAACAAAGTATCGCCGGTCGATATTATGAGTTTTGTTCAAAACCTTAATCTACCGTTTCCAGTCAGAGATTATCAGTTTGATGCAGTATGTAATGCTATTCATAAAAAGAAAGGCGTATTAGTATCGCCCACGGGCTCTGGTAAATCGTTAATCATCTATACATTGCTTCGTTGGTTTATAGCTAACTCAGACAAAAGGGTTTTGGTCATTGTGCCAACAACTTCATTAGTAGAGCAAATGTACGGTGACTTCAACGATTATGCAACTAATGATCTATTTGATTCAAAGAATGAAGTGCACCGAATTTACTCCGGTAAAGATAAGAACTCAGACGCAAAGGTGTACGTATCAACCTGGCAATCGATTTATAAATTTCCATTAGATTGGTTTTCGCAATTTGGTGCTGTCTTTGGTGATGAGTGCCATGGGTTTAAATCTAAATCGCTTACCACAATTATGGAAAAGTGCACTGAAGCTGAATACCGATTTGGTACAACAGGCACGCTTGATGGTTCACTGACACACGAATTGGTATTACAAGGTCTTTTTGGAAGAGTGTTTAAGGTTACCACGACTCGCGAGTTGCAAGATAACGACACCCTTGCTAAATTGGCAATCACGCGACTTGTGTTAAATTATAGCAACACTACTCGAGAAGCATGTAACGGTTTGACATATCAAGATGAAATTGATTTTATAGTTACTAATGAGAAAAGAAATAATCTTATTAGAAACCTAGTAGTAGATCAAACCGGTAACACGCTGGTGCTGTTTCAGTATGTAGAGAAACACGGTAAGGTATTATATGATATAATAAGAGCCAAGGCACATGAAGATAGAAAAGTTTTTTTTGTCTCTGGTCAAACAGAAACTGCTGATAGAGAAGCAATCCGTAAGATCACCGAAAAACAAAGTGATGCAATTATTGTTGCATCGATGGGAACCTTTTCTACCGGCATAAATATTAGAAACCTACACAATATTGTATTTGCATCTCCATCGAAATCACAGATACGAGTGTTACAGAGTATTGGTAGGGGTTTAAGAAAAAGCGATGATGGCAGGGTTACAAAACTCTTTGATATCACGGATGATTTATCCTATCATACTAAAAAGAACTTTTGTTTGTTACATGCCTTTGAAAGACTTAAGATGTACAAAGCAGAAGAGTTTGATTATAAAACTTATGAAATAAGTATTGATTAAAATTAATAAACAACGTCAGGATAAAATAATATGGAAGTAAAACAGTTTAAGCTAAGCAACAATGATGAAATTATTTGTTCTATTGTTTCCCATGACGCTCAAGGATATTTCATCACAGTAGATACCTTTAAAATTATAAATATAGAAGACGATAAACGTGGTTTAAAGTACTACTATTTTAAACCTTTTATGGTATTCCAAGAACAGTCAGAACAAAAAATTAATAGTTCTCATATTATCGCAGAAGGCATGCCAACGGATGAAATGCTTGAACACTATGCAGAGGCAATTAAAGATGCATCATTGGCTATAGAAAATAGAATGACTGTGACAGAGGATGAGCTAGAATCGATGGAAAGTGAAGAATTGAATATTGCTGCTACTGGTACTAAGATTCATTAATAGGGTACTCCTTTCCCCTCCGGCGTTCATACTAGGATTATATCACGTTTTTGGATTCTAGTACACAACTATTTTCTTTTCTCAATAAAGCAAATAATACACACTTTTTAGCCATATCATGTTATAATATACAATTGAAAGGAGTGATGGATGACTAAAACAGAAAAGCCACACTATGTAAAAAACAGCGAATTTTCTCTTGCTGTAGTTGAATACGTTACTGCAGCTAATAAAGCTCGCGCAGAAAATGTACAAGCGCCCATTGTCACTAACTATATCGCCGAATGCTTTTTGCGCATCGCCGAAGGCCTGTCTCACAAGTCAAATTTTATTCGGTACACGTACCGTGAAGAAATGGTAATGGATGCTGTCGAAAATTGTTTAAAAGCAATTCATAACTATAACTTAGAAGCCGCCACCAGGACAGGTAAACCAAATGCATTTGCGTATTTTACACAAATCACTTGGTACGCCTTTTTACGTCGAATTGCTAAGGAGAAAAAGCAGCAAGATGTGAAGATGGCTTATTTAAGTAAAGTTGATCTAAGCGAATTGTTTGGCACCGAAGATCTTGAAATCGGTGAACAAATCGTTGAATCTCTTCGTCAGAGAATTGAGCGCGTAAAAACGGCTGATGACCATTTTAAAGAAGTAATTAAAGAAGATAAAAAAACACGCAAATCTCGCTCCCTTGATTCTGACTTAAGTGACTTTTTAGAATGAAAATTGCCTTCTTAAATGACACGCATTGCGGAATACGCAACTCTTCTGATATCTTTCTTAAGAACCATGAAGACTTCTATGATAATGTGTTCTTTCCGTATTTGTTAGAAAATAACATTACGCAGATTATTCACTTAGGTGACTACTATGACCATCGTAAGTTTATTAACTTTAAAGCGATGCATCATAACCGTAGACACTTTCTTGAGCCATTGCGTAAACACGGTATTAAGATGGATATCATCCCTGGTAACCATGATACCTATTATAAAAATACCAACGATCTAAACTCATTGAAAGAGCTCTTTGGCCATTTTATGAATGAGATTCATATCGTAATGGAACCAACAGTGCTTGAATATGATAAGTTAAAAATCGGGCTGCTGCCATGGATTTGTGCAGATAACTATGACAAGTCAATGGAATTTATTCGTAACTGCGAGGCTGATATCCTTGGTGCTCACTTAGAGTTAAATGGCTTTGATCTAATGCGCGGTGTAAAAGCTACAGACGGCATGGATGCATCTTTGTTTAAAAAGTTTGAAATGGTTCTATCAGGCCATTACCATACAAAGTCACAGAAGGATAATATCCATTATCTAGGCTCACAGCTAGAATATTTCTGGTCTGATGCTGGTGACCCAAAGTATTTCCATGTGTTAGACACTGATACTCGTGAGTTAACCGCTGTAAAAAATCCTACTACATTATTTGAAAAAGTAGTGTACGACGATAGCAAAATAGATTATAATACCTATGACGTGACAAAATTTGATAATAAGTTTGTCAAGATTATTGTTAACAATAAGACCGACGCATTTATTTTTGATAGGTTTGTGGATAGAATTCAAGGACGACAAATCCATGAGTTAAAAATTGCTGAAACATTTAATGAGTTTATCGGTGAAAATGTAAATGATGAAAATATCTCTTTCGAAGATACCGACGAACTCCTTAGCAGTTATGTTGAGGCAGTAGATACAGACTTAGATAAAGGCCGTATTAAAATGCAAATCAGCGAACTTATGGCTGAAGCGCAAACACTAGAAATTGCATGACCATTAGATTTACACATATAAAATGGAAGAATTTTCTATCAACTGGGAATTCTTTTACTGAAATTGATTTAACGCGTAATAAATCTACATTAGTAGTTGGGCAGAATGGTGCTGGCAAATCAACAATGTTGGATGCTATCTCCTTCGGTCTCTTTGGTAAGCCACATCGGAACATTAACAAACCACAACTGGTTAATTCAGTAAATGGTAAGAATTGTGTCGTTGAGGTTGAGTTTACAATAGGCAGTAATAGCTTTAAAATTGTTAGGGGTATCTCTCCCGGTGTGTTTGAGATTTGGAAGAACGACCAAATGCTCAATCAATCATCGCACTCTAAGGAATATCAGAAGATCCTAGAACAAAACATCCTTAAACTGAACCATAAATCGTTCCATCAAGTTGTGGTTCTAGGGTCTTCGTCTTTTATTCCATTCATGCAACTCCAGGCAGGACACAGACGTGATGTGATTGAAGACTTGTTAGGTATTAACATATTTTCAAAGATGAATATTTTGTTGCGTGAGCAGACAAATACTTTAAAAGAAAATATTAGACAGACTAATTACGGGATTGATATTACAAAGACGCGGATTGAAGCCCAAGAAAAATACATTAAAGATGTACAGATACTTACGAATTCAAACATCGAAGCAAAACAATCTAAAATTCTATCGAATCAATCTTTAATTCAAGATCTTGTTGACCAGAATGCAACATTGGCAGAATCAGTTGAAAATGATTTAACAGGAGCTCAGGCTAAAGCAGATAGCCTTACCGATAAGCAAAAGACTTTATTGGAATACCAAGCTCAGTTTAAACAGCAAGTAGCAGCAGTAGCTAAAGATGCAAAATTTTATGAGGTTAATGACACGTGCCCGACATGCTCGCAAGATATTGGTGCAGATCTAAGATCTGAAAAGCTAGAAGGTGCTAAGGCAAAAGCCAAAGAACTTAAGTCAGCCATGGACCTTGCCAATAAAGAATCAGCCAACATTGCAACTGCTTTAGAGTATGCGACTACAACGCTTTCTGAAATACAACAGTGGCAGCGTGATATGCTTGTGAATAATAAAGAAATTGCCAGGTTGCAAAATGAAATACGGGCTCTTGACGGCGAAATAAGCAGTTCAGATGTGGCAGACTTAAAAACTGCTAAAGAAGAACTTAGCAAGTACTGTAACGAAAAGAACGGCTATACGGAACATAAGTTAAGTCTCAATGAAGATTTATCTTATAATAATGTACTAGCTGAGATGCTAAAAGACACTGGCATTAAAACAAAAATTATTAAACAGTATTTGCCTGTTATCAATAAGCTTGTAAACCAGTACTTACAAATCCTTGATTTCTTTGTACACTTTGATCTTGATGAATCATTTCAAGAAACTATTCGTTCACGCCACCGTGATGAATTTAGTTATGAATCGTTTTCTGAAGGTGAGAAACAGCGGATTGACCTTTCACTATTATTCACTTGGCGCCAGGTTGCTAAGATGAAAAATTCTATTGCAACTAACCTACTTATTCTAGATGAAACATTTGACTCGAGCCTTGATATTGACGGGGTGGAAAATCTACTTAAAATTTTATATACTCTCCCTGACGATTCGAATATTTTTGTCATCTCTCACAAGGGGGAGATTCTAGACGGCAAGTTTGAAAACAAGATTGAATTTTATAAAGATAAGAACTTCAGTAAAATAAAAGGTTTACAAGAAGTCGAAACCGTGGTATAATACACCATACACATTTTTTATGAGGAACCTATTATGGAACTAAGCGACAGTACTCTTACGATTCTCAAGAACTTCTCTGGTATTAACCAGAATATAATGGTTCGAGAAGGCAACACACTTAAGACAATGTCTGAGGCACGTAACATCATGGCATCAGCAGATGTCACGGAATCTTTTCCACAAGCATTTGGTGTCTATGACCTGAATGAATTCATCAGCGTCCTTGACCTGGTTGATAAGCCACAACTCAACTTTAATGAAGGTTATGTTGTAGTCGGCGATACCGCTGGTAGATCTAAAGTTAAATACTTCTTCTCGCCTGAGGAAACCCTTACATCACCAAGTAAGGATATTAAAATGCCAGCGGCTGAAGTAACATTTGAACTTACTACTGACACACTTACAAAGCTAAAGCGAGCAGCATCGGCATTGGGGCACAGCGATGTTTCAATTACCGGTAAGAATGGTGTATTAAACTTTGCAGTAGTTGATAATGCTAATTCAACATCGAATACATATTCAATTGATGTTGATGGTACCTTTGACGCTGAAAAATCTTTTAACTTTATTATGGGTATCAGCAATCTTAAAATCGTGCCTGGCGATTATGATGTTTCGATCTCTTCTAAACTTATTTCGCACTTTCAACACAAAAAACTTAATGTGCAGTACTGGATTGCACTAGAAAAATCATCTACATTTGGAGCTTAACATGACAGAAAAAACAACTCAAGAACAAATCAACGAAATTTCAAACCGTATCGGCCGTAGTACAGTTGCTGTGGTTGATGCTATCACTTCACGCGGTGGATTTAAAGGTGAAGAGCTATCGACTATCGGTCAACTGCGGGATCAATGCGTTCAGGTTATTCAACTGGTTGAACAACTTCAGCAAGACAAGGCCATGAATAGTTAATGTGTCAGATAATTGATCGAGTTAGTGTGAATAAATTTATTAAAGTATGGAGTAACTTGTCAAATGTCTAATGAATTTCTATGGTGCGAAAAGTATCGGCCTAAAAAAATTAATGATACTATTCTGCCGCAACAGCTAAAGGACACCTTCAATGCAATTGTCGCTAAAGGGGATTTACCTAATATGCTTTTTACTGGCACTGCTGGGCTGGGTAAAACCACTGTTGCTCGTGCTTTGTGCCAGTCTCTTGACCTTGATTTTATTGTTATTAATGGCTCTGAAGATGGAAACATAGATACCTTACGAGGTAAAATCAAGCAGTTTGCATCCACTATTTCTCTGCAAGGTGGATACAAGGTTGTAATTCTTGATGAGGCTGATTACTTGAATCCTCAATCTACTCAACCAGCACTTCGCGGGTTCATTGAAGAGTTCAGCCAGAATTGTAGGTTTATTCTTACTTGTAATTTTAAAAACCGAATCATTGAGCCTTTGCATTCTCGCTGCGGTGTTTATGAATTTAATACAACTAAGAAAGACCTAGCACAACTTGCGGCTCAGTTTATGAAACGCATGAAGTTTATCCTTGAGGAAGAAGGCGTAAGCTATGAAGAAATGGCAGTTGCAGACTTAATCATGAAGTTTGCTCCAGACTGGCGTCGTGTTATTAATGAGTGCCAACGGTATTCGTTGTCTGGTTTTATTGATTCTGGTGTCACTAAAAACTTAACTAATGATAACTATGATACTTTGTTAAAGCTTATAAAGGATAAGGACTTTAAAAAAATGCGTTCGTGGGTTGCCAATAATATTGACACCGATGCTTCTGTTATTTTTAGAGCCATTTACGACAGAGCTACTGCCCGCGTGAAACCGGAATCATTGCCCCAGTTAATTTTAATTCTGGCCGACTATCAATATAAAAATTCCTTTGTAGCTGACCATGAACTAAACGTAGTTGCGTGTATGACAGAAATCATGGCCAACGTTGAGTTTATCTAGCGTGCCAAAACGTTTTATATTATAGATATATCATGACTGAAAAACAACCTAAATACTATTACGTACAGTTACCTGACGTAATAGCAAAAAAACAATTCTCTAACCATACTAGATTGCTTGCAGCTAATCTAATGGATAATCCGTATATGAGTGTTGGTAACTATCTTACCAACCTATCAGATGTTGATTTGGATTATATGTCAGGACTTACTGAAGTAGTAGACACTGATCCAAAATTGCAAGAGCTGATTATTATAACTCTTATGCTATTGCAAGCAGAAGGCACTATTGTGACGTGTGAAGATGATGTGATTGACCACTTGTCATCATTTAAAATGATGATTGCTGGCGCAGCGTTAGGACGAAAAGGATATATAAAGGTTAACTATGAAAATTTATCATTTAATGATGACATGTCAGATTTGATAGTATTTGAAAAACTTAATGAGGAAGATTAAAATGTTTAAACAACTAAAAGCACTATGGAACTCACTTTTCGGTAAAGACACTGAGACCGATTACAGTAAGGAAGCACCATATAAACTTGAGCCAACCGGTGAGGTTGTGGCAGAAACCCCTGCTGAGGAACCGGTTATAGTTCAACCGCCTCCACTTCCAACAGACCCAGTTAGTTATTGGCCCTTTCCCAGCGCACCACCACACGAAGCTAATAAGCCTATTAAGGAAAGAAAGAAACGTAACCCACCAAAGGTTGCCGCTGTTACCACACCAAAGGTCCCAGCTGAATCTGTAAAGAAAACACCCAAGGAAATTGCGGCAGAACGACGTAAAGCCGCGGCAGCCGCTGATCGTAATAGAGCTAAAGGTAAGAAAACAAAATAAAAACTATATTATGAAAATTGGTCTTACTGCATCTACATTTGACTTACTTCACGCCGGTCATATTGCTATGCTGAGAGAAGCTAAATCTACTTGTGATTACTTAATATGTGCATTGCAGGTAGATCCTAGCTTGGATCGTACAGAGAAAAATGCTCCGGTTCAAAGCATTGTTGAGCGCCAAGTCCAACTTGATGCTGTTAAATATGTAGACGAAGTAGTAGTATATTGTACAGAATCAGATTTACTTGATATAATAAACATGTATCCTATTAATGTACGGATACTTGGAGAAGAATACCGCCAAAAAGATTTCACGGGTAAAGATGAATGTCGTAACCGTGGCATCGAACTATATTTTAATAAACGTGACCACCGATTTTCATCTAGTGACTTGCGCAAACGCGTCGCTACCAAAGAATTGGAAAATAAATTATGAATCCATTTGAGTTTGTAAATGCTATTAACTATAGCAAAGAAAACCTAATAACAGATAATATAACTGAGAAAGCTTATAATGGTTATATGATCAATAGGTCATTATCTTACTTTCCAGACACCGTCCTTGCTGCTAATGAAATGAATGTCAATCACCAGCTTGACAAAAAAATGCAATTTGATTTTTTGATAAATATCATTAGAAAACGAAAGCGCTTTTCAAAATGGGAAAAGAAAAAAGCTGACGGTGATGTGGATGTTATCAAAGAGTATTATGGTTATAACGATTTAAAAGCTCGTCAAGTACTTAGCCTTCTATCACCTGAACAATTAGAACAACTATATAAAAAGGTGAACAAAGGTGGAAGAAAGTAATTTGATTGAATGGACACCCAACTCAATGTTGGAGGTTGCCTTGAATGAGCCAGATGATTTTTTAAAGATCCGGGAAACCCTAACTCGTATAGGCGTAGCATCTCGTAAAGACAAGAAATTGTATCAGTCTTGTCACATCTTACACAAACAAGGACGATATTTTATTGTACACTTTAAAGAGTTGTTTTTGCTTGACGGTAAAAAATCAAATCTTGAAGAAAACGATATTGCTAGGCGTAATACGGTAGCAGTATTAATGAGCGATTGGGGCCTTCTTAGCATTGATAACGTGGCTAATGCGCACCCTACGGCGCCAATGCGCCAGATTAAGATTATTCCTTATAAAGAAAAAAATGATTGGGAACTTTGCCCGAAATATAATATCGGTAATAAGATGCCATAATGATCCCACCTTAGGGCCGTTGTAATGCAAACGGTAAAAAAGCATTCGAACAATTGGACTGGCACTCGTTAGTTGTCCCTGTATAAAGTAAGCAGGATATAAATAGAATTGGATGCCGAATACTCGGGTCCATAACTACAACCTTGCTTTTATTAGGAGGTCATAATCATGACACATTTTAAGTTGCCGCGCTCAGCGTTTATTGGCTTTGATAACATCTTTGATGAGTTGGATAAATTATCCAATCAATCAACGGGTGATAATTATCCGCCACATAATATCCTTAAACTTACCGATAACAAATATGCAATTGAACTTGCTGTTGTAGGGTTCAAAGAGAGCGATCTCGAGCTCAATCAACAGGATGGTATTTTGCACGTCACAGGTGATAAGTCCAGTAAATATTTACCGACTGATTACTTGCATCGGGGAATTTCAGGAAGATCCTTCAAGCGTTCCTTTCGACTGTCTGAACACGTAGAAGTAAAAGGAGCTAATCTAAGGGACGGACTGCTTGTCATTGAACTAGAAAGAGTCATCCCAGTCGAAAAGCGTCCACGTACGATTCCTATTAATCAATTCGTGGAGAACACACATGACACAAATCAAAAAAATCCTCAGTTTCTTTCAGAAAATGGGACTCAGCATGCTTGACAGCATGATTAAAGCCCGCCAACGACAGGTCGAAGCCTATTTGGCCCGCTCTGTTGATCTGGCTGACTTGGAGAGACGTCAGAGAGAAATTCAAAAAGCCGGTGTCGGCCAATTGAAGTATTAATATATAATATTATGAGTTGAGGAGCATCTCATACAAAACAAAAGCTCCGCCGTTCACTTAACACAACACACATAGGAGAACTAATATGTTCACACCCAACTTTTACATCGATCAGTTTCAAGCAACAAAGAAAATTGTTGCAGATCAAATCTTCAAAGACCAACCTGAGTTACAAGAAGTAGCAGTCAAGTTTATTGATACACAAACAGCGTTTGCCAAAATGCTTGTCGATAACACCGTTACCGTTAACAAATTGTTTTGGGACAAGGCAACTGCTTTGTCTCCTGCCAAAGTTAAATAATGGAGAATATTATGAGTAATAAAAACCCCTTCGAGATTCGTACAGAAATGCTTCAAATGGCAAAAGATTATATGGACAAACAATGGGAGATGAATTATTTTTTCACTCAACAAATGTTTGATCAAGGTAAGAAATCTGCCGAAGAGATGCAAGCAGCATTGACCCTATATTCAACTGAAGACTTAATGAAGAAGGCAGCAGAAATGTATACCTTCGTCTCTAAAAAAGATTAAGCACAAAGGGCCTTCGGGCCCTATTTACATTATATTGTTTTTGTGATATAATATACAATTAAATTATAGAGTGAAAAAATGTCAAATATTCAAATCGTTCGTCTAACCTCAGGCGAAGAACTCATTGCAGATGCCGCCATACAGACAGACGGATACCTTCTATCCGATATTGCAGTCTTAATCCCAACCCAACAAAATCAACTAGGCCTTGCCCCATTCATGGCGTATGGTGTACCTAAGGATGGTATCTTTTTTAAGAATGAGCATATCATGTTTCTTATAGAACCCGTCGACGGTCTTCGTCAACAATATCAAACTATGTTTGGAAAAGTAATCACACCTACTACTAGCATTATTTCGTGATATACAACTCTTGTATTTTGTGTTATAATGGTAGAAAATAAGGAGTAAGATGTCTTTTTACACGTCAGTTTTTCGTTATGGTAACAATATCCTATTCCGTGGATATGATGACCAAGGCCGTCGCTACCAGCGTAAAGAACCATTCCAACCCACGTACTATGTGCCCTCACAGAAAGACGTAGGTTGGCGTGGGCTTGATGGCGCCGTGATTGGTCCTGTCAAGATGGATAGCATGCGTGAAGGTAAAGAATGGATGGAGAAATACAAAGATGTTTCTGGTTTTAACATCTATGGTAACCCTAACCAAATCCATCAATTTATATCAGAGAAATTTCCAGGCGATATCAAGTTTGACCGTGACCGTATTAACGTAACCACAATCGATATTGAAACTGCTTATGACGATGGCTTTCCCGAGCCAAGTAAAGCAGAGAACGAAGTGTTGGCTATTACTATCAAAAATAATATTGATGGGATGTATTATGTCTGGGGTTACGGTGATTACGACACAGAAAAGGCTTTAATTAAACCTGTAAGGTACATCAAGTGCTCATCTGAGGCCGAGTTGTTTAAGTCGTTCCTTACACACTGGCAAGCACCGCAGTTCTCACCTGATGTGATTACTGGTTGGAATGTACGATTCTTCGATATGCCTTATTTGGTCAATCGCGTCACTAAAATATTAGGCGAAGATTGGGCCAAGAAATTCTCGCCATGGGGTATGCTGAATTACCGCCAGGTCACTCGGTTAAACAGAGTTAATGATACCTATAATATCGAAGGCATACAAACCTTAGACTATCTAGAGCTCTTTCAGAAGTTTGGTTACTCCTACGGTAATCAAGAGTCCTACAAACTAAATCACATCGCCTATGTTGTACTTGGTGATACTAAGCTTTCGTTCGAGGAATCAGGTTCTCTTAAAAATCTCTACAAGGATGATTACCAAAAGTACATTGACTATAACATGAAGGACGTGGAACTTGTAGATCGGCTTGAGGATAAGATGGGTCTTATTACCCTTGCCATGACCATGGCGTATAAGGGTGGTGTGAATTACCAGGACACATTTGGTGTTACGGCGATTTGGGAATCAATTATCTACCGTAAACTTAAGTCTCAGAAAACAATGCCACCGATTGGCAATGATACCAATCATAAGACTGCATTTGCGGGTGGTTATGTTAAAGATCCTAAAGTTGGACTTCACAATTGGGTTGTATCTTTTGACTTGAATTCGCTTTATCCAAATATCATTGTGCAGAATAACATGTCGCCAGAGACCGTGACTGATAAGTTTGTTAAGTCTGGCGTAGATTATTATCTTGATGGCAATAAAGCAGATGTTGATGAATATGCTGCAGCTGCAAATGGTTCCACATATCGTAAAGATATTGATGGCGTAGTTCCTGGTATTATTATAGATTACTATGACGAACGCTCTGCTACTAAAAAGGCTATGCTTGCATCGCAGAGCGCGTATGAAAAAAACAAGACGTTTGAACTTGAGAAAGAAATCAACCGCCTTGAGAATACTCAAATGGCCCTTAAGATTCTGCTTAACTCACTTTATGGTGCGCTTGGTAATGCTTACTTCAGATACTTTGATATTCGTCTAGCCGAAGGTGTAACACTTACTGGCCAGTTAGCAATTCAATGGGCTGAAAAAGCAATGAATGAATCCATGAATAAAATCCTTAAAACTAAAAATAAGGATTATGTTATTGCGATTGATACTGATTCGTTGTATGTAAACTTTGGCCCGCTGGTCGATACTATGAAATGGAAACCTGATGATGGCACAGATGCAAAGGTGGCATTCTTAGATAAGGTATGTAGTCAACACTTTGAGCCTGTGCTAGCACGAGCTTATGAAGAGTTATTCAAGAACATGAACGGCCATAAAAATCGAATGGTCATGAAACGCGAAGTGATCGCTGACCGTGGTATCTGGACTGCTAAGAAGCGCTATATATTAAATGTACATAATAGCGAAGGTGTGCAATACGCAGAACCAAAGCTTAAGATTATGGGCATTGAAGCTATTAAATCATCGACGCCAGCAGTAGTGCGTGATAAGTTTAAAGAAATATTTAAAATTATTATCAAAGGCAGTGAAGAAGAAACCAGGCAGTTTATTAATAAGTTCAGAGAAGAGTTTAAAAAACTGCCTCCAGAAGCGGTTGCCTTTCCTCGTGGCGTAAGTAATATCACTGAGTGGAAAAATAATCAGACCATTTATAAGAAAGGCACTCCCATCCACGTCCGCGGATCGCTTATGTATAATAAAGCAGTAAAGGATCTCAGCCTTGATTCAAAGTATGAGCTTATTCGTAATGGTGATAAAATAAAGTTTGCGTATCTACGGATGCCAAACCGTATCAAAGAAAATGTAATTTCATTTCCAGACCATTTGCCTAATGAGCTTGGTTTGCATCGTTATATTAACTATGACTTACAGTTTAATAAAACGTTCATCGATCCGCTTATGTTCATTCTTGATGCGGTAAAGTGGTCGCTTGAAGATAAGCAGACACTTGAAGACTTTTTTGCTTAATAAGATATGTACATCAGCGTGTATATATGGTATAATGACTATGTTAGTTAAAATTAAAAGGTATATTTTATGAAATCTTGGTTTACAGATATGAAAGAAATGCACGCACATTATGGCGTGCCAGAATGGATGAGCAAAACCCGCGAAGCTGATCCAGAAAAAGTTAATAAGTTTCTTGAGTTTCGTATGAATTTCTTGAAAGAAGAATACGATGAAACACAAAAGGCATATAAAGAAAAAGATGCCGAAGAAGTAATTGATGGCTTGATTGACTTATGTGTTATTGCTATTGGTACACTTGAAGCGTTTGGCATTGATGCTGATAAAGCATGGAATGAAGTACTCAAAGCTAACATGAGCAAAAATGTCGGTGTAAAACCTGAGCGTCCAAATCCATTAGGAATGCCTGACTTGATAAAACCTGAAGGATGGACTGCCCCAAGCCATAAGGACAATCATGGTTATTTGCCTGACGCGCTTTAAAAGTATTTTTGATAATAAGACTCATAACTCATTAGAGTTTAAGACTTTTGCACAGTTTGAGATGGCACTTAAGGCTTTATCTCAAAAACCAGTGCAATCAAAAAAAGATGCTTATCTTATATCTCCTGCAAATTATGTTGAAGGCGCTACGCGTTCTAATAAAAGCGTAATTGAATGGGGAGGTTGGGCTGCGGTTGACGTTGATGATCATGAATTTGAAGGAGATTTAGAAAATGCTTTACGAAATAGGTTTGGTAAGTGGCATTATATTTGTTATAGTACTGCAAGCAGCACTGTTGCACGGCCGAAGTTCAGGCTCGTCTTCCCACTTACAACATCTGTACCAAATGAGAAGATCCGACATTTCTGGTTCGCACTCAATAGTGAACTTGAATCAATCGGAGATAGACAAACTAAAGACCTCAGCAGAATGTATTACATCCCTGCGACGTATGCTGGCGCTAACAATTTTTTCTTTGTTAACAACGGTGAGTATATTGATGTGGACTTTCTTTGTGCCAAATGGCCATATAACGATAGGGCCAATAACGCCAACAGTTTCATGGATCGATTGCCCGACGAATGGCAAAAACAAATTATTGAACACCGAAAGTCTCAACTAGAAAACACTAGTATCAAATGGACAGGTTATAGAGATTGCCCATTCTGGCCTAAGAAACTTGCATCAGAATATCAAGTCATTAGCAGTACTGGATGGTATCACAAAATGTATCAGATTATGGTTGCTGTTGCTGGTAATGCTATTAAGAGCGAGTACCCTATCACGGTACAAGAAATTTCCCAAATGTGCAGGCAATTTGATGCCGAAACCGGTAACTGGTATGCTTCTCGGCCTTTAGATAAAGAAGCAGATCGGGCTTTAGAATATGTGTATAGGAATTTTTAATGTTGTGGAATATTGAAGTTGGTGATACTTTTGTCGATAGCGATATTGACTTAGATCAATTAGAAAAGCATTTGGCTGAAGAATACCGAGATGGATATTCAAGTTATGAAAACACTCGTAACGGTCTAATCGCTGAACATTTTCTTATTGAAAAATGTGGTTATAGTAACGATGTCACGCCTTATAAAGATTTATTTAATCCAGAAGGGGTTTCTGTTGAAGTAAAAACATTCGGCGTTCATCGTGATCCTGATGCATGGATGGAAGAAGTACTGCATGGTGGTAAACATAGTTTACGTAAAAGAAAAGTGTTATGGAAAAAAGATATATCTAACCATATAATCTTTTTCCAACGAGATGAGAATAGGTATATTTGTTATGCAAAATGGGTATTTGGCGAAAAAGGCCGATATATATGTGTACATAAGCTCGAATCTATGGTATAATATAATTTTTAGGAGTTGCTATGCGTGAATCAATTAAAGTCTTACAAGAGTGTGCAGAAATCCAAGATCGAAAGTCTCGTGATTATCAAAATGAAAAGTCACGAATCCGTCAAGCAGACTACTACCCTCGTGGTGTGATGTCTATTATGGAACTAATCAATACTAAAACAATCCGTTTGTGGTCAGTACTAGAAGCCATGGAAAACGATCCTAACTACGAACCTAACTTCGAATCAGTCGAAGACTCACTTAAAGATCTGATCAACTATGCTTCTTTTGCCGTGTCATATTCACGCGGTAAGATCGACGGTCAAGATCCATCGCGTGATTTTTTAAACCGCAAAACAAAAGAATACCCGGTATTGTAAATGCACTTTAAAATTGCAATCATTGGCCATGGATTTGTTGGTAAAGCTGTTGACTATGGATTTACCAATCCAAAAGTAATAAAGCAAACTATTGATCCAAAGTATAACAATAATGTTAACCATATCGATATTAGCACCGACTTAATATTTGTGTGTGTTCCTACACCTATGGGTGATTTTAGTATTATCCGTAATACGATGGAGCAGTTAAAGCTACGTGGTTTTTTAAATCATAGTATGGTAGTAATTAAATCTACAGTACCGCCAGATGTGTTAAAGGAATTTGCAACAAGCAGTGTGGTGTATAACCCTGAGTTTTTAACTGAAAAGTCGGCTTCTGAACAATTTATTAATCCACCGTTTCACATTTTTGGTGGAGATACCCGGGCTTCAGACACGCTTGAAAGATATTATCAGCAATATAGCCTATGCAATATTTGTCCTTCGTATAAATTGACTATTGAAGAAGCTTCAGTTGTAAAATATACTATTAATTCTTTCCTTGCAACCAAGGTAGCTTTCTTTAATCAACTTTATAGTATGTGCGCTGATAATGGTTATAATTTTAATCAAATTATTCAAGCTGTAGGTGCTGATTCTCGTATTGGACACAGCCACACCAAAGTGCCGGGGTTTGATGGAAAACTAGGGTTTGGCGGAGCGTGTTTTCCTAAAGATACCCAAGCTTTTGTTAACTTTAGTGATAAATTATCAGTATTAGAAGCTGTTATAAGTGCCAATAATACGATGCGTGCTGAATACGAGTTAGATGACCGTGAAAAAGAACAAAAAATTATGTACAAATAACAGATTCTGTTGTATAATGTTAAATCAACTCAGGAGTAATAATGTTAAAGGTATCTGATATACGCACTCTTTTTGTCAAAGCTTTGGCAGATGAGCGTTTTACCACAGATCGTAATGGATCAAAAACCATTGAGATCCTTGGTGCATCATTCGTAGCTGATGAGCCAGCTATCTTTGGCGAACCAAGCTATGAATATATCCAGCGTGAATTTCGATGGTACAATTCAATGTCTAGCAACGTCAATGATATTGAAGGTACTGTACCTGCTGCCTGGAAAATGACTGGAAACAAGCACGGCGAGATTAATTCAAACTATGGCTTATTAGTTTACTCAGATAAATTTTATAATCAATTTAAAAGAGTCGTGGAAGAATTACAAACTAATCCGGATTCTCGCCGTGCGTCTATGATCTACACTCGTCCATCGATTTGGAATGAGTACAATGAGAATGGCAAAAACGACTTCATCTGTACCAATTCAGTCACATACTACATTCGTGATAGTAAGTTGCATTGTGTAGTTCAGATGCGTTCCAACGATGTCGTCTATGGCTATAAGAATGATTATGCCTGGCAGCTGCATCTTTTACACCAAGTAGCAAATACTTTAAATGTTGAAACCGGTACTATTACATGGCAAGTTCAGAATTTGCACGTGTACGAACGCCATTTTAATCTTGTAAGCTAATGAACGTAATCACTAATCCAATATCAAACATTCCAAAGAATGAGAAGTCGCATGTGCTTGGTTGGTCTTTGTTATGGAAAGATCAACTCAAAGCATCTATAGATCATAAATGCACTCCGTACATTAAGAATGCTGATGTAGTATATATTGAGCATGGCGCTAATTTTGGTGGCACCCTTAATTTGTTTGGTGGTGCAAATAAGGAAGTATTTGATAAAATCAACCTTGTAATGTCTTGCACTAACATCGTGTCTTTAGATTGGGATATGCCAGATTACGGCGCTATGCTAAAGAAACGGCTCGATGCTCCTACTACATATAAAGGCATTACTGAGAAATGGTGCGACCTTGTATCAAAACGGATACAAAGTATTTCCTCACTCAAACAGAAAGACCTGTTGACTGATGGTGTCACAATCGGTGATTCGCATACCATAGCGTTTAGCGGCGTAGGCGATCGGGTGTATCGCGCTGATGGTAAAACCCTTTTTGGAACTTTAAAAAAAGGATTACGTCAGGATTTTGGCGAACTTGTTGGTAAAGCTACCTTTTGTATGGGGTCAATTGATATTAGGCACCACATCTTACGCTATCCTGATTTTTCTTTAAAAGATACTATTAAGGACTATGTAAGCCAGGCCAAAGAATTAGCTGATGATGTATGGTTTGCTGCTCCAGTTCCAGTAGAGTTTGAAGGAAGACGCATTCCTAAATCTGGATTTTATAAGAAGACTCCTTTTTTTGGTTCTTGGAAAGACCGACAAGAGCTTACCAATAACTTTATTGATATGCTATATACTGAGTCAAAAGGTAAAGTTGTAATGCCACCAAAAGAATGGTACACTATGGATCCTGAGAAATACGCAAATACGTTTATGGAACATGGTTCGTCTTTTCACATTGCACCGCCATTTCATTTTAGAAAAAACTGGGGAGTAACAGCACTTGCCGCATAATAACCATGTAATTGACGGGGTCAACCGAGACATAAATCCGTTTTATGGCGATCCAAAAGAATATTATTTAGAGATGGCAAAGGATTGGGAAGATCCTTATGGAATGCCAGAAATTGTGACACATGACGGAATCAGGGTGGTGCGGGATGATTTTCTTGTAGGATCAAAAGTACGTGGTGGAGATTGTTTGATATCATCGCTGCCTGAGCATATCGATACCATTGTGTATGTTCAGCCTAGGACTGGTTTAGCAGGTGTATCAATCCTTGATGTAGCAAAGCGCCATAATAAGAAGGTGCGACTGTTCATGCCTTCTTCTCAGAAGATTTCAGTGCATCAAGCCTGTTGTATCGAACGTGGGGCTGATGTATCTTTTCATCGTATTGCTGCAATGCCTAATCTAAATTTGATTGCAAAGAAATGGGCTAGTGAACATTCGAATGCATTCTTTGTTCCTCTTGGATTAAAGCATGAACGTGTGACAGCAGGTATTGTAAAGTCTGCTTCACGCATACCAGCGCCTGATGTCGTGTATACTGCCACGTCCACGGGCGTGCTCACCCGCGCGCTTCAGATTGCTTGGCCAGATGCTGAATTTGTATCTGTCTGTGTATCACGTAATATGAAAGCGGGTGAACTTGGTAAAGCTAAGCCCATTTCTGAAAACCTTGCATTTACTTCAAGCGAGAAAAAAGAGAACTTACCACCATTTCCTAACATAGATACCTACGACGGAAAGGTATGGAAATTTATACCTAAGAATAGTGATAAAGATATTCTATTTTGGAACGTAGGCCGTGAGCCAGAGCTTATTAACAAATCGATTATTGATCAAACAGACTCATATCGCGATTGGGAAAAGAATGTCAAACAAATGGCTGAATGAAGAAGCTCTGGATGTATTAGTTAACTACTATTACCCACGCGCAAAATGGTTACAAGATAATTGCAACTGGGGCGATATATCTTATCTAGGATCAGAAGCTGATAAAGCAGTCAATGATCCATTAATGCAATATATTGACATTTACGATTGTTACACACGCGATGCGGCTGGTTTTTCGAATGTATTACAGGACTTAAAGTTTCGTGTTAACACACCCAAGAGACACCATCAAATTAAAAACTCAGCTCTCGGCCAAAAACACTGGGATCTTGTCGATAGTTATATTACTGAAAGTTGGGATACCAAGACTTGGTTCTATACTTACTTTGTTCATCGTATTACAGGTTCTGGCGCATCGTTCACGCGTGACCACGGCTATCGCAATAATGTAGTTCAACATTTTGGTAAGCTGCGTGATATCAAAGATATGAAAGCTTTCATGATTGAGAAAAAGCAATCTGGAAAGCCTTTATTTACTTCGATTGGCAACCAGCCACCGTCACCCCGTAAAGGCGTTACGTGTCTTGATTTTATGGTAAACGAACTTGAACCTTTAGTTGATCGTTTTATGGAATGGTTGCCAAAGGAAGGCCGTAAAAGGACTCATAAAGAAGTAGTTGATTATTTGAATGAGTATAACATAGAACAAGGTCACAAGCGATTTAACTTTGTGTATGCTGCATTCTCATATGATATGGGTGACTACCACAAAGATTTAGTTGATGATATGTCGCATGGCTACTTTGGTAATAACGCGATACGATGCATGAAGCTCTTATCAAACGGGTATACTACGGACGAATTCATGGATCTTCTCTGTGAGCGCATGGGAGGCGCACCACGTGATAACGAAGACGTAATGTGTGACTTTGTTCGCTTTGGCCAAAACTATGTACCACGCAGCGATAACACCTTTGATCATGTGCCATCCGATATAAGTAATAAATCTGGATGGGAGTCTGGGTGGGAACAAAGACAAGGCCAACCGAATATTGCAAAAAACGATTTACAACTTGATGCTTTCATGGTATAATAGACGTATATTATGAGCAATGATTTAAAAGACTTAATTTCTACTCCATTAGATCTACCATTAATTGAGCCTACAAGCTGGGATGATTGGTGGGATTTGTGGAACAAGGAATCTGCATATACGCCTAAAGTAATAAAAACACATAACAATGTGAGTTCTCCATGGAAAGGCCTTGAGATATGGTCTAGGCCTGGTATAAATTCAAGGAGTATAGTGACATATGATGCGAAAAATGTCAATCGGCCTGACTTATTTCCATCGATTTTTGATAACCTAGATAAATTTCCTATTAAAATCGATATAGTTAGAGTTGTTTCAAATTTTGTAACAGTTATACCACACAGTGATGCACTTCCAGATAAAAAAATATTAAGTGTGCGATCTATGCTTTATAACACTAATATTGAACCAACGTTTAATTACAGATTGAATGGCCAAAAAGTATACCAAACACTTCCTAAAGATACAAACACATGGATGTATTGGGATCATAAAACTAAACATGCTGCTGATTTTCATCATGGGTATACTAAACATTTAATAACTATATATGGCCGTCAAAAGGCTAATTATAATGAGTATATTGAAAAAAGTGCTAACATGTATAAGGACCATGCTATTTTTAACACAAAAACAATGGAATAAAAATTATGACAGAACCCAAGAAACGACTTAACGACGTTACGCCTGAGGAATGGAACAAAGCTCACGATAAATGGGCTAATGAATCTACGCTAGTTCACTCAGAACATTACTACGACTCTGACCGCAACAAACCATTAAATGATGAAAAAAATGATACAAACTCCGACTGGGACAACTGGAAACCATCAAAAACATTTGTCTAACGAGCATAACAGCTGGGACCATGTATTTTTACGACTTGCTAAAGAAGTAGCATCATGGTCTAAAGACCCCTCAACCAAGGTAGGCGCAATTGCTGTCGGCCCTAAACGCAATGTTTTGGCTCAAGGCTATAACGGTTTTCCTAGAGGTATTTTTGATTATGCCGAAAGATATGATGATAAACCTACTAAGTACATGTATGTCGTCCATGCAGAGATGAATGTCATTTATAATGCTACGTATAATGGTGTTTCACTTGATGGTGCATCACTTTATATTCATGGATTGCCGCCGTGCTCTGAGTGCGCCAAAGGCATTATACAAGTTGGCATTAAAGAAATTATAACTGAAACCGCTGGCATTCCTAAAAAATGGCAAGATTCATGGGAATTTTCTAAGAGTATGTTTGATGAAGTAGGTATCACTGTTCGAACTATCGAAAGATAAAATGGCAAATATTTTAATAACCGGCTGTGCAGGCTTTATTGGATATCACACAGCAATAAAGCTCCACGGTGAAGGCCACCGCGTGACTGGCATTGATAATTTTAATAATTACTATGATGCTAATTTAAAGATTGCTCGCAGCTCTTTATTAGAAAAAAATGGTATCATGGTTATTAGAGGTGATATTACTAATACGGTTGATGTTGAATATGCAGTTACTTCAGCTGCACCTGATGTCGTGGTGCACTTGGCTGCGTATGCCGGTGTTCGACATTCGTTAAATAATCCACAGCTGTATATCGATAATAATATTACTGCCACTAATAATTTAATTCAGATTTGTGAGCAACGTGGAGTGGATAGAGTAATTTATGCTTCCACCTCTGCTGTCATGGTAGGTAATGAACTGCCTTGGAATGAAACCGAAAAATTAGGTTATCAGCTAAATGCATACGCATACTCTAAGGCTGCTAATGAATCTCAGTTCATGTCAAGCAAATTGCCAGTTGCCATTGGCCTTCGATTCTTTACTGTCTACGGTCCATGGGGTCGCCCAGACATGGCGCTGTTTAGCTTTACTAAGTCAATCATAGATGGTACACCAATTAAATTATTTAATTATGGTGATATGATTCGTGACTTTACTTACATTGACGATATTATCCAAGGCATTAATATTGTTATCAGTCACGCAAATAATACACCAGTCCCGCTAAAAACAGTGTATAATATAGGTTATGGCAAACAAGTTCAACTCATGGACTTTGTGAGTGAAATCGAAAAGAACGTTGGTAAGGAGGCAATTAAAGAATTGGTTGAAAAACACCCGGCTGATGCACAAACTACCTGGTCAGACACTACCAAACTTCAAGCGCTTGGTTATAAACCAACAACATCAGTAGAAGTTGGTGTTGCTAAATTTGTTGAGTGGTACAAAGAGTACTACAATATCGTATAAGGAAATTATATTATGTCCATTATGGATAAACTAAAAAAGAACAGTAAGTTAGATCATACTGAAATTTTGTCGGAGTCTAAATTTTTTACTGAAAAAGATATGGTTGCGACTGACGTACCGATGATTAACGTTGCACTGTCTGGTAAAGTTGATGGTGGTTTGTCACCAGGCCTGACTGTATTGGCTGGTCCATCAAAGCATTTTAAAACATCATTTGCTCTTATTATGGCTAGTGCATATCTGAAGGCATATCCAGATGCAGTTATGCTATTCTATGATTCAGAGTTTGGTTCACCTCAGTCTTATTTTGAGCAATTTGATATTGACCCATCGCGTGTGTTGCACACACCAATCACTAACGTAGAAGAGCTTAAATTTGACTTAATCGGTCAACTCGAAGGATTAACACGTGGCGATAAGGTATGCGTTGTTATTGACTCTGTCGGTAACCTAGCATCAAAGAAAGAGTTAGATGATGCTATGAATGAAAAATCAGTAGCTGATATGTCTCGTGCCAAAGCTCTCAAAGGTCTCTTCCGTATGTGCACACCATACTTGAATATGAAAAATATTCCACTGATTGCTGTTAACCACACATATAAAGAAATCGGTCTGTTCCCTAAAGATATTGTATCTGGCGGCACAGGCATTTATTATTCGGCCGATAACATCTGGATTCTTGGCCGTCAACAAGATAAAGTCGGCACTGAAATTCAAGGTTACCACTTTATCATTAACGTAGAAAAATCACGATATGTCAGAGAAAAATCAAAAATTCCTATCTCAGTTTCTTGGGAAGGTGGTGTCCAGCGTTGGTCAGGTTTGTTGGACGTTGCTCTTGCTGGTGGATATGTTATTAAGCCTAGTAATGGATGGTATCAAAAAGTTGATAAGTCTAGTGGAGAAGTGCTGGAGGGTAAGTACCGAGAAAAAGAGACACTGAACGAAGAGTTCTGGAAACCAGTATTTGACACTACAGACTTTGCTGCACATTTAGCTAAGACTTACATGATTAGGAGAGAGGTATATGCAGACGCCGACGGAGAATGAATTTAAAGAAAATGTTGATTATGTATTAGTGCCCTTGCAAGACAATGAAGATGCTTGGGGTGTTAGGTTTATGACCGGTGATTATGTTGAAACGGTGTTGCAGTATAATGCAATTGCGTTTAATGAAATACAAGATCATATGACATTTAATTTTAGAATTGTATCATCGCCTGATAATGATCTAAGTGAAACAACAACTGGCCTTCAAGAACACGCGGCTTTAATACTAGAGGCCATTATTGAATTAGGCCTTACTGATGGTAGTGTAACGATGAAGGAAAGAGAGGCTGAGGTTGCAAGTAAATCTTGAGCAAACAATTTTACGCAATATTCTTACTGATGAGAAATATATGCGTAAAGTGTTACCATTTATTAAACCTGAGTACTTTGAGGGTATCTATCGAACTCTGTTTAAAGAGACTGGTAAGTTTGTTGCCAAATATAATAAATTGCCAACATCAACTAGTTTTAAAATTGAGTTAGATCAAACCGATAAGTTAACCAGTGAACAACATAATATGGCAATGGATGTGTTGCCCTATATTTTCTCTGACGAGCAAGTTGATGAGCAGTGGTTGTTGGATACTACTGAAAAGTGGTGCCAAGACCGAGCAGTGTATAATGCGATTATGGAATCCATTTCCATTATTGATGGCAAACATGAATCACTTACCAAGAACGCACTGCCTGATATTCTGACTAAAGCACTTGGTGTTGGTTTCGACACTAACGTTGGTCATGATTATATTGAAAACGTTGAACGACGATATGATTTCTATCATACTGAAGAGCAACGCGTACCATTTGACTTGGATTACTTTAATAAAATCACCAAGGGCGGTTTGCCAAATAAAACACTAAACATTGCACTTGCAGGAACTGGTGTGGGTAAATCATTATTCATGTGTCATATGGCGGCATCAGCCTTGACTCAGAACTTAAATGTGCTTTATATCACATTAGAGATGTCTGAGGAGCGTATTGCTGAACGTATCGATGCTAACTTGTTGAATGTACCTATTGACCAGATTGATAAAATGTCTAAGGATATGTTTACCACTAAGGTATCAAACATATCTAAACAGACTACAGGCAAGTTGATTATTAAGGAATACCCTACGGGTTCTGCACACACTGGCCATTACCGTGGCTTGTTGAATGAACTCAAACTTAAGAAACAATTCACACCTCAGATCATTTTTATTGATTACTTGAATATTTGCTCCTCATCACGAATGAAAGGAATGGGCGGTGCCATTAACTCCTATAACTACATTAAGGCCATTGCCGAAGAAATACGTGGCCTTGCTGTCGAATTTGACGTACCAATCGTATCTGCAACTCAGACAACAAGAAGCGGATATGGAAACTCAGACGTCGGACTTGAGGACACCTCCGAGTCTTTTGGACTCCCAGCAACAGCCGATTTTATGTTCGCCCTTATCTCAACAGAAGAGTTAGAGCAACAAGGTCAGATGATGGTCAAGCAATTAAAGAATAGATACAATGATCCAACATATCATAAAAGATTCGTTATCGGTGTTGACCGTTCAAAAATGCGCCTTTATGATGTAGAGGAAACTCAACAAACATTGACCGATGATACCCCAATGTATGATAAGTCACAAGCAGTGAAACGACAGAAGTTTGAAGGATTTAAATTATGAGTGATTTTGAAACACATGAAAGAGGCACAGCCAAGGAACTTAGATTATCCAGAGCATTGGCCAATGTAGTTAATGACCACTTTAATAAGATGCCAAACGATATTAAAGATGCGTATATGGAACTACTAGTACATTATAACTATAATGTCATGGGTGAAAATTTTGAATGGAATGAATAATGATTGATGTAATTGATTATAACGAAGATTCAGATGAAGGTCCTGCAACGATGCGGGTATTGCTTGATGCTAAGGCCAAAAAGAATCTAATTGAACTTGGGTTTATTGCATCACTTAAAAGATCCATAGAAGAATATGAAGAAAGTCTAAAGAAATGAAAGCAACATTAATAAGTTTTTCCAAACCTACGAGGCAATTATATGATCAAGGGTTATATGACGCGCAGGACCTTATTGCATACTGCGCCAGAGTTAGCAATCCAGCCAACCAGTTTAATACAGCGACTGCTGAAAAACTGCTCGGATATCTGGCCAAGCACAAACACTGGTCCCCATTTGAAATGGTCTCAGCCTGTATCGAAGTTGAAACAACCAGAGACATCGGCCGTCAGTTACTACGACACCGCTCGTTCTCCTTTCAAGAGTTCTCACAAAGGTACGCAGATCCAACTAAAGATTTGGAAATGGTACTTCGCGAACCACGCCTTCAGGACGAGAAAAATAGACAGAATAGTGTAGAGCTTGATATGACCACTGATGATGGTCGGCGACTTGCTTGGATGTGGGAAGCACAACAGATTAAGGTCCGTGATGCTGCTCGTGAAGCATACAGTTGGGCTATTGATAATGGTATTGCCAAAGAACAGGCCAGAGCCGTACTACCAGAAGGTCTCATGATGTCCAGGCTACAGGTCAATGGTACCATTAGGTCATGGATCCACTACATCGAACTACGGTCAGGCAATGGTACCCAAAAGGAACACATCCAGATCGCTCAGGCGTGCGCTCAAGCGATTACTCAAGCCTTCCCTATGATATCATCATATGTAGAAAGTAGTACTTAAGTATATAAATACGCATCGGCACTAAAAAATAGAAAAAAGTATTACAAAAATAGTGTACAAACTCAGGGTTTCTTGATATAATAAACTCATACAAATAAAGGAAACCAAAATGACTAAGTTCTTTCTCGACCTCTTCGGTGCCGCTGTTATCGCAACCATCCTGTTCTTCCCATTCGGTCTGTATTTTGCATTCTTTATGTAAATTTGAATCTAAAGTAGATGGATGGTGGGAATAGAAGTATGAACAACGATGAAAGCAACTTACCCATAAGTGAGCAGAGTTTGGTGTATCGTTTGAGAAAACGAGCAGAAATTCGTCGACAGATTCCTAGTCGTAAAAGTGTAGAAGAAGGCAAGTCGGATCGTATTGCAGATCTTTTGGAAGAAGCTGCTGATGAAATCGATCGATTATGGCATATAAGTACTTAATAAACCATATAGATTATCAAGGAAGCTAAATGCTAGAAACAATATGTGAAGTAATGGTCGACGCGTATAAGCGCAATTGGATCACCAGCCGTGATGGTAATGTAAGTATCCGTCACCATGATCGCGATCATTTTTATATCACGCCGAGCGGTGTTCGTAAACAGACACTACAGCCAGATCAATTTAAAAAGATTAAGATTGTAAACAGTTTTGAATACCGTCAGTTAGAGTACACAGACATCAGCGCCAAACTAACACCTAGTGGAGAGATTCCTCTACACTTTGGTTTACAAAGAGCAATGGGACAACATGCTGGAGATGTCCGTGTTGTAGTCCATGTGCATCCCACATATTGTATTGCTGCTATGCATGCTGGTATTGATCTAAGCACAATCAGTGATGCCTTTCCAGAACTGAATCGGTATACTCGAGTTGCTCCTAATGTTGGAGATGTACCTCCTATCAGTCAAGAACTTGCTGATCAGTGTCATGAAAATCTGCAACTAGACAAAAATGGTAATATTGCTTATGACATTGTGGGTATTAAAGGTCATGGAGTTGTTGCTATTGATACATCGCCGTGGCGTGCATACGAACATATCGAACGCTTAGAACATATTTGTAAGATTGTGCTTGCAAGCGGAAAATATTAAAAATAATGACTAAAAAAACAGTTGCGGTAGTAGGTGCAGGGATATCTGGTGTATGCGCAGCGTATTACCTTGCTCGAGCAGGATATGCGGTAACAGTGTATGACGCAGAGCGCTATCCCGCCATGCGAACTAGTTTTGCCAATGGCGGACAAGTGAGTGTCAGTAACAGCGAGGTGTGGAATACCTGGAGTAATGTATTTAAGGGTATTAAGTGGATGTTTCGCAAGGATGCTCCTTTGCTTATCAAACCCAGTTTTGAATGGGCTCGTATCAAGTGGATAAGCAAGTTTTTGTGGACAACTATGCGAGGTCGTGCAGATGCAAACACTGCGGAGACTATTCGCATGGGACTAGAAGCCCGAGCATTGTACAAAGACATCATTGCAGAAGAGAGTCTAGAGTTCGATCAATCAAACAGTGGCATCCTACACTTCTATAAGAATCCAGAATATCTACAAAACGCACACAATGTAAAAGAATTGTATAACGCAAATGGGTGTTCTTGGGATATGCTAGGCGAAATGCAAACCAAATCAATGGATCCTGCACTAACACAAATTAGTGGCATTGTAGGTGGTGCATGGACTGGTGAAGACTGGACTGGTGACATACACAAGTTCTGTACTGAATTATGTAAGGTGTTAGAGTCAAAGTATGGCGTGGAATTTAAGTTTGGAATGGAAGTAAATGGTAAGCTATTAGGATATGATGCTGTAGTTATTGCTAACGGCGTAGGTAGTACGCGATTAGCAAATACTATTGGTGATACTTTAGATGTTTATCCAGTTAAGGGATATAGTATTACTATCAACGTCAGTGATGATAATATGAAGTATGTACCAAAGGTTAGTCTATTAGATGACGAGGCAAAGATTGTTACCAGCACACTAGGAAACCGATTCCGTGTTGCAGGTACAGCCGAACTTGCCGGAGAAGACTACGATATCAGACGTGATCGCATTGAACCCTTGTTGAATTGGGTACACACTAACTTTCCCAATATAAATACCAGTGACTACACACAATGGGCATGTTTGCGTCCTATGGCACCAGACATGATGCCTATTGTCAAACAAAGTAAGGTTGATAGCAGAGTATTTTACCATACTGGACACGGACACTTGGGTTGGACACTAAGCCCGGCAACTGCTAAAAAATTAACAAATGCGGTGTTAAATGCGCATTTTTAGACGAAAGTATTACAAAATACTGTGTACATTTCTACCGGTTATGGTATAATGGTACCATGCCAACCAAACGGGAATACTAAAATGAAATCAGTACTCAAAGACGTCTATGCAGCAGCTGTATGTGCTTTAATTATTACTTCGCCACTGGCTATGCTTTTCTTTATTAGTTAAGGTGATTATATGTCTAGTGATATTTTAGATATTTTATACACGCCTATCGATACTCCTCCTGTTCCTGATTATAATAGGCTCGAGCTAGATAAATGGTGCGCTAAAAATGCACCTAATCAGCACGTTGTAAATAGGCGAGATGGTTCGAAAGAAGCGCGTATTCAAGATACTGGAATGCATTTTTCCAAGGTATATCCGTGGGACATAGTTTATGCAAGAAACAACTATGCGTGGCTTGACGATTTCGATATTAAGTTTTCACAATTATCAACTTACTTTTGTTCAATTTTTTCATTGGAACCAGAAGTCATTTCTTCTATAGTATTCCTTCCTGTAAAAACAAATTATACAGGAACAACGTATTGGCATGCAGATCCTGATGAAATTGGTTTAAGACTGTATATTGAAAATAATGAAACTGATGGGGACTTTTTATTAATAAAACCAACAGTAGAAAAATATCAGTCACGGTCAGAATGGGGATTCATTCCTCCAGTAGATGGCATTTCACCTAAGATACAAAATGTGATGCACTCAGCAAAAGTAACAAAACCGCAACAAGCTTTTTATATTAATAATGTGAGAGCTGTACACGCAGTAAATGTTAACGTTCCTAATCTTCGTAGGTTGGCTGTCTTAGTTCTTACAAAAAGAACCGCGGCAACTACTACAGAAGAAACAAAAAAGCTGATATTAAGTTCAGCTGAAAAATATCCAGATCATGCAATTAAATGGTCGCAACAGAGGTGATACCATGAGCTTAGAAAAATATATAGAATCAGTTGAGATATCCCCAGAAGGTTATCCTATTACTAAATATCGATATGTTGAACCCAAAGAACGTACGTTCCTTGGTATTGTCGGTGGTAAGTACACAATTGCTAATTTAGGGTACCAGCGCGCGAATGCCACTGGAGTATCTGTCGATCACATTGGTGACACTCCACGTAAAAGAAGTGTGTACAAACCAAAAGAAACATAGTATAATAGTAGTTACACGCAAGAAAGGATTCGTCCCACCCTTTCTTGTATTTGAAACGGGGCAATTGTATAATGGAGATATTATGTCTAAAATCGCTAAACTCGAATCTTACCTGCAAACTGGTGCAGCTGTAACCGCTAAGCAAATCAAGTCAATGTTTAAATTGGCTAGCCCGACTGCCGCTGTAAGCGAGTTGCGCCGTAAAGGTGTTTGTATTTACTCTAATGAAGCAACACTGTATACTGGTGCCAAAACTACCAAGTACCGTGTCGGCCGTCCTTCAAAGGCTATGGTCGCCGCTGCTTTCCAGGCCGGTTTTACTGCCTAATAGTAAAGAGAGGGACTACAGTTCAATGACACAAGTTGCCGGACTACATCCTAATAAAGATGAAGGATTATTTGAAAAAATTGCATCTGATTCGGTCCCCTTTTTTACTATGCCTAAAGCTTATAAATATAACGGGATTGCTCTTACCATGACTGAAATAGTAGATTACAAATTCAATGAAGGTCAACTGATTGAAGAATTTAGACGATACATCGATTCTACATACGGTGGCCATTATTCAGTGAATAAGTTTCAGGCAACTGAATTTGTGATTGATGGTGGCCACGGCACTGGATTTTGTATCGGTAACGTGATGAAATATGCACAGCGTTATGGTAAAAAGGGCACATATATTGATGCTCGTAAAGACCTAATGAAAGTACTTCATTACGCTTTGATTCAATTATACATTCACGATAACTTACCGAAGGAAACAAATGAAACTAAGTAAAAACTTCTCAATGGCCGAGTTCACCAAGTCACAAACTGCTGAACGCAAGGGTATCGACAACACACCACAGGGTGAGCATTTGGAAGCCGCAACGGCTCTATTTGAAAATGTCGTACAGAAGGTACGTGACCATTTTGGAACTACCACAATTAATAGTGGTTACCGTTCACCAGAACTAAATTCTGCTGTGGGTGGTTCAGCTACCTCACAACATTGTCACGGTGAAGCCGCAGACATTGAAGTTCCTGGTGTAGCCAATGGTGACCTTGCTAATTGGATTGTAGAGAACACTGACTTTGATCAGGTGATTCTAGAGTTCTACACACCCGGTATTCCTGACTCCGGATGGGTTCATGTCTCCTATAAGGCAGATGGTAGCAATAGAGGTAAGGCATTGACCGCATCTCGAGTAGATGGTAAAACCGTCTATTCGGTAGGTATTAACGCTTAAAGAAAAAGGACCTTTCGGTCCTTTTTTTAATTTGCCAATGGGTTATCCAGAGCTCTTTGAAGCTTCTTGTTTAACCTATCCTCAACATCTTTGATCTTTTGGTCAGTTGCATCTCTCAATGCACTGGCCTTTTGATCATA